ACCGTTACTATCGGTGTAGGTACGTGCTTCGGCAATGACAGCTTTCACCCGGTCTTCTGCCCCTTGCTTCTCAAGGGCCAGGATACGCTGGTTAGCTGCTTCAAGCTTCAACTGAAGTTCAGTAGATTCTTCTACCGTTTCAACTTCATCAGGCATATCTTCCTCACTTTCCTCAAATAAGTTTTGAAATTCTGGCTCTTGAGCCATTTCATCCAAAGCGGCTAACATTTCCTCAGCCGTTTGTTTATCTACTTTGTAATACCCTTGCTGAACGGGCAGGTCAAATTCCGAAAAGTCATACTGATCGGAATCAAACCAAACAAACTCTTCATCTTTTCCTTTTTCGGTATATTCAGATAGAAGTTCATATACTGGTGCAAGGGAAGTTAGAGTAATCTCCAATTTCTTCATTTTTTTAGCTGGTGGAAACTTACCGTACTTCTTTTTCTTAATAGATGTTTTTGCGGGAGTATTAGTTGTCTTTTTCGCACCAAATTTCGGCTTAACATTTACAAGTTTACCAAACACCTTTTTCATCGTTAGTTTAACGGTCATATTCGCCTCTTCTTTCTCCTCTAAATCATCTGAAGATAAATAAGTTTGTTTAAGATTGGATTTATAATCGGGATGAAATTCCATCGAGGCATGGCGAAACTTACCGTTCTCAATGAGGGCTACCGAATCATCTCCGGTTGGAATCCCATAAGCAACTAAGAGTTCGCCGGTAGGATCAGCTATTCCCGGTTTGTCCCCCTTTTCTCGCTGGACAAACCCCCCATGCTTTTTCTCAAATAATGCAATTGCCCCATGATCGGGCAAATGCTTGGGATCAAGCACAACTTCAAAATCCCCAACCCCTTTATCATGATTGAGGATAAATTGATCGAGGATTAAGCCGGTCATATCCAAATCACCTTGCGGGTGGGCATATAATCCGGTTCGCATCATCGGCACTCGAATAAATTTTTTACCCCCAATTTCAGTAACAGACAGGGGATGTTCCTTAAGTCTAATATGAGGACGATTGGTTACAGCACAACCCAACCAAACAGGATTCTTCATAGCTAGAGCCAACTGCATAATTTCTCCTTCCATTTTGGCATCAGATACGTTGGCATACAATGCTTTCATCATACGCATTGTATCTGGTCTTTTGGAATGACATGACCCTTTAACTAAAGAGCCATCTTCTTTCCCTAATCAATGTTTTTTGCCTTGTTTTACGATATTATACGGCATTAGCATAAAAATAGGGCCAGTCGCAAAATGGACTGACCCTGTAACGAGTTCTATGTTTAGTTAATGAAATTGTAGCATCTTTTGTTATATTTGTCAATAGTTATGGCAAGTTAGCCATTGACAGCTTAAGGAAAATAAGTTAAAATACTATATAAAGGAAAAGATATGTTTATATCAAGTTATCACCAAATAACAGTGACAGGAAAGATAATTGAAGAACTGGAACTACGTTTTACTGAAATAGGTACACCTATTGTTCAATTCTTCGTACCAACTAACAATGTCTATCGTACCGATGATGGGTATAGTAAGACTGAAACAACGTGGTTCAGGATCACTTTAACCAGAAAAAAAGCAGAATCCGCTTGTAAAGTATTGAGGAAAGGGGATTACATACAGGTTGTAGGAAGACTACAACCAAAGATAAAAATAGACCATGATACAGGTAATCCAAGAGGAACTTATGATATTATAGCCGATGAGGTTATATTTTTGCCGAGGGATAATGGACGACTTGAGCAGGATTAGTTCACTTGGATGTATTGTGTGCCGATTACAATATAATGTATTTAGTGAGGCTGAAATACACCATTTACGTGAAGGAACTGGGTTAGGGTTAAGGGATGAAAGAACAATACCTCTTTGTCCAACTCATCACAGATCAGGTGGGCATGGGATTGCCTTTCACGCCGGTAAAAAAACGTTTGAAGAAAATTATGGTACTCAAATAGAATTGTGGGAAAAAACAAATGAATTACTTACCCGATCCAATAACTCTATTAGCTGTTAAAGAAGGTAAAACCTATAGACAAACAGGAAAATTGTACGGTGTTTCAGGTCAAGCCGTTTTTGATCGACTAAAAAGAGCCAACCTTATTGAAGTTGGTCATCGTAGTCATCGTAAAAATAATGGTTCTGAAGAGCTATATGCCTATCTAAAACAATGCGATTTTACTCCATCTTATAAGCAGATGATAGAAAAGATGGGGGTAGGTAAAACAGCCGTTGATAACTATTTACAAATATTGGAATCAGAAGGCAAGATAGTCCGAGTACGTAAAAGATACATCAAAGTGATGTAATTCGCGTATTTGGCGGTAAAATATCAAATACGTAAGTAATCATTACTTTGCAACGATCACATTTTCTTTCAATGTTACCATTAAAAACTCCCTGATTAACAAACTGCTTCTTAAAGCAGGAAGGGCATGTAACTACTGCATTTAGGCTGGTTATCCTAATACGATATGATTTTACCTCTTCTACGTTTGGAATAGGTTTTTCATTTATGATTGGCGGTTCAATATAACCAGTCTTTTTTGGTCTACTCATTGTATAGCTCCATAATCTTCTTATTCATTTCCTGTTGGGTATATTCCCATTTGAATTTGTCTGATTTCACCAATCCTCGTTCAGATACTATATTACCTAAATCTCTATCCTCATAAAAATGAACAACCCCCTTTGCTACTTCTTGAGGATCAATTGTTACTAAACGCGCACCGGTATGCCAGGTATCCCATAAATCAGGGGGAAGGGGATTTAACATGTGGGCCGTAGTACCATATAGTTCATCTCGAACATGGCAATCATGGATGGACATTAATGGAATACCCCGACTCATTGCCTCTAACTGAGGCAAACCCCAACCTTCGACCTGACTGGTATCGGCATACATATCCATACAATCTAGCTTAGAAGTAAAATCATAGCTTTCCCACAACTGCATTCTTTTTTGGGGGGTACGGGGTTTTTTTGTTTTGCTAACTCGTTCATAAGTGCCGTTACTCCTATCATCTCCTAAATAGGGATTACCCCGTTTTTGCTGATTGTTGTCAGGTTTCCACAAAAACATTTTTCTAACCCCATACCTGTCTGCCATATCTACTAAATGATGACCCTGCATAGTCGGATTGGCCGGATCAGTGTGGCAGTAGAACTTAATTTTATCCTCATACCCCCATTGCTTAAGATAAGTGGCAGCATATATTAAAGTTGGAAATCCCTTAGTTCTTTTATTTACCCCAAACGCACCGGCTATAAAGTATTTGTCCAGACCCACTTTGGATCGAAGAACCTTTATTTCTTCAGGAGTATGCAATGGTTGTTTCAGGTGGTCATTACCAAAATAGATATAATCAAAATCATACTCAGGAATCCAACGTTTTACCTCTTCAACAGCCGACTTGCACCATAGGACAACCTTACCTTTGTTATCCATTATATGCTTTATGGCTGTTGCCTGGAACATTGAGAGGGGTCTACCCTCAACCGGGGGATAAGCCAAAATCTTAAATCCTTTTTGTCCACTTGCAATCAGATTTTTATTTAGCTCAATCAGATTGATAGCATATGAAAGAAGATTACCGGGATCAATCATAATCCAGACTATATCTGGCTGAATATGCTTCACAAAACGAATTGACTCTTCTTTACCCATTGGATCAATAGGACTGGAAGGCCAAAATGGATAAGGTAATTGTTTTTCGGTATCAGGTGTCCAATCAAGAATACCAAAGACAAATACTTCAAATCCAGCTTTAACAAAACCTTCGCAAACAGGGCGACTTACATTTGCAAAGCCGGTGCTTAGTTTGGGACTATCGGCTATTACGGCAATTCTCATTGTAGTTCCTTTGCTATTAACTTAATTAACCACATGTGTTTATCAGATAGATTGAAACGCTTTTGCTGAATATCTAAACTCTCTTCAAACGTGGTTTGCCCATAGGTCTCAGCCGCCGCCATCCAGTCTATTGTCATTTCAATCAAATCAAAAATCCCCATATCCTCAACACCCTTGCCCCAATATTCAGGATGGTGGGTATTTCGGCTGAAATGAAGTTTGATTGTCTCATTTCCCTTTAGAGAATCCTTATACTCCTTAGAACCATAAGGATGTTCTCTGGCGATTTTGTTAATTTCGACAAAACCAGCAAACTCATCAAAACTTAGTTTAGAAACATCATGGATGGTAGCTCGATGTTCTAACTCAGCTATAAACAATTGTAGTCTTTTTTGAACAATTGTAATATGCCGAAGAATTGTTACCAAAGCTTTTGTTTCAAGTGAAAGTTCTATATCCATTCCAACCTCATCAACTTTTTATAGCATGCTTGTATTACTTTAGCATCCCACAAAGCATTGTGTGCTTTTCCATCTGACATTTCGGCAAAATCTTGCCGATTAACATCAGGATCAACACCCTTCATTTTGAACAGAGTTAAAATATCGTATGGGGAATGGTATATGAAATTATCAGGTAATTGTGGGTATCCTTTAGAGCGATTAGCAATCAATTCGGACAAAAGTATCCAATCATAAGATAGACAATCCGACCATACTTCTATCTCATCAAATTGAGATAACCACAACAGTAATCGCTCTCTAATCAAATTGAGATTTCCTATAATTCGCGCTGTGTCATAATCATCATATTTTTGAATCAATGATAAAATAGTTTCATTAGTCAGAATAAGATTATTTATGACATTTTCTTGTAACCACTCATCTATCTGGTTTCTATCATAGTCTGTTGATTCAGCATAAAACTCTTTACCATTTTCAGATACAAAACCAATGCTAATAAGAGTTGTGCGTTGATGTAGCCCTGTAAATTCACTGTCAAAGAAGATTTTCATTTTAGCTCCCAAAATATTTATCCACAATAACTTTTATTTTAGCCATAGCCTCTTTAGCAGAAGTATCAGGAGTGGGTTCTGTAGCTACTTCAGACACATCTTGCCACACTACAAAGAAAGAGTGATGCCCGTAAGTGTTTCCAGGCGCTTCATCCGGCAATCTAGTATTCACATTCACAATTCGATCACTTTCAACCTCTTTACCATTTACTGATTTTACTTCAGCCCAAATGGTTTGATTAGCCCAAATGACTATATTACCATAAGCTTCATTTTCAGGCTTATCCAAAAGAATAGGTCTGCTTTCTTGGTTTGGTAGTTGCCCTTCCCAACCCCATTCTATATAGACGTTCTTATGTCTATTTCCATTTTCATCAACTACTTCCATAAAGAGGTTATGTTTACCTCCATTTTCTTGTGGAGTAAATTTACGAATACCTATAATACGAAAGCCGGATTTAGTTGATGGAATTTGTACTATTTTCGGAACTAAATTTTCAGGCAAATTTGGGGGGTAATCATTATTTATGATGCCGTTTTTATAATCTGCTATAAACTTTTTAATATACTCTTGGTATATGGTCATTATTTACTCCAAGATGGCTTTAACACAACTTGAGTTCTCTTCATTGAAAACCACGCGGGTTTCTGGTACATCATCATTTGTAGCCCCACAAATTCAATTTCATAAGGTACAGCTATAAACAGTTTGAAAGGCTCTCTCTCTAAAGCCAGATAATCAGGCCATTTACCCGTTTTCATCTTGGCTTCGATTAAAGCGTTGTCAAGCAATTTCAGTAAATCGGGTTGAGAATCAGGAACTAATTTGGCACTATGGCGCTGCTCTAATTCTCTAATGTATTCTTTTTTACGAGGATACCCACGAATCATAACAAACTGGTCTTTATCCTGGGCTTGGTTGAGATCAATTATCTCTCTCTTCGGTTGCATTTTGCTCTCCTAGATACTTCATTATAATATCAAAAATTTCATCTTCATTTGCATCAAATCCCCTAAGATAGTATTCTATTGCTAGTTTATCACTTTGTTCTTCTGTTAATAGTAACTTTAACTCATCTTCATTTAGCCATGAAGTCTCTAATTTAACTCCCTCTATATTCAAACCTAATTCAGTCATTAAAATTTTGGCAGGAGTAGTACCTACTACGGCAGCTTCTTTTTTAGCTTTATTCAAAGCTACCTGTCTTAATCCAGCATATCCATCTAAACTACCTATTTTTTGTTTAGTCACAATAGATGTTAAAGCATCCGTTAGACCCTCTCTTTTAAGTGTAGACATTTTCTTTTGAACACCTATACCATGAATTAGTTCATGTTTAATAGTGTGTTCGTTTAACCGTCTGATTGAGTAATAACCAATGCTTTCCCGTTCACCTTGCTCATTTGTATTCCCCCAATTTAATCCATATACTCCCCCTGATAATTTTTCCCATACAACTAATGCTCCCAATTTCATGTCATCAGCTAGATTAAACTTTTTTTGATTCATGCTTTTATCAAATTCATGAAACTGAAAATCATTTTTATCTGTTTGTACGGCTGTCATAGCAAAATCATCAGTAAAAACAACACGCTTTACTTTGGGTTTAACACCTAGTTGTTCAGTTAGATCATTTAGATGCGTTTCAAATTGTTTGATTTTTTGAGGGTCAACTTTTTGTTTTCCTACTCCGGCAAACGCAAAATCAATATCATTGCTAATTACTTCTGCTATATCAAACTTTTTTCGTTGACTATAACCACTATAGGCTGCTGCTCCGGCAGCAATTACAGTCACTCCTGCCAAAACAGCACTTCTAATTAAAACTGATTTTTGACGTGGTGTTAGGCTATTATATTTTGTTTTAATTGCATTACCTGTTTTAGAAGCAAACCTACCCAACTCATCATGGGTAGGATTGAATAGTCGAACAACTTCATTAGCGTTTTCTAGTTTTACTTCGGCATAACTTGTTAATCCAGCCAAAAGCTCTTCAGCTTTTTCACGATCAATATACCAAATCCCCTCTTCCTCTTGAAATCCTAATGAACCAAGTTCAGGGGTATTTTCAAATCCAATTCCTTCAGTATCAGGATTCTCTTCAAGAGCATCGGCAATAGCATAGGCAAGTTCAGCCAAACCCCGACTGAACTTAGATTCATCCAACAGTATTACTTCATTATCCCATTCCAGTTTTGCAGCCAAATCAGCAAATCCACCACTAAACATCTCTCTGGAAATACCGGATAAGTCTTTCTCAGACAATCCGAAATTCATCTTTCGGGAAGCCATTGAGATAGACAATCCACCTATAGACTTAACTGCCCAACCATAATTGCCAGCTAATTCAGACCCGATGCCAAACGACTCTCTGATAACAGCCTTAATTGCCCCCCTTTTAGCTCCACGAATTGCCCCCTTAATTGCCCCTCTTTTGGCTCTGGCTAAAGCTGAACCCTCTTTAACTCCACTCTCCCCGCCTTTGAATACTTCACTAAATGCACCACCAATCGCGCCGGTAAATGCACCACCGGCAGCACCTTGAACGGCTGATTTTCCTAATCTTGCTCCGGTTTCCTTAGCGAAAGTTGACTTTCCTTTAGCAAACGAAGATTGACTTTTATTAGGAGTTACCCCACCACCACCTGACTTTGCAGCAAATTGGCCTTTGTTGTCATGGTAGGGATTACCTGCTAATTGAATAGATTCTCCTCGATATTCTGCCAAAAGCTCCAATTCATCTTCAGCTAAAAACAGTGGTCCTTCTTCAGTAAAAGCCACAATCTCAGCTTCTAACTCTGGAAACTCAAATTCAAAGGTTTCACCATCTAAAACAACGATGGTATTTCCTTTTTCATCATAAACTTCACAGTCAGCTTCATTTAGTTTCAGTTTCATTAAATTCTTCCTCGCTAAACGGAATTACTTCATCAGAAAAAGTCTCGTTCTGGACTTTTCTGATTTCTTTGTAAATTTCTTTTTCTGACTTCTTGAATAATTCGATATAATCATCCTCTGATTCAAGTCGAGTGGGCATTGATCCGAGCAACCATTCAATATCTGCATCAGAACCTTTGTTGAACTTACTTGAGCCGGTGTAAGCCTGGTAAGCTGATACTCCTCTGGAAGTATCGTTATGGTAGTGCATCAAGCTAACAATTTGCCATGCTCTATCGTGGTTGTTATTAGCTCCCTTACGAGCCGCGTAAGCAACCGATTTCATTTGCTTATAATAGGGGCTTTTGTGGCTTGGGTATTTGGTTAAACCAAGAGAGATAAGTTCGGTTGTTCCTTCTTCCAAATCGGCTTGGGTTTGGTTTCTGAAAGCAATCCCACCCCCCTGTGACCGCTTACGCGCATGTGTGGCCTCATGTGCTACAATTCGTTGGTAGAACGGAGTATGGTCATAAGATGAAAAAGACATGCCGTAGGGAGTAACTACTAGCTTCTTATCCTTATAAACTCCCAAAGCATTGCTGGTTAAACCGGTTTTCTCTTTAACACAAGACCACTCCGAGCAATGACTAACTTCCAAACCATCAACTAAAGTCATTTTCTTTTTAACTTCCTTGATAGTCATAGCTGTTAGTTTTTTAGCTACTCCTATTTTTACCGGACGTTTGGCTTCTAAACCACCCTTAAACGCAAATCCTTGTTTTGGAGCAAACCGACCCAATTCATCGTGGGTTGAATTAAAAAGTGTAATGTTTTCAAGTTGGGTGGAATCCCCGGCCCACAATTTAATGAAGTTTGGAGCTAAATCTTTGGTTAAAAACCACTCATTCCCCCCTTTGGTAAAACCAGGTATTTCAAAGGAGGAACTAATCTTTTTAACCCGATTGTCTACACACATCATAGCAACTAATGGAACAACTGAAGCCATCAGATTGTCGTTTTCTTCTTCCAGTAATGTAGTAACTAAATTAGCAAAAGAATATATTGATAATATTCCAGCTTCATCCAAAGCAAATCGAGTAAAGGTTTTTCTCTTTTTTTCGTTTTCAGTGATAGTAATATGGTATGGGTCTTTAGGGGCATAACGGCGTATGTAAGCCTGGGTAAATCTTTTTCCAGCATAGTCAACTAATTGGTAAGCTGCCAAAGAAGCAGCACTACCCACAATAACCCCGCCAATGACTAAAGCAGCACTTGGAGCAGCAGCCCCAAAAACAGCCGTAGCAAAAGCCGCCGTAGCAGCAACACCTAATATACTTCCTTTAGCATAAATAGCTCCGCCAGCAGCTAATGATAAAAACATGGAAGGACCAAGACCATATGGTAAGACTGTTCCTACAACCTTCTCGAAAGTGTTATCACTGACAGTCGATGTCGTTAGCCCTCCTGCCCCTAATGCACTTCGGGCAATTAAAGCCCCATAACTATGTTTCCTAGCTAAATACTCAGCCGGGGTTGCAATTATTTTTTGGGTAAGAGAAGTTGATTCCCCATATAATTTGCGATATTCCTTAGCTTCTGGTAATCCTTTTTTGAACTGATAATGTGCTGTCCCACCGGCTACAGCAGCACCAGCAATAATCCCGGCTGTAATAAGTTCGGCTTCATTTTCTTTAGCAAATTTTCCAACAGCTTTTGCTCCACGTTTTATAGCTCCACCAGCACCAGAAGCAAACCGGCCTAAACTATCGTGAAACGGGTTGAAGAGCAAAACAGATTCCAATTCAATTCCCTCGAAATGAGCTAGGTTAAGAATTTCGTTAATACTTTTACCATAAGTTTCAGGCGTAGAAGTAATCCACTTTACTAAATATTCATATTCATCTCTTGCCCCGGCACTATATTTTCCTATCTTAGATAAATTAAATAGTTTTTTTGCTTTCTCAGCATAAGAAGGATCATAAATTTTGTCAATATGTTCAGTTAAACCATCTAAATCCTGCCTGGTTATTTTACCCCCCATACGTTTTTCTTTTACTCGTTTACCAACTATTGAACCAGTTATTGTTGCTAAACCTTCTTCAATAGTACCATTTCTATATTTATCCTTAGCTGCCGCAATACGAGCATGATAAAATTCATGAGCCGCCATTTCCATACCAAATTCAGGATCATAGTCATACAGTAAAGATTCAGTAACATCTACAGAAAATTTTACTTCTTTTTTAGTTGAATTATAAGCACCTACGTTGTAAAATGGAGTAGTTTCCCCCTCACTAGCAAATATTACCTTTTTGTGGTCAAAACCACTTATTCCCATTTCATTCAACTCATTCATAACTACAGCCGTTTTGCCAGCTAGTGTTGCTTCAGCTTCAACCTTATCTGGTTTATTATTTAATGTAGTGGGAGATATAAAATCTATAGTTCCTTTCCATTTATTTGTTTTAGCATAAAATATTCTTTCCTCTGGACTATTTTTACTGAGATATACTGCCCCACCCGCAGCCAATAAAGCTATTCCAACTACACCAGCAATAGCTATTTCTTTTTTATGTTCTTTTACAAACTGCTTTGCTCTACTAAAACCTGATTTCCCACCAGATGAAAATCGACCTAAATTATCATGAAATGGGTTAAAAAGTAGTATGTTTTGGTTGTATTTATAAGCAACAGCCAAAGCCATTGCCAGTTTTCTATTCTGTGACTTCGACCCGGTAAAAAAATGTTTGCGAGGTTCGACTACCTCCTCTTTTTCCAGAAGTATCTTTTTAACTTCATCTCCTGAGAAAAAGATGGGTACTTTGCCACTGGTAAATTGGTCTACCTTTTGTTGAATTTCCAGAGTAGTTTTTTCTTTTGGTTTTTCCTCTTTAGGAGCGTATTTCTGTTGAATTTGCATTTGAGCTTCTTGGGATTCAATGCTTAACTCATTTTGAGTCCGAATTTGATTAACTTGATCTTCCTGTGATTGTTTGGCAAGTTCTTCCTTTAGTTTTTTTGATTCATCCTCGGACAACATGGGAAGTCCAGCCGATTTACCCAATCCTCGCCAATCTACTTGATAAAAGAATTCATTAAACGTAGCTGAATTACCAGCAATATTGGCAACAGAAGTTAAAAACTCTCTCTCCTTTGGATCAAGCCCTTGCACTTCCAACCAAACTGGTACACCATCCTGACCAAGATTATATTTGGAAATATTAGAAATCCAGTATTGATTCAGAAAATGTACCCAGGAGCTAACTACCATCTCATTATGTAACGCTGTAGCTTCAGCATGAACCTGACCGATAGCATTAGAACCAGTTCCACCGGCAACCTGAGTATACGCTCTATCTCCACTTAACGCTGCCCGTAAAATCATTTGGTTAAATAACTCAATGATTTGAACAAATGGTTGTGACCGGTCAGGGGTTTGCATATAACCCAATTCCCATTCCGGTTTACCCTGTTCATCAACATCGGAAGGAATTACAACCGCTTGTGACCGGGATAAATTCACCGCTAAAGCCAGAAGATAATCAATTGCATCTACTAACTCATCAGAATTGGGGTCTAAACGAACTTTCTTTCTTGAAGGGGCTTTACCAAGCCGGGGGGGATCACCCATAAGTTCTGAGTAACGAACCAGGCAGCGAATGATAATCTCATACCAAAACCATAACGGATAAAGAGTGTAAAGAAATGATTCCCCCCAAAGATTTCGAGAAAAACCGTTGTAGGGAATAACTAACGCGGATTCAGCTTTGACCAATATATCACCAGGGTTTTGTACCCCATTGGGGGTGGACATAACATAATATGTCCCCAGTCGATAGTCGGCCATCTGCACAAAGCCATCAAAATCCCCCTCGTTAGTCCGGCGAATATGCCTCACCGTATCGTGAGGAACAAGATTAAGTTGTTTAGGAACGGTATATAATTTTGAGCCATCTAATCCCAATTGACTCAAAGTTTTAGTTTCCCACACTTGTTCCATAAACGCCGAACCGTAAACCAGAGCCGACCAGGTAAACTCAAAGGCAGCATAGGGCAAAACATGCTCGACTACAAATTCGGTTATCTTGGCTAGTTCTTCATTTTTTGAATAAACACTGACCGATTTATTGTTACGGAAAACCGAAACCATTTGCGCTCGTTTCATCTCAAGAGCAAAACGAATCGGTCCACTCTTTAACATTTCCCTAATGATAGTGTAAGATAAAGCTGAATCAGGCCGGATGTCTTGCTTTTGGCCATCTGGCATTGTCAGATTGATGCGCCAGTCGCCTTTGGTTTTGCCATCCCCAACCAAAGGCGGGGCAGTAATGACGTTGTTTTGGAGCATGTACTTTTCCATTGACTCCAAAATAATTTTAGCTTCGTTTCCACCTAACTGGGTGGTAATAATATCCCGAATAGTTGAATCAACTAATTGCATTATCCACCAAACTTTCTCATTTTTTCATTGATTCGTTTTAGAATAGATTCATCTGGCATAAATCTCGAATCAATTGTCCTAGCAAATTCTTCAAACGGCAATGGCATTAAAGATGAAACTCTAACGCCGGGTAAATCCCTATAAGCAATAGCCGGAGCAACAATCGCATGCTGCAAGTCTCTTAGCCTATGATATGCCTGGTCATATGGTTTTCGCTCCAATGTGTCGAGGGTTGAGCCTGAGCCAAATACAATTTCATAGCCACCCTCTAACATCAGGCCATCATACGCCTCAGCCAGAGCTAAAACACCATCATCATTTGAACCCTTTGGACACTCATAGGTATCTGGAAGATCACCAAACTGGAATAAAGATAACTGTTGATATGTCTTTTCATCAGTGATAACTATAGTATGTGATTCTACAGCAATAATGAGATTTTTGATAATTCGGGATTTAATGTGATGCTTTATATCAATAGAACGGGTCTGACTAAACCCATCTACCGGCGTATGGTGTCGGGAAATAACAACCAACCCCGGTCCATTTTCCTCAATTGTACACAATCCCGGCCATTTAGCATGAAGTTCGCTAACCTTGCCAGGATTGCTTATAATTTCTCCATTAGTTCCGTTTTCATTTGCCCCGGCCCACGTAGAAAGTGGTTTTTTATCAAAGTAAGCAAATGCCTGAATAGCATCCTGAGTAAGAGCAGAGAAACAGTTATAGTCCTTTTCTCTGCTCTTGCGATGAGCTTTACCCATTGCCGAATCTACACCAGAATAGTATTTGAATCTACCATTTGAGGTCATCACCAATTCACGGTAATCATCTAGCTTTTGTTTTATTTCAGGGAACATATCAGGCGGTTTGAAACAAGCTGCCAGATGGGTTATGTCAAACACGGCGTTACCGGATTGTCTGAATTGAAGATACCATTCCTGACCCATCAAGTCGTCAGTCAGAATTTCTCTATCTTTTTCAACAACCTCTTCTGTGATTCCAGCTTCTTCAAATGAAACTTCTCTGTACCAGTAACTTCTATTTTCCCCGGTACGACCTTGCATACACAGATGATGGAATCTAGTGCCAACATCTCCCGCGTTGCTGCCCATAAGCCAGTGACCGGCTCTTTTTGTTGTAGTTAAGGCGGCAGCAAAAACTTCATCTTGATTTTCAATAAACTGCACTTCATCAAGAAAAACAAATTTAGCTTTCTCACCCGCGCCTGAACGTTTGGTAGTAGTAAGTGATTTAACTGAACTGATAGAAGTTACTTCGCCGGTATCATCAACATGACCTATACCCAGTTCTGTTTGGTTATCGACTACCCATTTACTTTTTAGAAAATCAGCCGGGGTTGCTTCAGTAAGTTCAGAAGCATCTTTGAAAGCCAAATTTTTCAAAATGAATTTGACTTTGTTTAACAGAGAAATAGCTTTCTTCTCATTCTCCGAGACAAATAGAACGTTGATCCCACGATGAAAATTGATAAGCCAAGCGGTATAAAAAGCAGCTATCCATGAAAGACCCACCCGCCGAGCCTTCAAGATAGCCACATTTTCACCCTTCAGTAAATGTTCAATTATTTCATACTGATAAAAAAAGTCCTCTTCTGGACTTTTCCCAACCGCAAATGGAATGATACCATCATCAGCATCCATCCAACAGAACAAATCCAGAAGATAAATGGGGTCTTTAACACATCTAATAGTGTGTTTTAATTCTTCATCAGTCCAATTTGCCACTGGCGTTTAGGTCTATGATCTGTTGTAAGGTTGGTTTGTTATCACCTAATGCCTCTGGCGGCATTTTGGTGGCATACGCTAAATAGACATTCGCCAAAGAGGTTAAATCTTTAGCATCCATATTTTCATCATCTTCGATATGTTCAAAAATCCTATCGGCAATGATTTTTAATTTTGCTCGATCATCAATGGGGGGACGTTTCCAGCCACCATCTTCAGAGGACCAATGTTTCAGTTTCTCAACCGAAACTTTGAAATTAAATAAAACTGGACTTTGCTCAGAGAGCTTAACAAATGAAATTCGGTGGGTTTGGTAATATTCTTTTACTTTATCCCGAACGTCATTATCCATAGTTTGATATTACCATGATTATGTCATATTTGCAACAAGTAATTTTCAAATCCCCTTGACAAAACACTTGTTCTTGTGTTATACTAATTACATGAACAAATTCACTTGGCCCAAAGCAGAAGATTATAACCCTATAGCGGATTTAAGAACTATGGAAAACGATATGATAAAAAACCCAGGAATTGTGAAAATAGCACATACTATCGTTATCCCTGGCAACACCCCCTCAGCAAAGAACTCCAAAGTAATGGTATCTCGCAAAAACAAAGAAACCGGGAAAACCAGCACTTTTATTTTTGGCTCAAAAACTACTCAAAAGTGGTTAAAGGAAGCCAAAAAATATCTTCAAAATAATATCTATATAAACAAGGAATGGGCTTATCCCATAGGAGTGCATTTCCATTTTGTTCGGGAAAGTCATAGGCGCTTTGACCACATTAACATCGCCCAAGCGTGCCAAGATTTGCTTCAGCACATGGAAATAATTATTGATGATGACTCCGACCATCTCATTCCAATAGGATTTAGCAAAGAGTATGATAAGAAAAACCCCTGTGCAATTTTAACGATATACGAATATGGAAATTATTGAGTCACTTCCCGAACCATCGGAAGAATCAAAAAAAACCAAATATGTAACTGTAAATGGAAACACCCCCCCTCGACTGGAAGAAACATTTCCTACTGAAGAAGAAAAACTTGATCCAGCATCTTTATCCAAAGAAATAATCATTTTTCAATATACTAAAAGGTTAAATTCCAGCCAACACCCAATTTCCATTGTTGTTATTATGAACGTGGTTTACAAAGAATACGAAATTGCCCCGGCTACTACCGCCAAAGCTTTTCTGAAATTGTGGAGAGCCGGTTTAGTAAGACGGTTTTTCCCAATTGCGCGTGATCTGGCAAAGGCTAGACGGAAAGAGGGAACATATTATTTAATCCACAATATGAGTTACATTCTGCCTGAAAATCATGTTAAAAAAATGAAACGAACCTCTTACTATGTCAGAAAAAAATTATCTGATGAGGATGTCATTAAAATTAGACGATTAGCTCAGGAATATCCACTCAAAGATGTTGCGGCTATGTTTCCCGACATTTCCTATACTCATATCCAAAGAATTGTAAATTATGGGAGAAGAAGGAATGTCACACCCCATAAATGATGAGTGGGTATTGAAATTTATTTTGGGGTTCAAAAGTAAAAACTTTGGCTGCACTCCAACATACAGGGAAATAGCTAGTGGGTACCAGGAGCATTTTGGATATTTACCGAGTGTATCAACCATTTCTAATTCTCTAAAACGATTGCAAAAAGAAGAATTTATCACCTTAACGGGGAAAGCGGGAAGAATTTATGTTAATACCTGAGTGGATTGTTTATTCTTGTGTAGGGTGTTTTGTCGGGCAATTGCCCTGGATCAGTTTGTTTATTTTTTACACCTATCGAGCAAAAAGACATGTACATTCCTCAAAAAATACGAAGTAGAATTGAACAAAATACGGCTCTTGAAATAGAATGGGTAGGCCATCGGGATTCCTATGAAATTATGGAGGAATGGGGTGACTCTATATTCTGGATAATAAATATCTGGATAGGTGCTTATTATCTTTCTTCTGTATTTGATTTTTCCAATCAAGTCTGGTGGGGTTTAATTTTATTAACCTTCATCTGTACTATTCCAGCCTGGTATGAAACTGAACGTTGGTTAAGTGAGTACCATATCGTATGTCGAAATGCAGATAAAGGGGGTGGGGTTATTTTCAAAGCGTGGGGTATCCTGGGACTGAAGATGGTCGAACTGGATGTTTCAAAAGCCAGCCCCGCCATTGATGAATATATAAATAATCCTATCTATTGGTTATGGAAACTTTTAACCAATCACCCGATGGAACGAGTTTCTCTCAGTTCAGCCGATCACGTTTTCTTGAATAGTAGCCGCATGTCCCCCAAATTTTATGCAGCTATTTCCAGAGTTAAAAGTCCTATCTCTGGTGTAAAAAGAGAAGAAAGTGAAACCTGGTTTAATGTTGACCAATTACACCGGTTGGTAATTAGGGAAATGTATGATGCCCAACAGGGCAAGCAAATAATCAGACAATTGGTGGATAAACATTTTTATGGATAACTTTGGGTGGGCCTGGTTAGGATTTCTTTCGATATGGGGATTGGTCTATTTTCGCCTGGGCAAACAGGTCCATCGCCCGTTTATTCAGGTTGGGTTTTGTTTGCTTATTTTTTTAAGTCGGATAGTGAAGGGAATGGTTCGTAAACTAAACAGACCAATACGACCATTGCCAGTTATCAGAGAAAAACTAACCGCTGAGAATATCAGTGACTATGCTTCGGTCTTTCAATTAAAAGCTACAGAGGTAATCTTGGGAATATTTAATGGTAGGCCAGTTCGTGTGGATATAATGAACAAGCACACACTACTAGGCGCTTCAACCGGCGGGGCTAAGTCATATCTAATCCATTCTATCCTTATTCAATTGTTCGGCAAGGGTAGTCGTTTTATGGACAATGTTGATGTGTTTATAGCTGATCTGAAGGGGCATCCTTCAGACATGTTTCAACTATGGCAACCAATTCTAACCGGTTATGCTCGGAGAAGTGATACGGGTGATATAACTTCAATTATTGATATGCTCAATTACATTGATCACCAACTTCAAAGAGACATCAATAAACGAATTCTGCTGATAGTAGAAGAAGCCAGCATTTTAACTGCTGACAAAGCAGGAGATGAGTTACTAAGCAGGATTGCTTCTCAGCTTAGAATCAACGGTTCTTTGCTTGCTACTATTCAGCACCCACATCACAGAAAAATGCAAACTTTCATCAAGCACAATATTGAACGGAGAATCGCCGGGGTGTGCTTGAACGTTAGCCAAGCTGAAGTAATCTTGGAGCATAGACCCAAAGACTATGAAGTTCCAGAAAAACCAGGACAATACCTACTCCGAGAACCAGGTAAAAGAAATATTATCAAACTAGAATCCATGTGTCCGAATTTACCTGAAGAGATAGAAACTATTGTTAGAAATGGAGTGAATATTTTAGCTGAAAAAGATGAGAGATTAAAAATCTTCCGGGATGTTTGCCAAAATAAAACGAGGGGTGCAGCTATCACTGGCGTTCAGACTTTAGCTAAAGATTTCACTTGGCTGAATAATGCTCAGTTTAGACTATTAGTGGCTTACCGCAATTTTGTTAATGCCAAAATATTTACTCCTCCTCAAGCAAAGGGCAGTAGAAATCATTTGGCAGTTAATTTTGAAGAAGGATTTTCTATGTTAAAACAGTACATTGATGAGGGGAACTGGAAAGAAGAGCCGGAGACAATGTTGCCAGAAGGAGAGAAGAAATGAATCCAGAAATAGTGAAACAATCTGCCGAAGAATGTCTCAAGTTTGTTAATGCTTTGCATAACGAAAAGTTCAATGAATTTGAAATACAGGGATTTAGAATAACAGATTCCGTACCTTCTGTATTAAACCTGGACTTGCTTGTATGGCGATTTTTTGATGATACTGAAACAGGAATTGAATACCGGACATATAGGTTTGTAGTTAAATCTACTATGAATACCGGAACTGAGGTTTTATCTATGGAAGATATTGGGGTGAAAAATACTAATTATCAATATAGTGAATATCAAATTAAAACACACAACGCCCATTGTTTTTGCCAAGTTCCTGACTGTCCATATTGTTCAGAAATATCCAAAAGCCAAAGGGATAATCCAGAGAAATGGAGATAAAAAGAAATGACTTTATATTTTGAGGTATCGGCCCGAAGGACAGGCAAAACTACTCGACTATGTTCAGATATTCTAAAGCACATTAGTCCACTTAACAGAATCGCTATTTTTACTCCCTCAATACATCACGGCTATTCTGTTAAAAAGATGTTGGAAGATATGTCCTCTTCTACGTGGCTTTCTAGTATTGAATATAATCCAGACCCAACTGAATTAGACCCCAATTTCAACTGGAAATACTATTTCGATGATTTTGATTTTATTCAACCTAAGCGAGTATTCTTACGAGATGATGGGTATTATGTAACTACCCCTGCTAAACTTCGCTCTTGGGATGAAATACTAAAACAAGAGGATTTGTTTTCTATATTAATGATGAAAACTTATCACCAGTATCATCGTTACCCTCTATCTATTCAAGATGTAGAACGGTTGTTAAAATATGAAGTGCCTATGAGTGAATTAGGAGTATATCTAAGGAATGAAAATTCAGTATAAAGCAACCCGGCCTTTTCTATCTCACGCGCTCAGGCGTATAGAAGATGGTCTTAAATCTACTCTTCCAGATGGATTTGAATTAACTCAATTACCAGGGGATTTGGCTATTATTCCGGTAGTCAATATAGATGACACCAAAGACTTGAAGCAACCTTATATCATCTGGCAATTGTGCCACAAAACAGCCGAGGGTACTCCTGATGAATGGATCAAGATATGGAATCATGCGGCAATGGTAGTGAGTTACTTAAACTTGCCTTATCCAAATTATTTACGATTACCATTAGGATATGACCCTCTTTTATTTCACAATCACAACCGGCCTAAAGAACCGAAATATGATATTGTCGTTACTGGCTATGTGGATGAAGATAAGGAGGGGGAAGTGATTGCCAGATTATGTAACCACTTTGATAAGGTAATTCACATCGGTCAGGACTTGAAGATCGAAAAAGGCTACACTCATGCCCACCAAATAACCGATACTCAACTTGCTGAAATTTATCGCAATTCAAGATACGTGGCCGGAATGAGAATGATTGAGGGATTTGAACTTCCTATAATCGAGGGGGCAGCATGCGGATGCCAGCCAATTACATTAAATCTTGAATGCTATAGATACTGGTTTAATAACCTGGCTTTATTTGTCCATCCTGATAGACTAGATGAAGGACTTGCGGCTATAGCTGAATATAAAATAACCAATGAAACAAGTAACTGGACTTTGCTGTTTGAAGAAGAAATAGCTAAGTTCACCTGGGAAAAGGTTATGAGGGAGTTTTGGAATACGTTTATGAATGGGGTATTGGGATGAAAATAACAGAGGGCAAACTTGTAACACTCATTAAAATAGAAGAGAGTGAATCCCAGGAACTACAGGATGAATTTCTTTTACAGCATCCAGATTTAGACCTGATTGATATTCACACTCTACCATCAGGAAAAGAAACATGGTATTGGTATGTAGACCGAACTATTTATAGAGATGGTAAAATAGTCATACCTCTTCATGACAAAACTTTGCTTATTTTTGATCCCTGCTATGCCAGAATAATGATAAGATTGCCGGGGGAGGAAAAACTAAAAAGCTATCTGGAATTTGCATCTGAAACCATTGACACCTTCAATGAAAATAATGAGGTTGTAGTTTATTTACCTAAAGTAGAAGGTGGGGATATAAAAGTAATTTCCGGTGGTTGGTTAAAAGAACGGGAAAACTGTATAAAAATACTCAGAGAACTATGTCAGGAATTTGGAGATAACACCTGGACAGATGACATGAACCTAGCCGATGTACTTGAAAAACATCTGGCTAAACACATGCGAAAAGAGGTTAAAAAATGAAACAAGATAAGTTTATGAATGGGATATTGTATTAAAATGATAGTTAAAACGTGGAACATATTGTTGATAGCAATAACTAATATGCTACGAGAAGCTTTAATTCAGCCAGGGCCTTATGTTGCATCCTCAGTAGCGGGTAGCATAATTGCTTATGCTATGTCCGTTTCAAATGAATGGAATGTTTTTGGAATTTCTATTGGAGTAACAGTTGCTTTTGCTCTAGCTTCTTTCGAGATTTTATCTATTAAAACCATGATAAAATTGTGGCGAGTAAAAACATCGGCATTTTATGCAGCTTTGGTTGTTTCAGTATTTGCTCTAATAATAGAGTGGACAATCTTATTTTTAGCAGATCATTCTTTGCCTAATATGCTTAGAATTGTAGGAATCGCATTTTGCATCATACCGGGAACAATGTATTTATTACAATCTCTAAATGAATGGGTAGATGAACAAATAGATTCTACTCGACAAAGAGAACAGGTTGATGCAGAATTAAATATTGAGCGAAAGAAAAAAGAGCAAGTAATTTTACTACAACAAATGGAAGAACAAGCTAAATGGGAAGTTGAACAACAACGAATTAAACTTAAAAACGCTCAAGAAAAGTCTTTGGCGAAGATAAACGTAGGCTACGTCGAAGCTACGTCGAAGGGTACGAAAGCTACGTCGAAGAAAACGTATATTTGTCCGTACTGTAACGTAGATCAAGGTATGCCTCAGCGATATTCAATTCACATGCGCTACTGCAAAGAAAGAAACAATGGTTAAATATTCATTCATAATTATTGTAACTCTAATTACCATCCTAATCCTTACTATTTTTTCTTTTGATTCCAAATCATATTGTATGCTTGCACCGGGGTTAATTGTATGGCAAACCTGGGGTATATACGAGCAACAAAGAATTCTAAAAAGGATAAAACAATGATCGACTTAAAGGTTAGTAAAATGCTTGAACCAGATGTCGTTAAATCTTCGAGGGATATTTCTCAAGACTTAACCATTGTGTCTATCTTCCGCAACCGGCAACATGTCTTTCCTCGCTACTTTAACCAAATTGAAGGTCTGGAATGGCTCTTTGGTAAGGTAAATATAGTAGCAATTGAAAATGATAGTACAGATCGAACCAGACAAATATTAGAACAGTGGAACTACCCCCACAAGTATATCCTGGGTGAGACAACTGGTGAACCTTATTATGGTTCTTGTATAAATTCAGAGCGATTTAGAATTCTGGCTCAAGCGGTGAATATTGGCTTAGATTACATCGTTAAGAACATCGAAACCGAATACGTTATGTTCATTGAAAGTGACATAATATATGAGCATAAATTAGCTTTGCTCCTGAAAACCTTAGTTGATAAGATAGATGGTATTGTCAGTCCAATGGTTTGGACCGAAAAAGACCTGATATTTTATGACATTTGGGCTTTTCGTTTTGAGGAGAACGGGGAGTTAAAATCTTTTCCACCTTATGGGAAAAAATGGTATGAAACTAACTGGCGGGAGGAATACAAACAAATCTTATCAGCGGGTACTTGTTTAATGTTCAAAAAAGAGGTATTATGTAAGGGAGCAAGATTAACCCCCGAAGAGGCAATTGTAGGATTATGTAAAACAGCTAATGTACCTACAATTGCTGCTTATAAGATTCATATCTACCACCCGCAATGAACTACATCTATGTTGTCAACTGCTATAATGTCTTAACTGAAAACCAACGGCAAAGTTTTTTGGATGCTTGCCGAAGATGGCAATGCCGGTATATGGAAGTATCCGAACAAATCTCTGAGCCAAAAGAACTCAAGTTTAGAGCCTTTGAATTTTGTCCAGATGCAGACAAAATTCTCATTCTTGACGCTGATACTATTATTCGGAGTGATTGTCCTAGTATCTTTCAGTACGATAATGCGGCTGTACTTTCCAGTCAATCAGGGTTAGATGATGTCAGTTCGGATCATGATTACAATCTGATCTGCAAAAAATATCCTCGCCTTAAAATGAATTCAATAAATTCCGGTATTTTGCTTCTATCTAAGAAAAATTGTAGGATATTAGATACTGCTTTTGATATTCATAAAACCGTATCCGGTAGAATAGGTGTAGACCAAGCCCCCCTTAATTACGCTCTATCCAAAGCATCTCTGACCTTACTGGATTACTCTTGGAATTATCGTGGACCTGCATTTCCCGAACCTATGCAAGCTTACATCTATCATTTTGCTGGTCAGGGGGTAAACCGGTATATAAGATATGGTGGTATGAGTTGGTTTCATTCTACCATAAAAGACAGGACTCAATTTCCTACTCTGCTAAAAGACTATAGCATCGGGGCAGAAATAGGTGTTCATCGAGGACTATTTTCAGAAACTATCTTGAGGCAATGGCAAGGGCATCTATACTTGATAGATTTGTGGAAACATCAATCACCTGAAATTTATCAATCCACAACATGTAACCAATCTGATAAAATTCAAGAACAAGTATATCAGGAAGCAATGGCTAGAACATGTATTTTGCCAGGAAAATCTACTGTCATAAGAGAAGATTCAGCCCATGCTGCATCCATTGTTGGAAAACTTGATTTTGTTTATATTGATGCTAATCACAGTTTTGAAGCAACTCTGGCTGATCTTGAAAGCTATTATCCTTTGGTTAAACCGGGAGGTCTTATAGCCGGTCATGATTTTTTGGACGGTATGATTGGTGGTTGTAACTTCGGAGTTAAAAAAGCTGTCTTTGAATTTCTCAAAGACAAGCCTTATTCACTTTATGTAACTAATGAACAATTTCCTACGTGGTACTTTTATAAGGAGTAATCATGAAAATGAAATCCGCTAAATGGTTAGGTTTTGGAGCAAAAGGCGAACACTCCAATATTCTATTAGCAGATATTCGCCGGGGAGTGGGAGATAAGGTAGAAGATGTACGTGATCTATCTTTTCCCAACCAATCCTTTAAGGGGGTCGAACTACATCATGTCATTGAACACATGTCTGAAGAGGATGGAGATAAAGCACTAGCTGAGATTTTTCGGGTTTTAGAACCTGGTGGAGAACTGCACATTTCTGCTCCTGACTTGGAAGCGTGTGCCAGAACTTTATTGACTGAAAACATGGCGATATTGGTTAATATTTACAGTCCTCATGAAGATCAGGCTCAATGGCACAGGTGGGGTTATACCAAAAAGACCATGCAACAAAAGTTAGAAAAAGCCGGTTTCAAAGAAATTCGGCAAGCAGCTATTACCGAACCCCACGAATTTCGATTCATTTGTACCAAATATACCTAAAATGAATACATTTACTATAAATAAGAACTACAACATTGAACCAATGGGTACAATTGAATTGTCCGAAACGTTAGAGCAGTTAATAGCAAAAACAGAAGGGTTAAAATGAAAACACCACATTCATGGCCGATGGGGGAATTTCTAACTGCTGCTGTCAGGGAACGACCCGAAGTTGATGAGGTCGAAAATCTCAAAAATTATGGTGAAAATGACTACATTACTTTACCGGCTTTGATTCTGGATTTAGACGGAACAATCCGATTTTCCAAGTCAGGTGAATTTATTCAAGGTCCAGACGATATTGAGATTTATGCCGATGTTGAAGCAAAACTGCTTGAGTATTACCCCACCACACTTATTTTTGGGGTATCTAATCAGGGCGGTGTAGCTTTTGGTCACAAAACACCTGAACAAGATAGAGCCGAGATTGAAGCTACTATAAGAATGTTTGATACTCAAATGTTTATGGCTGTATTTACGGCATGGCAACATCCAGAGGGAACGGTATATCCTTTTAACCATTATTCACTTCTTCGTAAACCAAATTACGGTATGCTGGTTCTATGTGAATGGTATGCTTACCAACGTAGTTATATAATTGACTGGAATAGAAGTCTAATAGTGGGTGACAGGTCAGAGGATAAAGAATGTGCTTTTAGAGCCGGAATTGGGTTTGAATGGACTGAGAAGTTTTTTGATCGAAAGTAAATGAAAGTTATGGACATCATCATTGTAGGCATAGGTGGATTAGCTAAAGAAATACTAGGTATGTTAATCTCCATGAATAAAATTCAATATGGAATTAACATCAAGGGCTTTGTATCCGAAAAAAAGACCACTGATTTTTTCAGTGGTTTTCCTGTACTTGGCGATGATGAATGGCTAATCGAACAACCAACGCAACATGTTATACTGGCTATAGCTGCCCCAAAGATTAGATATAATCTGTATCAGAAATTACAACATCACGTTTTTCCTAGCTTTGTTCATCCCCACGTAGATAATTTAGGTGGTATAATTGGGGATGGAGTTATTATCATGCCCCAAGTTGTAATTGAAATGGATGTAGTTATCGGCAACTTTGTTTTTGTTGGCTCACACACGTTTATTGGTCATGATGCATTTATTGGTAATTTCTGTACCATTACCTACGGAGTAGGTATATCTGGACATTCCTTAATTGGTGACAAATCGTTTATTGGTACAAACGCTGTTGTTATTGATGGCAAATCCATTGGTCAAGAAGTAACATTGGGAGCAGGAGCAGTTGTTACCAAGTACGTTCCTAACGGGGAAACCTGGGTAGGAGTTCCGGCAAGGAAAATGAGATGACGGTTGACCTCCTGGACTTGATTCAATGGTTTATAGTAGCTCTTACTCCGGCGATTTTAGCAATTTGGCTATATTACACCAAAGTGTATGAACCGAACCGCATAAAAGAAAAAGAAAATGCTATCTCCCATAACTTCAAGAGTGCCGATAGCACTCAGGAGTTTACTGAGAATCAAGCCAATCAAGCTCTGGAATCTCAACTTGGTATTGTACGACAACTTGTTTCTCATATCATTGAGAGTAACAATGGTCACATGACTGAACTTACCAAATCAGTGATTGAGGGAATGGCAAGAATAACGGAAGCGGTTTTACTGGGTGACAAAGAACACACGATCCAACTGGAAAAAATGACTGCCGCTTATAATCAAGCTTTGGTAACTCTTTCACGTGCAGCAGCATTTCCAAGTATCCAGAGGCATACTGATCTTGACGACATTCTATCAGCCAGGGTTAAAACAGAAGCAGTTGAAGCTACTGATGCTATGGCAAAAGCGGCAGGGGAAAGTGTTCCAGGAGAAAGTACAATTGAAGTAACAGGAAGGAATATATGAGCGATCCACGTCAAGTTGGCAACAATGAGAGTGTTTTTGCTATTGTAGAACGCCTGGTCAAATCCATCCGAATCATTGCCGAGATGCAAAAAGTTGGTGATGCTGACCAGGAAAGACAACATGAACTGGCAAAAATCTTATTAGCTTATATCGTAACTTTGGCTGAAGGGGTCAACCAAAGCCTGATGGATTTGGATAGCAGTATTACCACCAGAGAGAAATTTTTGGACGACCTGATTCAGATTATAAAAAGTCAACAGGACTTCTTAGCAGCAGAAGCTACATCCATATATGACCGTAAAGTTAATATGGAATTAATGGACCTATACGCCGACGAAAATGCTACAGCCATGTTCATCACTCGAAACCTTCTTACTTATGGCTCTAATCATGAGCCTACTGTAAGAGCATTTTTTGATAAGGTTAATCTGGATGTAGTCACCAAAGCAGCAAACAATATGAGTGTAATCAGAGTAAGAGAACTAATAGGAGCGTTATATGGACCTGGTACAAGGTGAAGTAGGAAGAGTTATTCCCTTAACCTGGGATAACAATGAGAACATAAGCTCTTACACTCTAACCGGCCTGATAGAAACCAGTCCCGGTATAAACTACACTGTTCGGCAGATAATAGGAGCGTTAAATCCTACCGGAAGTAGTGCCTTTAGTTGGACACTGGCTGAACAGGATACCACGTATGCCGGAATTTTTACGGTTCAGTTCATTGCTACGCTTGGGGCAGTTGTCCTAAAGACTGTGCCAAGTTTAATGAAAGTTTACAGGTCGCCGGAATGGGTATAAAACGAGGACAAGCACTTGTAGAGACAGCTTTGATTGCTCCAATTTTAGTATTTTTGTTGATAGGTGTTTGGGAAGTAGGATGGGCTTTACGAGGATACCTTGTTTTAGCCAATGCCAATCGAGAAGCGGCCAGATTTGCAGTTAGACCGCACTATCTGAACTACGATGAACAAAGCTACATCAATATTGTAAATCATGCTATTACTTCTATATCCAATCAGATTCCATTTACCACCACCGGCACAACCCAAATAACGGCAGTTCGGATTGACACTCAGTTAGTATGTGATCCGTTTAAGCGGGATGAGAATAACAATCTTATTTGTGATTGTGATAAAGTTGCTACCCAACCTTATAGCCCAACGATTGTTATTTCCCATCTGACAAACCCCACAATGACTTTTAAGTATCCTCTTACTTCCTCGGAGAAAAGTAAAATTGACTGGCAGATACTAATTCAGCAACTTATAGTCAAAAACAGGAGGTTTAATTGTAATCTAATGCTGAGAGGATTTACCCCGACTATAGATGAGAGTGTATACGTGGAGATGTGGTTTCACCAGGATCAATTATTCGGATTTCCATTGATTTCAAATCCGTTTACTGATCCTGTACCGATGTATGCGCACAGTGTATTTAGAAAACTAACACCTACGAGAGAGGATTAACCGATGGACGAACAACACCCCGATGATTTAGTTCAAATTCGATTACGAGAAACAATGGATGCAATCAAAGCTGCTCGGCCAACAGAGCGAAGCGAATTAGCAAGGCGGTATGCCATACTCATTACTGAACTTGAGAAACTTCAGGCTTATCATGACGTTTATATTGTGCGGCGGGATTACTGGCCGATTGAGTAAAGATGCCAAGCGGATATACTCACGCCAAAATAACCAAAACCATAGCGATTTTAGCTTTACCGGCTTACTTTTACTTTAATCCAGTCATTGCGACTGGCCTGGAAGTTGGAATTTTACTTACCCTGGTAGTTAATCCTGACAATGATTTAACTACCAGCCGGTTAGGTCAGTTCAAATGGTTAGGCTTTGAGTGGTACAAGCGCCTGGTAAGCCACAGATACGGCTTGAACTGGAACCACTGGCGCAAGTTGACCTGGAAGACATTATGGAAAGTAATTTTCTTTTCTCACACTCCCTTTACCGGTACATTGTTGCGATTGATTATCACCTTATACGTGCCACTTATAGTTCTGTTGCTTCTATCAGCATTGCAATTATGGCTATTTTGGTTTATAATAGGCGTGTATTTAGGTATGGGCCTAAGTGACACCGGGCATATGCTAGCCGATGTCATGTGGTCAGGAATTAAAAAGCTATTTCCGTTCTTAAGAGAACGTGAAAATAAAAAATATGCACCATACAAAAGGAGAACAAGTATTGGTGGTATGCGGTGAAACTATTTTCATACAAGATAAAGTAGAAACCTCGTGGAATCCAAGAACAAAAGAATATTATGAATCATTAGGATATATATTTACTGGACATTTTTCTAAATTGGTGATTCATATAAACGATTTACCGAAAGCATCCAATGTAAAAATAGAAGTAAGATGTCCAAAATGTGGCAAAATAAGACTAGCTAAGTATTCACACATAGCTGCTACTGGTAACTCCCAATGCCAGGTATGCTCAAGAGTTAATAATAGAACGGGTCAAAAATTTGGGAGATTAACAGCGATCAAAGTAGTAGGAAAAACAAGAAATGGGGACTATATATGGGAATGCAAGTGCGAATGTGGAAATATAAAAAACGTTACTAATGGTAGCATAGGAAAAACAATATTCAGTTGTGGTTGTTTACGTAAAGAGGTTGTATCTGAACGTAGAAAAAATACTCCAAAAGAAAAACATTACAAATGGAATCCTAATTTGACAGATGAAGAACGTGATAAGGGCAGAAATATTGATAGAGAAAAACTAAATAAATGGAGAAGTTTAGTACATAAACGTGATACCTACACCTGTCAAGTTTGTAAGAAGAAGAATCATGGGAAAATACAAGTTCACCACCTACTATCCTATAGAAAATACCCTCAGTTTAGGTTTGATGTGTCGAATGGAATAACATTGTGCATAGATTGTCATAAAGAATTCCACCATAAGTTCTCGTATAGTAACTTTACTGGTGAAGATTTTATAAAGTTTAGAAAGGAAAAACAAAATGAATAAGCAAAATGAAGTAAAATCGGGGATTTATACCAGTGAATTTTGGGTAACTTTGGGAGCGCAACTAATCCCTGTGCTTGTTTTACTTGGTATTTTGGGGCAGGAAGAAGCCGGACAAGTTCAGAATGAGTGGGCTGAATTGGTCAAAGCGGCTTTTGCTTTGCTGGCTTCAGCCGGGGTTGCGGTTGCTTATATTTGGGGGAGAGCTAAAGTAAAAGCCAATGATGGTAACTGAGTATTACATTCCACTAAACAAAGAGAAGTTTGATGTTTCGATTCCTCAAGGATCGAGATTTTTGTCAATGGGTTTGCTACCAAGCCAGCCGAAGATGCTATACCTTATTGACGAAAAGGAAACAACTCGTAAAACACATACTTTTGTTCAGTTTCCAGTTCACAAACCATTCCAAACACATGGCACTTATGTAGGAGTGTATGAGGACAGAATGAAACATTGGGTTGTGTTTGAGGTGGAATGATGAGACTTACAGAAGATGGTCTTTACACCCCTGAGCCGGAATATATACCTTTACAGGCAATGCTAGGTGAAATTGTTTGGCCTCCAAAAAAAGATAAAATGAAAGAACAAATCCTAAAACTAATTGAAGAAACCCCCGGCATTACTTTGTTTGTTTTAGCCGACAAACTAAAAGTAAAATCTACTGAAGTAAACAGTGTACTAAGAGAGTTAATCAAAGCAAAAGAAGTACAAGTTACAACGAAAAAGCTGAGGCATTTCCATGCAGTTCAGGATCACACGACCTAATCAATACGGTTGGACGTTAGAACGATTTACTGAAGGTATAAACAAACGTACCGGCAAACCAAACAAGGGCTGTTGGACATCTGTTGGTTATTACGGCAAACTAAAAGACCTGGCTGTATATCTGTTGGATAAGAGCATTGAACTACCAGAGGGGAACTTAGCCGAGCAAATTCCTTTGATTCTTGAAGCAATCAAAGCAGCCGAAGAAAGAATTACAGAAAGGTTAAATGAATCCATTACGAGAAAAACTAGCTGACTTATGTCATCACCAGTGGTCCGGTTGGATGAAGTATTTATTTGCAAAGGGAACATTCAACGATGACAGATCATGGACGATGCCCAAAGAATATGTAGAGCATTGGACACGGCAGATGAACACCCACTACAAAAATCTATCCGAGCCAGAGCAAGAAAGTGATCGAAAAGAAGCCGATAGGTTTATTGACGCAATCTCAAATCATGTGAGCAAATGACAAACGAACAATTAGCAATTCTTATAAAACAAATAGCCAGACGAATTAGAGCAACAGCAGAAAGCATTGAACCCCTTATTACTGATGGAGAAAGAATCTTCGAGTATAAGTGGGTTGGCTCAGGTATACCACCCCTTCTTCCCATTGGAGAAGGTTGGGAGTTTCAACAAACCGGTCCTTTTGCAGCCGTACTAGCAGTGGTTGATCTGGCCGAAGAACTGGAAAAAGAAGCCAAAACTCTCCTTAAATAAACAACTCCTTCCATTCAAAAGTCCTCTCCACGTCCGTCAGGAGAGGACTTTTGCTTTAGTATACTCTCCCATTTTAAGCTTTTACCCCTCTGCAAAACAATAACAATCCCCAAAACTTCTCAGTGTAAGTGTAGACATTACAGCTTGCGGATATGATTTATTAAATCCCCACCCAAACCCTCTCTTCCCTTATCGTGTAACATTATATATACCTACTATGATAACTACCTGTTCTTCTTTACCTGTGTGCGATTTTTTGCGCCAAAACCACTCCCCTACCAGTAGGTGTCTCCCTTTTTTTCACAGAACAGATGAGCTAATGGAATTTGGTTCAGCAAATATTTTGGAATTTGGTTCAAGCGAATTCTTGGGTATCGTCGTAGGCCGGCCTCTTGCGAACATATGTTCTAATGGGGGGATTAGAACAGTCGTTCTAATCCCAGAACATATGAGCTAATAGCCGATTAGAACATAAATTCTGTAATTAGAACAAATAATCTAATATACATAAATAATATGCATTATGTATATTAGAACATATATACTAATATGTATACATAATCAGCCGATATATCCAATGCACGAGTTTCTATATCTTAAGGTTTGAGTAGGGTTTGCGTTGGGTACGAATCACTAATCTAGGCTATACTTATAGTTGACCGTTGGGGTAGCCGGTCAACATAATCATTAATGCCCCACAGGAGAAATCTCATGACTACTGAAATTTTGGCCGAAAAAACTGAATCAGCGGATCAAACCGCTATTGTTGCCCCAGTCGCAACAGAGGAAATTAACCCGGTATCGGCTTTGCTTCACAAAAAAGCCGATTCCCTGATGGCTGATGGCAAAGCAAAAAAGCTAGCCGATGTGACTACACTCGGAGCAAAGCTGTCCAGCATTGCCGATAACGAGGAAAACCGGTTTAAGTCCCTTATGCAAGCTTTGGGGCTTTATGTCATCGTCGGCAATAGCGAGGAAATCGCCAAGTTAGAAGGTGACATTAGCAAGGCCAAAGACGCGCTTGTTAAGGCTGGCTTTCCAGAGGACAGCGATATTGTAAAATCGGCAATTAAGGGGTTATCGGCTGAACTTGAAAAGTCCCGAAAATCCACCAAAGACAATCTGTCTGATCTGGCAAACTTTTTTGGCGTGAAGCTCGCCAAAAATCATGCCCCTTATGCCTCTACTGGTGATTTAGCTATGCGTCGGTATGCTGCCGGTGACATCCAAAAAAATGACTGGCTGATTAAAGACGGAGATAAAACCGCTATCGTGTGCCATAGTTCTACACTGGCAGACGAGGTATTAGCGCCCTTTAACGTCAAGCCCGGCAGCGAAAATTATCTCATGTTCGTGTATAACGGGGATTTACAGTATACCTCCGTCACTTCCAACGTCCCCGGCGAATCGGAAAAAATCGCTACTATCACGAATTATCCTCAAACCTATCTTGAGGTAAAGCCGCTACGGTTTGAATTGGACAGCTTAAGCGGTTTTGAAAAGACCTGCGTTTTGGCTTTACGAGGATTAAAGGCTACCGATGCTGCCGCCCAAAAAATCGCCCGTAATGGCTGGCAATCGAATTCCCGTATTGATGGGCAAGCGAAAATCGGAGTTAAGCGCGTTACCCGCACAAACGGTTAATTCTTCCTCGCCTCGCCTTAAAGGGACAGAGTATAAGCTGCTCTGTCCCTTTTGCTTTGTCTCAACTTTCCCCCCAGGTATGCCGCCGATAGATGGAGCAGGGACAGGGATAAATGACTAAGCCAGTGAGGATTATATTAAAGCCATGTAGAACAGTAAAACCGGAAAAAGCCGATTTACCTCTGTGCGTTCGTACAAGCCCCTACACGCGTTTTTAGGTCATTTAGGTATGATATGACCTAAAGTGAATATAAACGGCTATATTGCTCTTGAAAACCGGCTTAAATGGCAAGCTAGAGGGAGTTGAGAAAGCCCCAAACTCTCAACGATCCACTACCGAAACATTTATGACACCATAAAATCATAAAATCAATAAATAACTTCACTACCAAAGCGATTCAACAAATACTGACAGTTTTCCCCGTAATTTTGTCAGGAATTATATTTAACTGCATACAGGAGGATTAAAATGGCTACACTTGTGCAATTTATACTGGATGATAGAAATATTGAGGAATTACGTAACAAGCTTGATGAGCTATTGGCTAAGAATGGAATGAGTGATGCTATCGGCTTAATTGAGCCTATTTCTGACATTGAGGCCCAACAAAAAGCAAAGCAATGGTGGGAGACTACTAATAAGGATGCTTGGCATATAAACCCGGATATGTAATTATCGCTTCGCTCTTTATGGGGTGAGCGAGGTAATAATTATTTTTTGGAGGGTTGAAATGGAAATAATGTGGCCTACGGTATCTTATGGGACTTTGGTAGCTTGGAGGAGATATACCTGGTATTTTGGTAGAAACTCAGGGATGACGCTTCAATGGCATCGGCTTGGTTTAACTGTGGTTATAACTGGAAATGGATGTGAGAAATGAATTGTCATCGTTGTGGTGTATGTTGTACGCTTATATCCATTAGCTCACCTATACCTGGTATGCCTTTGGGCAAACCGGCAGGAGAAATGTGTATCCATTTAGGGCAGGATAATTTATGTAAATTATTTGGTCATGTAGAACGACCATTGATTTGTTCTTCTTTCAAAGCAGAAGATTTTGTTTGTGGTAATAATGCGGCTGAAGCTGCTGTCAATATTAACTTTTTGGAAAACTACACTAGGAGCTAGAAATGTTAAAAAAATTCATTGAGATATTTGGTGATGTAATTTGTGCGTGGTGCGGAAAAAAACTGGGTACATGGGATGGTGAAGGTACTTCCCACGGAATCTGTAGTGATTGTGACAAGAAAATGGGAGTGTGACATGACAGATGATGAAATGTTTATCTGGATGACCAAACAAAACGCTAAACAGCTAATTCGGGTTTTCATTCGCTGGATCGGTTGTTTTAGTGGCTGTCCTAAACACGCTATTATCAGATTAACCAGTTTTGAAAAGGAATTGAAAGATGACTAAGAAAACTCAAGAGGAATTGGTTGAAGCACGAGCTAACTTTCAGAAGCTTATGGAATTGGCTGAACACGACCCATTAGGGGCTGTAGCCCTGGAAGTACCTAGCTTTTCATTAGCCTCCTTCACCAGGATTGAAGCATTGGCTGAAGCTACTGGATTAGGTGGTACACCTTATATCCATTTTGCAACCTTCGATAAATGGATTGAACGTGGTTATTGTGTTCAAAAAGGCCAGAAAGCAGTTACCTCTGTAGTAACATTTATCGTTGTAGAAAAGGATGGTGAAAAGAAAAAACGGCCCTGGTCGTCCCATTTATTTCACATCTCTCAAGTAGCGGAGTTGTAAAATGGATATTGCTGAAAAGTTGGTTGAATACCCAAGAGTAATCAATCCTAAAAATATAGAGATTATTGCAAGAGGACGGACATTTCCGGCTTGTCTCTATACAGATAAGATTGATGAAACAGAAACTCTTTACATTGTTGGAGAACGATATTTTTTGAACAAAAATAAACCATGTCGCTTTGTTGATGATGGTAATGACATTTGGTTTATCGCCGCTTACAAAGATTTGCCAATTGAGGAACAGTTTAAGAAATACCATCCTTTTGGGGCAAATGTTATTCTAAAAAAAATATCGGCAGAAATGGCTAAACAAATTGGGCTATCACTGACAGAAGTAAAAATATATTTCTTGGAGGTAAAATGAATCAGCTTAGATTGGCTTTAGAGAAAAAGGATTTTGTCGGTTATGTTGGGGGAAATGGTTGTCTTAATTGTGGCCGAAAACTTCCCGAAAAAGTGGAGTTCAAAGCCGATGATAAGAAGTTCTGTTGTGTCGCTTGTGTCATTGCTTATCGAGCCAAGCAGAACAAAATTTAATATCCGCTTTTGCTCCATTGAAAAAACAGTGGGGCAAGAGGAGGTATTAAAAATGTTTGAATCAATCGTTCATCGGCCTGATTTGAAAAGAGTCAAGCCAGTTAAAAATACAATGTGGAAGGGCAAACAATGTCACCGGAACAACAATACGGGTTCAAATGGGAAAAGCGAATCAAAAAGATTTTGGAAACGATGGGCTACACGGTTGAAATCCATCGTAGCTGGAATGATAAAATAGACTTGGTTATTGATTCGGCTTGCCTCTTACACGTCAAAGCGGCAAAAGCAAAGAAACACAGTAATGGCAAGGTAGTGAGAAATAGATACCAGTTTAATTTTCGTATGGTGGATAGTGGGCATGTGATTCTTGCTATATGTGATGCTGAAGAGCCAACCTTTTTTGTTATTCCAATCACTGAACCGAAATTATCTCTAAATGTAACATCCGGCAATCCGGTAGAATATACCGGTTGGGCTAAGAAGTACAAAAATAATTGGGGATTATTAGAGCACATTGTTGCTCAATCCAAAGTGGAAGAAAGGGTATTTTAATAATGGAAAACGAAGCTTTACGCTACTTGGCAACCGCTTTAATCTGGCTGGCAGTATGGCTGGCGAGGAAGAAATGAAAATAGAAACTGTTCAAATGGTCAAGGACTTAATCTATTCCGGCAGGGGTTGGAGTCTTAATGATATTAAGATGGCTTTGATAATCCATGAGGGTATGCCTAATAACTGGGATACTCGCCAGAAAGCCAGCCAACTGGAACAACTTATTGTTCGTTTCAAAAATGCTCGTGCTGAGAGCTACTTTGAACAAATGAACTATCATCGCTGGCAAAGGATGAATAATCTTATTACTCAAAAAGTTGTAAATGGATTAGCTGTCACCCAGGCCGAAAAGATTCATTGCTGTCGAGCTTTGTTAAAAGCTGAAATGTTTGTTTATGAGGAGGTATCATGTCAAGAGTTAAAATCGTAAATCCAAACATAATGAGGGACGGTTTAACTAATTTGAGCGAATCGGTTAAACCGGCTCAACCCGCTTATGAGAGAGGAATCGTTTTGGGGATAGTAACTGTGCTAATGGCTCAAGGTAAATCGTTTGAGCAAACAGTTGAATTTCTTAAACCCTATTTACCCAAAGATTTACGTATTTCTTCTATTCCTGTATCCTGGCAAGAGGAGTTTGAAAAATGCTTAAAAAGCTGACTGTAATTAAGGATGTAAAACTGGTCATTGAGGGTATGCCTTCAATCTGGATGACCGGCGAGGAGATTCTGCTGGAATTGATACTGACCAATGATCTAACTCTGGCGTTTATGGCTAACCCCTATTTCATTCATATCTGTGAAGAACTGGGGGCGACCCATTGGGAAGTAACGGATGTGCCTGTGCAAAGCACATTACCTAAGTTTCCGGCTAATTTTTATGGGCCAGTAACTTATCATGGAGGTGACTAAATGACTCTGGAAGAATTTTTGGATAGTGAACTAAGTTTGCAGGACATTTTTAATCAAACCTATGAATTAGTCGGCCAATTGTGCTATGACTGGCCTATATGGGAAATTGATTACAAAGATTCCAACTATTTGTGGAATGCCTATGATCTTTACCCCAACTATTTGCAAGACAATATAACTGGGCGGGTGTCATTACGACAGGCAATTGAGTTTGATGTAACAGAGTTTGTGCTGGATTTTTATAACACAGTTCAGGCCATTGTGGAAAAGTATAGCCGGGTCTGTTTTCATTCTAACTCTAATCCCTATAAATCGATAACCACTTGTCAAACTGTTCAAACTAAAGACTATGGCATGTATACCTGGACGTATGAAAACGGAATGATTCATTTTTATCTGGTGTAAAAAAGTCTGAACGTGGACTTTTATTTATGTAAATAGGAGGATAAATGTTTATAGGTAAGCACGTATTAGAAATTGAAAACGTTGGAATCTCTCTTGGTTCTTCAACCGGCGCGGGTTTGTATTGCAAGAATCATGATCTGCTAGTCACCCGAAATGGAATAGTAGTTCTCGAAACTGAATATTATGAAGTAGCCAATGAAAAGTACCTGGCTGTTGAGGCTGAACTGAATCGGCTCGATACCATTCTTTCTCTCAAACCTGGTCAGAAACTTGAAGAGGGAATTATCCGGTATGTAGGAGCTACCGACGACAGAATTGCCATGTACAGATTCGGTTTTGTATATGATGAAGCTAACCACCAAAGCTGGTACATGACCACAGTAATGCCAAAAGAACACTTTAGACAACTTAGGAGAAAATAATGCTATATGTGTACTTCTGTAGTTTCATAAATAGCAAGGGAATGGGGTTTGGCCGTTGTGAATATAACACTGACAAACCTATAACCAGTGTTGATAGTGTTGAGAAAATGGAAGAACTCATAAAAGTAGGTAATAAATTCGATGGAGTCTCTGTCATTAACTTTCAGTTATTAAAAGAGGAACAGGAAAATGAATCAGTTTGATTATGTGGGCAGAGATGTCATTACTGATTTTCTAGCCGTTTCAGTACGTGATTTACGTCCAGCCAATGATGGTGAATATGTAGAATTACCCAACACAGGTGGCAGCGACTATTCCGGTGATACTACTACAATTGCTAATTACAAAACATTATTGGTTGACTATGCTGATCTATTAGGTAAGTCAATGTGGAAGATAACGGGCGGGCATTACACATATGGGTTGGTCTTCTACTGGCCTTCATTAACCACCGAACAACAAGTACAATTGGAAATATTGGATAATGCTCTGGAAGATTATCCTATCCTGGATGAGATGGAATGGGCAGAGGTTGAAAATGATTTGGTTGATGAAGCCTGGGATAGCTGGCTAGGGAGTGACATCCAACGTCATTTGAACAAACTCTTTTGGAATGAAGTATCCGGTTGGTATGTGGAGTTTGACAATACCCCGGCTCTTCGCGAAATGACAGAGGCGTTTATGGATAAGCGAAACTTCTGTTACGAGTTTGAGACAGCCGGAAATGTTCACCTGGACATTGAAAGATTGTTTCCTAATGCCTACACACTTTATTCTTCGCCCTCGATGGTGAAAGCCGACAAGACCATTGAAAAAGAGGCAGCGTAGGGCAATCGTACAGCAACAATGGGCTATGTGTGGTACACTTAATACTTCAGGAGGATAATATTATGTCAGTAGTAAGAAATGGCAAGCAAGCCAAAAATTCACGGCGCAAGATAGTTTTAGCTCGTTTAGAGGAAAATGTCAGTACAGAACATGCTACTCATCGGTATCTCGGTGAACAAGTTTACCCCAAACTGGATGATCATGACATTGCCAGAATCAAACGAGAAATCGCTGTTTTACGCCAACGTATTTTTTAATTAACCTGTCTGTTCCTCATTTACCGCTTCGCGTGGTGGTAAGTAGGGAACGGAGAGATTTAATTAGTCATTAGGAGAAAACTCATGGAAACCGTAAAAGTACCAAAATATCATTTCAAACAACGAATCACTCAGCAATATAACAATGTGCCTCTGGCAATCCTGAGAGAGCTAATTCAAAACTCACGTGATGCCGGAGCAAAGAATATGTGGTTTGAATTTGAGGATGGCAAGTTCATCTGCAAGGATGACGGCCATTCAATGACCGAGGCCGAGTTCAGAGAATATTATCTCAATCTCGGCGGCACTTACAAACGAACGGACAGCATTGGTGGTTTTGGAGCAGCAAAAGAATTGACTTTTGCTGCCGATAAGTGGACAGCCATAGGCCGTAATTTCATTTGTAATGGCGAAGGATGCCATTACGATATTTCCCCCTTTCCCCCCCAAAACGGTTTTATCTTAGCCGCTTCTGATTCCTCTTACACCAAAAGCCGATTTGAATCGATGCTGTGGCATATCTGCCGTAAATCGGTTTTGCCCCTTACTATTTGGTTGGATGGTAAAGAAGTCTCACAAGGTAGAAAGTTACGAGCTAATCAAATGTTATGGGACTTTGGTTTTGCTCGTTTGTATTCCCCCCGTAAGGCTGATTTTCCAGGTGAAAACGTTGGCTACAAAGTCATTCGGACTAAGGGGCTAATGACTCGCGAAGAATATATCGGTGGTGACTTTATTGTTTACCTGGAAATTGACGATCCGCTAAAGATTCTCACCGAGAACCGTGAATCAATCCGTGAAGAATACGCCAAAAAGCTTAACGAGGAAATTCAAGCTCTAATTAAACGAGGCTTGGAGCGAAAAGCCGAAGTCAAGCAAATAACGCTGTATGGTATTCCAAAGAAGCGTTCTTATGTTCCATCATCTAATAACGGGCATGGGTTAGCTTACAATGCTGCCGGGGATGTTGTATCTGCTTACAACGAAGTGGAGTATGAAAGTGAAGTAGGGAAATGGCCGGTAGCACCTGATGAGCCAGGAGATGAGGAATCCGTTGACGAAAATCCCATTGTCTCAGAACTGGATGCTAAAGCTTTACAAACCATCGAAACTGCCCAAACAGAAATGGGAATGATGAAGTTTGCTCACAAGCAGCTTCAACATTGGCAGTACCCATTTGCGATTGTGGAGGACGGTCAAAAAGCCGTCCAGACTTTCACCAGGGAAGGTACATTGACTGAGAAAGCAAAAAAAGCGTTGACCATCGCTCTAACCCTCAACAAAATGATTTGCTCAGAACTGCACATCCAAGTGCCCATTCCGGCACTCTTGTTCTCCAATAGTGAAAATGGGGTTCATACGACTACCGGGCCGTATGAATTGATTGGCTATGACCCTGATATTCTGGTGGGGGAAAAGACGTTTGAAGGAACGCCATTCGGAGTCCTGGAATTGGTTATTCACGAAATAACGCACCACTATCACAGTGACCATTCCCAAACCTACGAAACAAAGCGAATGGAAATCGCCCGGCAAATTGGGTCAAAGGTCGAGGCTTATTTGATGGTAATAAAGGGGTTACAAAATGCTTGAATGGTGGGTACACTCAACAGCAAAACCAACTAATCATCGGTCAAAAGTAGGGCCATTTCTTTCTGTTATAGAAGCGGCTCAATACACTCAAGAGTATAGACCGGCTGAACAGTGGAAGAAAATATCCATTACCGGAAGAACCGCAAACTATTTTCGATTGTGGACAATTTTGGGTGATACACCGGTTAATGAGGCTGAGGAAATTGAGATTGATTTTCTTAACTTTCCTAAAGGCACACACCGAGAAACTATCTGGCATTGGTTTGAGGAAACTTTCAACGTAGTTATCAACGACAAAATGGAGTTAGAAAATGCTTAAAGATGTCCTGTTAGCCCATAGGCTCTATAAATCCCAAGAAATTCATTTAGCTGCCTTTGTCATTCGGGATTTGCCGGAAACAAAAGAATTGGGCTTGGATAATTTAGCCTGGGCGGTTTATAACGATTCTTGTCCTACGGCTGGTGATATAAAACCGATGTTGAAAGAACTATTAAATTATCACGGCCTATCATGGGAACAAGCCGAAAGTAACTACAAAGGAGAATGATCATGTCTGCTGAGTTTGTAAAATTTACTGATGATACACTGGAAAACACAAAAAAGTTAGCTGAAGGAGTAAAGGGTATTAAATGTGTTTATGTTGGTTCACCATCGGGAGTGCCGGTAGCTCACCAGATGGTTCATTTAACTGAAGTGTTGGAAGCTTTAGAGAACATCCCCCCCATTGTAAAGTTTGGTGGTTGTGAAGTATACGCCAACCAGTATGCCAATTATTTTGTCAGAGATGTAAGTGAAAAGGTGATCGGCTTTATCCGCTATACTCCTGAACAAGAAACGCATACTCAATTTTGGAGTGCTGAGGGATTCTGGCGCAGCCAGCTAGCCCAAAGCAAAGAGGATAAATCCATTTTGCCAATCCTTGCGGAAGCTGAAAAAATCCCCTTAACCGGTCATGAGATGAATGACATCGAAGGCTTGCTCAGGCAAGCTTATCGAGCCGGAGCTAATTCCTGGTTTGGAGAAGAATGATTATGGCAACAATTTACACCCCCAACGGCCCTGAAGAATGGTCCGACAACGATCTTCGTTTGCACGTTTACCGAGCATTAAAGATAGCGGCTGAAAGAATCGGGTTCAACGGCTGGAAAGCCGAATGTAAACGGCGCAAGCTGAATCCGACTGAAGCTGTTCAGCAAACGTTTTTTGTGTGGGTTAAGGGTTATCCACATTCTGACCCGCGCTCTATGAAAATGGTGGTTAAGCCTCGTTCAATCTACACACCTACCGAGGCGCATGAGGAAATCATAGAGGCAATGAGTAAAGTCCTGAGTGGTGAGTTAAGCCCAAATGATGCTATGCTTTTATTACATCGTGGTGATATTTTAGAAATGAGGACAAAATGAAAGCTATACTAATTGTTGAAAATGACACGGTAATCCATGAGCTACTTGTCCCCAATGGTGAAGTAGATTATTGGGGATCAGTCATTGGCCGGTGGGGTGGTGAAACAATTGAGCCACAAGATAACTCTCACGTACCATTCTATCCAGCTAAAATCCCACCGGATATGGCGACTATTCAATGCTTGAATCGGTTTTACCCCCAAGCTGAAGTCAAATGGTTGGTTGACAATTCTTATGTGCTGGAAGCGTGTGTTACTTTGAGTCAGCACCCGAAACACTTTCAATACTGGTACAAAAATTCTACGATGGAATGGCTCAAACGATGTAAACATTGTGCTGGTGATTATGATATGTTGGAAAACTTGGGCTACAAACCGGCTGAGAAAGTCTACATCCATTTAGAAGGCTGTCCGGCTATAAGAACAACGGGATTGTAATGCACCGGTTAAGGTTTATAATCCGCAATTGGTTTATAGTCATGTGGATCGAGTTCTTATCAATGAGGCAGAAGGAAATAAAGAAATGATTACCAAAGATGAAATTAAATTCCAAAACGATTTTTTGAGAGTGCAATTTAACGGCGATATGGTTGAAGATAGACTTGATGATTTTAATTCTATCACTCGCCGGGAACTGGAACATTACGTCGAAACCCACCAGGAAACATGGGTTGGCAAAATCAACCTGTACGGCAATGACACGGCTGACCTGGTAAAGTTAGGTCCAGGGGATTTTATCTACAATTTTCAATATAACTATGCTGTGCCGTTTAATGACGAATGTTTGCGGCTTATGGTCGATCAGCGTAAAGAAGCACCTTACACCGGCACTCAGCAAGACTTGGTGTTTATTGAAGCTATCATTAACAGAATCTACCAAATCAACGGTATCTTACTCAATTGGGCATAGGAGAAGAAAATGTACGATTATCAACTGCATGTAGAAAAAGCCAAGAAAAGTTTAGCCGAAGCGGAGAGACATGCGGCACTCATTCAAAAAGCCACGATTCTTCTTCCACCTGGTTTGCCTATAAATCGAATACATCCTCATACCTACAAGGGGGATGTATCAATTGAAATGGCTGTCGATGATAGAAATCAAGTATTACCTTTGGCCAAAATCACCGGCGCAGTACCATTAGTTGTTTATAAGGATAGCTGTACAGCGTTATTTCCGGCTGAAAAACTAACGGATCGGGGGCGAGAACGAGGCAAGTATTTTGAGTTTTCCCCATCTATTTGGTGGGAAGCCGAGTATCATTATTGGTGGGACGGTTCAACCCATGCTCAAGCTATATGGTATTTTAAGCTTGAGGATTTAATGGTTAAAGCTGAATGTATTATTACTAAAGACCCATCCAGAATTTGGGAGGAGATTGTCAGAAATAACCAGCAGCAAATAATGAGTCGCATGTGGATATTTGAAAACTTTCCAGAAGGTGAATTGATTCGATTTGCTTCGGGTGAGCGTAGTAAACCAGGTAAACAGGTAAAATACAATTTGAGGGGGGAAGAATGGGAGTAATAGGCATAATTCTAAACAGAGAAGAAATAAACAAAATGCGCTATCCAGTTGTAGTAGAAATGTGGAGTAAAGCTGTTGGGGCATCTGCTTATGGTAGTATTCGCCGTAAATTTCATGCGGAGTTTACCGAACCGGAACGAATCAAAGCCCGTAAAATCCACAACACATTTTATAGATGGTATCTTAAAACGGGTACTCCCCAACAACTTGTAGTTAAATTAGATGCAAAGGAAACTTATAATCCACAAGATGATTTACCCATTGATCCTATACCAATTCAAAACACAAGCCAGTATGCGTATTTGTGGACAATAAGCACTTTCCATTTAGCTCGTAGGTTAATCAACTTTTTTGGTACATTATAAAGGGAGAATGATCATGTCGATTCCACGCAAACAAACCAAACAACAGAATAACCGTAACAAACGGCGGCAAGCGGCTCGGCAGCGTTACGCCAAGTTTCATTGGAATTTGAAACATCCCTCCACCAAGCCGGAAGAATTGGAAGAGAAAAAAGACCAGAAGCAAGAGGAAATTGCTCATCAACCCATTGAGCCGGTTACGGCTGCACCTGTTATCGTTCCAAAATCCCGGCAGAAGGTGTAAAATGAAAACAAAACAACAAGTAGCTGCTGAACAGGCTACCGGCTGTTCAGGTGCGGGTGATTATGCACTTTGGGCCAAACAACAAGGCTATCCTTTTTGTCAGGTATGGGATTGGACTTCGAGTGCCGGTGACTGGACATTTTTGGTCAGCCAGGACGGAAACGAATGGTTCTGGATGACCCAAACAAATAACTTCCCTTTTTCAGGATTCACCCGAACCATTGATAAATCCCATTCCTATACTGGCTCATGGGAAGAAGTTCAGAGCCAAATAACAATGGAGTTTCTTCGCCTCACTGGACCGACAACCGCAAAAGAAAAATGGCTGTTGGCTTGTGAATGGGATGAGGTTGATCCCAATGAAAAGTTTGTTGTCTTTTCAGAAGGAAACCCCTACCTATGAACACAGAAATTGAAGCTGAGTTATGGGCATTGGATGAAATATACACCAAAAGAGGTCATGATATTAGCACGTGGACTGAGTTTAACATTCAACAGTTTGCTTCATCTCAAGCATTGTATAAGCTGCATAAGTTCATTTACGACAATCCCGGCCAAATTAAGAAATACATTTCCCTGGTCAGGCTGGCTAATTTAACCAAAAAGCAGCTTTTAGAAATGCTGCCGGAAGCTAAAAAATCGTCCAAACGAATCACTCTATATAGACAAGTCCGAGCTAACTGGGAGAAGGAAAATGCCTAAAATTGTCGTTCTAAACGAAAACACGCTTGGCTATCTGTTCAACATAGATGAGTTTTTGTGGTTGGGTATTTTAGATGGCAGCGTTATTCGTGGCGGGCATAGTTGGTTAAATGGTCCTGTTGCTGTTATTCAGCCTATTGATAAAATTAGACCAGCCACCCAAAAGGATTTCAAAGAGTATCGAGTATCACCAGGAGAGTATTTCTAATGGGTCGCTATCGGGTTGATATTAAAATAGATACATTTCCCAAATCAAAGAATTATGGAAAGGCATTTTGGTTTAGTATCCACGATAAAGTAAAAAATAAATCAGTAGCCAATTCTATTATTGATGATCTGGACATGTATTGCCGAGCCTACAAAATAAAAAGAGGTGAAAATGACAAGACTATCGTTCAAGCAAGTAAATGAAGAGTTTGATCGTATCAGAGAAATAGCCCCTCTGTATGATCTTCGGCTCAATGATAGCCGAGTGGGGGGCTGTATGATTGTAGAGCTACAAAAACAGGGTAGTTCCGCTTCCAAGCGGCAAATATTTAGTGGTGATTTGAAGGAATGTTCAGCTTGGATAGCCGGTTTTATGGCACATTTCTATGCCATTGAAACGAGGGTGAAGAATGAAATGAAGAGACGTGAAAAAGAACGTGACAAACTAAAAATAGAACTATATGTAGCTATTGAGGAATATCCTTTAGTAAGGTTTAGCCAAATAAATAAAGCAATGACAGAACTATCTATAGGAATCGGTACACTGAAGTTTGTATTGGGGAGGGATGTTGAAAATGTGGAATCTTGAATTTCAAAACGGTGATGATCCCATGCAAATGGCTGAGAAGTTGGAATTAGCAGGATATACTAAAGAAGAGTGGGGGGGTGAAGAAGTATTTATAAAACAAGTTGGTGGCTTGCTGCTTAGGTGGCAGCTTGAGGAAACGATCATCATTGAAGTGCTTCGTATTGGCGGGGCGCTGATTGGCAACCAGCAAGTTTGCATCGTACATTTTGATAGCAGTTTTTATACTGATCCGGTAAGCAAATTTGAAGACGCAATTCTCGATATGTACAAGACATTAGAGGGGTTATTATGATTAAGTTACAAGATTTCCCAAAGCAAGAGCATGTTAAGAGAGCTTTGGAAGTAGCAATGGTGGGGAAGCACTCTATTACTCTGATTGGCTCACCAGTGTCCGAAGGGAGAGAGCTTGTGGAATGGCTCAGGTGGTCTAAATACCCCACCCCTGCATATTTTGTTTCCCCCTGCCCATGTGGGTATTTCGGTTTTCCTTCCAGGGAATGTACATGTTCAATTTCAATGGTGGGCCGACATCAAGCTAAGTATCTTAGCCGGGACACTGATATTTATGTTACCCTCAAAGAACTGTCCCCTGATGAAATAATAAACTTCATGCGGAACAAAAACCGAAATGAGGAAGAGGAGAAGGTTTATGAGCGAATCAAGTTAGCCAAAGCAATTGAAGCCCCCAGGCCGCTTGAATTAACCAGCACCGATTGGAATCTGCTGAAATCGGCTGTTTCACAACTCAATCTAAGTTTCTTTCAGGTTAAACAGATTCTTGTAGTTGCAAAGACCATTCAGCATATGGCATTAGTCTATAATACTGAGAGTTCATTCATGCCGTACCTGGCCGAAGCTATTCAGTATAGGCCAAAGGTAGGATAAAATGGGTTTTCCAAGATCGAGGCAGCAAGCCAGCGTATGGCTTTATAAGTTAGATAACCAATGGTCGGCTTATCTGATGATTCCGAACCAAAAGATTCTAAGCACAGATAGTAGAAGTTTCTCAACAACTCAAGGGTATATCCCTGGCGAAGCGAGACAGGTTGAATGGGAGCAGCTACCCAAGGAAGCCCAAACCATTTTCTTACCGGCTCTAAAAGTATTTGGGTTAGATGAAACAGCATGGGGACTTCATAAACTGCCAGAGTGGGAAGAGGCCAGGACCATTGGGGGCTATATCATTCTCAAAAAGCGCACCAAAATGCGCCGGGGCAATTTTAAGATAGTTCACCCTGATGGAAAGGAGGTTAAATCGGAATCACTTGTCGAAGCTGTTGAGTATGTTGAAAATCATCTACAAAGTATTAAAGATTCTAACTAGGAGTTAAAATGGACGCTACTGAAAAACGTATGTTTTTGATCGTTGTGTTTCTGATTACATCGTTGGTTATCTCATCAATGATAGCCTGTGGTGGATCAGGAAAAGACAATGTAAAACGGGTTAAAGCTACCCCCATGTGTATTGCTTTTTGTAAGTGATGAAGATAATCTGGTTTATGCCACTATTGGTTGTATTTTTGTCTGTTGCGTGCGACTGTGAGCCAGGTGATCCGGCTCGCAACCCATGCCAAATGAGTCAAATTGAAATCCTGCAAGTAAAATGGAGCTACTATGTTAGCCACTAAAAAACTGAATAATATTAAAAAAGAAGTCGGGCGGGTTAATCACATCTGGATTTTTGACCGATCCGGCTCAATGAGTTGGGTAATCAAACAATTAGTTGAGGATATGATTGAATTACAACGTGTTCTCAAGCCGGATGATACCCTTAGTGTTGGCTGGTTTTCCTCTGAAGGGGAATATAACTGGCTCATTAAAGGGTATGTAGTTGGTTCAATTGAGGGTGGGGTTGAAAAGCTGCTCAGAGCCAATAACACTTCATTGAACTTAACCTGCTTCAGTGAAATCCTGATTTCTACCAGCCAAGTGCTTCAGAATTTGAGCATTTTTAGCCCCCAGTTCTCCCTCATTTTCTTCACTGATGGTTATCCGGTAGTATCGAATTATCAACAAGAGGAAAATAACATCTTCAGAGCTATTTTTGACGTTGCCCCCGACATTGATAATTCTTTGCTCGTAGGGTATGGTGACTACTACAACAAACCTCTTTTAGTTCGGATGGCTCAGGCGTTTAATGGCGCTTTGATTCACTCATCTGACCTGGATTCCTACAAAGTCCAAAGCCGGACTTTTTTGGAAAATTTGACCCCCATGCAGCCAGTAGATTTGGATGTTGACACCGAGCGCATCTATTTTACCCAAAAAGGAATGGTGACAGCTATGCCTGTTTTGGAAAGACACACATTTGTGCCAACCGGGGTGAAAGAAGTTTTTTATGAAACTGATCGAATCATGGTGCAATACGAGCCACCTTATGAGGCATGGTGTGCTGTAGCTGTCATTGCTCTTCAAGAAGCCGATGTTGAAAAAGCTATTGAAATGCTAGCAAAAACCGGCGATGTGTATTTGCTGGATTTAGCCAACAATGCCTTCACCAATCAAGACTTCGGCCAAGCGGAAAACGCCATTCGGGATGCTATTCAATATCCAGCCAAGCGTTTCCTAAGCGGTAAGGATTACAACTACCTCCCGGCTGATGACGCATTTTGTGTCTTGTATTTGCTGGAACTACTTCAGCAAGACAAAAACGCCATGTTCTATCCCTACGACCCAATGTTCCATTACAAACGCACCGGGAAGAAGTCTAAGCAGCTTCCCGGCTATCCTCAATTTATCAAATCGGATGCTAATCCGGCCATTCCCCTGGAAGATTTGGTTTGGCATCAAACCAGAGCAAACATATCAATTCGCTGCCGGATTAACGGAGTAGTTGATATTGGCAAAAATGAGGTAGACTTGCCACCACACTTCTACACTCACATTTATCGCAACTATACTATCGTTAAAGATGGTAACTTGAATGTGACAATGCTGCCGGTATCTACTTCCAAACGAGTATTTGATGTTTTGAAGAAACACAACCTGGTCATGGGGAAATGGGAAAGCGGAAAAATCTACGCTGTTGACCTAGCCAAATTGCCGATCATTAACAAGGTCATCGCCAGAGGGTATAAGTCAGCAACGGCCCTATGTGAACGAGTCATGAGTGAAACTGAGGTCGAAGCGGGTTTGAAAGTCTACCGCCATTTTCTGAAGGAATTGCTACCGGAGAAACAAATTGAAGGGTATAAGCCAGAGCAGCAAATTTTCCTGAAAGAAAGAGGCATTACTTACAACGGCTACAACCCGCCCACTGAGGATGAACCGGCTCAGGATTACTACTATGCCAAAGAGTTCAAGGTTGAAGTAGAAGGAATGAAATCATTGCCTTCGGTAAAAGAAGTTATGGAGAAAATGGAAGACGGTAAGAAACTCACAGGTCGCCAAGATTTACTCAGACCATTCATTGCCGATTTTCAGCTTCATGCAGACGATAAGATTCCCTGGCTACAAGACCACATCGAATCAGCCAAAACGGAACTGTGGAATTTGCGGCGATACATTCAAAGAGCCAAGTTTGCCGTTATTGTCGGTAAGACATGGTTTGATGAACTAAAAGAACGGGAATGTGTTTTTGAGGGATGTTCATTATCATTCAAGGATAACACGAAAGTGGAATACTAATGGAAGAAATATGGAAAACAATTCCCAAAAACGCTTGACTTAATGCCTAGCCAGGAGTAAACTGATGTCTGACTGTGTGTACTACGCTCTAAACCAACATCTTAGATGGCTTAGGGTAAGTCCGGTTAGGGTATTTGGGGTATATAACCAGGTACGCTTTCTATCCGGCCATAAATGGAACGATGATACTTTTGCCGGGGTTGTACCTTACATGGCCTTCCAGCTTGCGAAAATTTATGATGACCTGACAGCCATTGTGGAGCGTAACCCTGACTTTGACCTGTTGGCTCAAGCTAACACAGCAGAGAAAAAGTTCATGGGGGACATGGGGACAAGCCCCATTACCCCTGGCCCTGGTGTTTATTGTGGTTATTTTTCAGCCCATGCTATCTTCTGGTCACATGAACAAATGCCGATTGGGGATACATGGGTATTATCAATTAAATTCAGGAGGTTAAAAAATGACTGAAGTATTGACGGTTCAAATTAGAGTTTTGTTTCCAAATAACGCTACCCATCACGCTGGTGAATCGGTAGACGTTCCGGCCCATGAGGTTCTTCGAGAAAATGACGACCTGGCCTCAATGTCGGATGCTACCCTGGTTCACCGAGTAGAGGCGTATCTGGATTTGCCGGAAGGGACGATGCACGGCATGATCGTGCAACGGCCTGAAGCCGGGAACATTCTCATTACTGCCAAGACCCGATTCGGCAATTTTAGTTGTGGGTACTGCGGAGCTACTTTTAGAAACTACCTGGACCTTCGCAATCACTTGACAGTGAATCCCACCCACAGCATCTAATGTTCCAGTTTTCCAGAACATCTTGACAAAATGGGTGGTTCGTAGTACACTAAGACTATCGTTCAACGGCAAGGGCGAACAAACACCAACAGCAAAAGTTTTTTAGCTCTTACTGCACAGAACGTTACAGGATGGCGCGTTGAAAGGTAGGATTGACCGACTACCACAAATGCTGGATAAGAATGGTCGTTAAACATTAAACCCCAGTCACATCCGAAACCTTAAAAATCATTAACCGTTCGACTCTGGCAGCTTACAAACAGTATGGGTTCGATTCCCATATTCCAAGCTTCTTGGAATTAGCCTAATGGTAGGGCAACAGTCTTTCAAAAACTGTCTAAAAAATGCAGCTTTCAGTACATGGAACGGTTGATACATAATGTGGGGTAGAGCAGAGGTAGCTCGTCACGCTCATAACGTGAAGGTCGTGAGTTCGATTCTCACCCCCGCTACTATGGCCTCCTAGCTAAAAATGCAATTGAAAGTAACCTAATCACAGAACGAGTTTCTCGTTCAACCTGGGGTACTTACAAACAATGGACAAAGCGTCAGTCTTAGGAACTGAAGAATCCTGGTTCGATTCCAGGGGAGGCCACTAATTCGTTCAACTCTAATGGCGAACAAACTTATGGTGCAGAGGTAGCACAACAAATTCATACTTTGTCGGTCGCAAGTTCGATTCTTGCTAAGTTTACCAAAAAACCGCCAATAGAACACAGAACGATTAAAAAGAAAACAAAGAGTGGCCGCATTTAGCGGTCATTTTTGTTTAATATACATAAAAGAGGTTAAACGATGGAACAAAATACTGCCAGAAAGTTATTGTTCGACAATCTCCTAAAACTCCCCCACCGAGACTATAATGAATTAGTCCCCCACTTCTCCAAAGCAATGCTTGATGACCCCGATTTTACTTCCAAAGCAATGGTTTATCTGTTTACAACTTCAGTGATTCGAGATCAGCAAGACACGGCTGTTATTGCTCTCTTATCGTCACCAGCCCATTTTGGCCTTCGAGATGCAGGTAAGGCTTTGTTCGGCCTGGACTTCTACAGAACTGCCAACACGACTGGTATGAAGGCTATGCCCCCATTTCGTCTGTTTCGCATCTTGCATTACCTTATGGGGTTTGGCCGGTACAAAGGTCAAAAAGCAATTAGTCCCCGACTGACCAGAACGTTGATGAATGACTACCTCACTTTCCTGGAATCTCATCCTGAGCGTTTTGATCGAGTCATTGCTCTCAATCGGCAAGAGGTTCATGATGCTTATGTCACCTTACATCGCAAACCTTCAGATCGAGTTAAGGCCATTGTGTTTGAAGACAATCCCCCCGAAGATTCCATTTTCTTTGCTATCAAGCAAGTTGGCCGGGAAGCTGACCCAATGGAAAAGGCAAGATTGGCAATGAAATTCAAGTTGCCTTATACCGTAGCTTCGGGCTTACTGCCCAAGAAAAACGCGGCAGCGCATGTGGCTCTCATTGATTTGATGTCGCCCACCGAAGCGGCCAATTCTATCGCCTGGGTAGAAAACTCAGGCGTGCTTGAAATCCCCGAAGTCAAAGCGGCTTTTGCCGCAAAGGTGGCAATGGCTAAGGACGTTACCAGCCTGAAGCATCGAAAAAGTAGTGCATCCAAAAATGAAGCTGTTCAGCAAGCCGTATCTCAGGCCAGAGAAAAAGCTACGAGCGAAGCCAAGAAAATCACCAAACGGGTTTTGCTCAACATTGATCGTTCCGGCTCAATGCGGCCAGCAATTGAAGTAGCTAAGGAATTTGCCGCTTTTTTAGGGGCAAGGCTGGAATCACCTGATTTGCTCTATATGGTGGCTTTTAACGACATGGCTACTCGAATTAAGCCCCGTTCTCTGGCCTTGAGCGATGTTGAAGCAGCTTGCATGCTTATAAAGGATAACGGGGCAACGTGTTTGGGAGTTGGGATTCAGACCGCTTTAGCAGATGGATTTGAACCGGAGGTTATTGTAACCCTCAGTGATTTTGAGGAAAACCGTAGACCCTCGTATTTGGAAATGGCCTCTAAGGTTGATTGCCAGCATGTGTTCATTGGCTTGGGCAACTACAAAGGGTATGCCCAGGCTTATACTAATTCAGTGGAAAGCAAAGGGCATGCGGTATCGTTCTTTCCCTACATGGCTTCAGGACGTAATGACTATTACCTGTTTGAGCAAATAGCGGCTATTTTGGCTGGTCAGGGGAAAAAGAGTTTGGTCCAGGCTATTTTGGATATTGAACTGCCGTATGTGGTGAAGTAAAATGGATACCTTCATAAACTTGACGGTTCTGATTGCGGCAGTTTGGCTTATTCAACAGGGTTTGGTAATGAACACTTCAAACTTTCAATCGGCTCTGTATTTTAAGGTGATTCCATTTTCTATAGGCTTGGCCTGTCTATGGTCAGCCGGAAAACTGTTTGGGTGGATATGAAACTATTTTGGATTTTTTCTTGCATTGCAATGAGAATTAGTGGTGAACATGTTGAAGCAAATCATTTTCCATTTATAACAGAAGGAAAAGATAAAGCAGAGGCTACAACCTATGCTTTGGGGAAAACCTTAATGCAGTATAATCCATCCGACGATTGGGTTAGCCATCAAGTGACTCCATTAGAGATTTCCCCCAAGTGGTTAGTCGATGCGCTAACGGATGAGCAACGGCTAGAACTGTTTTCCAATTATTGCTTCCATTGTGGTTCAAAAAATCTTCCCTGTCAGTGTCAAACGAGGTAAAAATGTATCTAAAATTAGGTCCGTTTGCAATAAACGTTAAAATGTATGAACTGATAATTGTGTGTATGTCCTTAGTTCTTCTCTGTGCTGGCTTAACCGGCATAGTTAGAGCAATAGTACCTCTATTCATAAAATGTCTTTATTAAACGTTCTGAACAAGCTAAGTGAACATATCCCCCAACCATTCTTAGCCCCTATCCCTCAGTCTGAAATAGTCTCCTGCTTTACTTTGCAGGAGACTATTCCTTATTGGTTTCATCTAACCAACCCTCAACCTGGCTGGTGGTGGTTAAAACCGCATAGAAATGAAGCTGTCTTAAACCGGGAAGCTGAACCTCACGAATATCTATCTTACCTCTCACAGTTACCTCGCTGGATCGTCATTGTGATAGAGCAAAACCAGCATGGGGTAGTAGTAGTTCCTTACAATGCCTCAGATGCGACTCAACGCGGCTGGCTTAACTCTGAGCCTCGTTATGTCTATCTCACCAGAAAAGTCCAGCTTCAGACTTTTTCTGTTGTCTGTGTTAGAAACATGGCCGGAACGCTTCTATTTGATGATTTCTATCCTTTAGATATAGAAGTGCAAAAAAAGTTGACAGATGGGGTAAACGAACAAAGGCCAGTAGTTGTGCCAGGCCATTTTAGTGTGGTATGGCAAATCGCTTTCCGGCGAATGGCCGAAGAAAGAGATCGTCAACTAAAAGAAGAAATCGAAAGAAAACGAAAGGAAGCGCAACTAACCGAAGAAGGCCGGATTAGATACCGACTGGAATATGTTGGGGCTGAATTAGTTGAATATAAAAAACGAGGGGAACGATTTGATGTCACTTATGAGTACAATGGAGCAAGATTCACCATGAATGTTAGACCCGACATGAGGATTGAGAGTGCCGGGATTTGTCTTTCGGGTGAAGATTCTAACCATGATCTATCATCCATTGTACTTACTATGGAACGAGCCAGAGAGTTGCACAGACCGGGGATTGAGAGGTATCACCTATGACTGTACCTGAATGGGCAATTGATTACATCCAATATTGGCGGGATATTTTACTTCTACAAGAATGGCAATTTTTTACCAGCCTGACCGATGAGCCATTAGGCGATAGCCAAAATTTGGCCGGAGTGAATGTTCAAGCTGATTATGTCACGGCTCGAATTGAAATAAGGGATGACATTCCGGTTAATATAGAAGAAGCTGATGCACTCGACCAGTACAGATGGAAAAAGACGATCATCCATGAATTGGTGCATGTAAGGCTATATCGAATTACCTGTTTTGTGCAGGACAACATATTTCCCGAACTAGGCCAGTCACTCTATGGGATAATTAGCAGGCAATTTAAGCAAATGGTTGAGCCAACAGTCGAAATTTTAACTGAAATCCTATACAGTCTGAGTGAGGCAAAATGATTATTTTATGCGGTTGTGGCTCAGTTGGATCAAAGATTGCTCTTGAGCTATCAAGTTTGGATAATGAGTGGATACTTATTGACGATGATGAAATTGAGCCTGAGAATGTTCCTGTCTCAGCATATCTCCATGACCAAATTGGTCAAACTAAAGTAATAGCTCTGGCTGAATTGCTATGGCGTAAAAATAGGGTAATCGCCAAACCCTACTCAAAAACACTCAGCCGGAATGTTCACCAAATTTTTCCAGATGGATTGGTAATTGAAAGTTTTGACAATCCGGCAGCAAGGTTGCTTACCATCAACCCATTTAAGCATGCAGACCATCCGGTAATTCACATCGGCGTAGATTTAGGTGAAGTAGGCTCAGTAGTTTGGGATGTTCATTACAGGTTGCCGGAGATTGATTTCAACCGAGGTAACAACCCCGTTTGCACGAGGCAAGCCGGGGCTAATATCATTAGGTTTACTGTTACCATAGCGGTTTATGCCATAAGTCAATACTTAAGCAATGTAGTTAAAAACAGTTATTTTATCAATAATGGAATGATAGTGAGGATGAACAAATGAACCTGTTAAAAGAAACCAAAGCTGTCTGTCCAAAATGTGATAGTGAGAATATAGGGTATCTAACACAAATACCAGAAATTGATCGGAAATTCTCACAAAAGTGCAACAAATGTGGGAAAGGCTTTAATGAAGCAGCTTATTACCCCCCGGCTGTTGATTTATCCGGCTGTATCACTGTAGGTGATATGATTGAAGCACTCAAACAGTTTGATCCGAACTTGCCCATTCTACACGCATATGAGGGTTGGGTTAGAGAAAATGAGTACATGTCTATAGATAATGTTGAGCTAACTAATCTATGGCATCAAAATACTGGTGGTGATCCTGAGTTTTACGGCCAAGCCGAGATTGTGCTGATAAAATGAAACTATTTCCTGGGTTAAAAATGATAGATCGTATCGCTATACATGAAGGTTGGCCGGAAGAAGAAGGTACAATCCTTGAAGTTGACGGAAGTAATGTCAAACTAGAGTATCCTGATGGGGTAGTTCGATGGAAAGCAGCTTTTAACCTGGATATATCACCCGACAACCCACCCGAACTGTTGGAAAGAGCCAAGAATGAAAACAGCTAAATTTACCTACAAATGCCGAAGATGCGGCGCAACTACTGATTGACTTTTTACAGAATTGGAGGAATCAACATGAGTGATGAAGAAATCTACTATTTTGGATGTATGGACGTTCCCGGCCATTATCTATTTAGAGGTAAAATCCATCAAAATCCACGCTATTTACCGGATGACTTTCCGGTATCTTTGAGGACGCTAGATGGTGGTCTTTTACCACCTATGCTGCCAAGAGTGGAGGGTAGAGCAGAGATAATCCATTGTGAAGAGTGGACTATTCTCGCGTTTTGGGACAACTCTGTTGACAGCCGTTCAGGGGCAAACAGTAACTTCATAATTCGTGGATGGACTGTGTTTGAAAATGCGGTTGAAATAGCCAAAAAAGCTTACCCATATGTGTGGGAGAGATTTAAGTTTGAGGTATATAAACGTGAGTAACTTACGTCTTGTCCTGGTTTGTGCTAAAATAAAGGATATGTTGGGTAAAGAGGAATATGAAAAGCACTTCAGACCCCTGCTCGAATGTTCCAAAGAAGAAGCGGTTGCTATCTTGCTGGCTGATCTAAAATTGTCTCATGAACTTGAGGCAAAAACCAATCAGGAATTAGCCGATGAAATGGTTAAGGTGTGGGCGCAACTGCCGATAAACAGTCCAGTTGCTTTACTCGTTAGCGAAGTTATAGAAAGGTTGCAAAATGTTAAATCCTCTTAGTTTAGCTATAATTATAATTGCTGTAATGAACATTTCGTCTGTCATCTATTTTAATAAGGCCAGTGTGAGTTTTTCAGTAGCTATTTTTGGGTGGCTTGTAGTTATCTTAAGCCAGGTAAATATACTTATGTTGAGGAATAAACATGGAAATAAAGATCACAATTAACCCCGATGAAGCCGGTCATCTGGCTAAATGGCTCAGGAAACGCTACGGTAAAAGCCGGAAGGTGACGTTAGGTGCTTTGTTGAAGCAAGCCGGATATGAAGCTGCCAGCAAAGAAATACTTGATTTTACAGAAAAAAATAAAATGAAAGAGGAATTGGCAAAAATAGCTGCCACATTTTCCAAGCCAAGTAGAGTATTACCTGAACGTTACAGTGATGCTATCGGCAAAAGGATTGAGCCGTGAACATAAAAACATCCCGTAATAATGAAATAAGGGTTAGTGTGGCCGAGGACTTTGAACTTATCATCACCGGCTATAATTTTTCTGATCGAGTTGTTTATCACATAAACTACCCCGATGGTGTTGCTATCAAAAAAGAGCAAAACCAGTTCACCTTTAGTCGTTCCAAAAAACGTCATGAGGATACCTGTCCAGAATGTAAAGGTATTGGTGGCACTCATCAAAAAGATTGTTCACTCAATCCCTGTTGGGAATGTGGTGAAGTAGGTAAACACGCTAAAAGCTGCAATGTGCCTTATTTTCGGCAAGATCGAAATCTTCAAGAAAAATATGATGAGCTACTTGTTTTAATTAAAGCACTACCAAAATACCCTTATAATGCACCTTTAGCCAATGATCTATTAAACAAGGCTATTAAACTATGGCAAGACGGTGGGGCTTCCCCCGTTGGACCATCAACCCCGGCCAGCCGCTTTTTCCAGGAATTTATGAACGAGTTCGGGAAGTTCCCACAACCCATGTAAATCAGGCCATTTTAGATATTGACTTAATGTTTGTTTCGTGTTATGCTGTTATTGTACATGAGATTTCTCCCTCTAACTGTCCCCTGTGCAGGGATGCCTAAACGCATCCTAGCATGGGGGACACCTTTTTGCAGGAGGATTTATGCAGACTGATCCATTGGCTACCAAACCGCTAAGACCTGACTGGTGTTTGAAAATGGCAGAGAAACTTTGGGGGAAGTTCGATATAGTCAATTTTTCCAGAGATGATCTTTATGTCAGTATTGAGGAAGTAGCTGATTTCATTTGGGAAACTCATCAGGAATTTTTACGCCAAGTCGCTCTTCGTGTGGGGGGCGTGGATTGAAACGATTCCCGCCGAGGGTATAGAGTAGTACCCCTGAATGGTCTAGTACCAGTGTCTCGAAAGAGGCTTGCTTCCATATCGAATGGATATACTGTCTTAAGTGACAGGCTACTCAAGCCAGCCTAAAGGGGTTGAAGGGCTGGCTGACCGATGAGAAGGAAGATGGAAAACTTTACTTGCAACAAACTGGATTTATTTGATCTAACCCCGGCCCAAAAGAAGTTTGTAATGGCAGTTGGCCGAAAACAAGGTGTCAGACCCAAATACGCTGTAAGCTACATCAATGAAGCGTTGGCTCTACTTGAGTGGAAAATCAGGCTCAGAGCTATCATGGGAAAAGATGTCAAGATAGCTAACTCCTGACATGCTACTGACAGTTTCCAAAAAGGCTTGACAATTGGAGGGAAAGTATGCTATAATAGGTTTACAATTTAATTTCCAGCCGATAGCTGGAAAGCCTAGCCAGAGGGCTTCAATCAATATAGGCCATGAGCAAAGCGTACCGCTTTTGTAGTCTGTCCCTTATTGCCCGAATCAAAGTCTCATGGTCTGATTCTGGCGAATCAAAGTAAGGGGCAAAGGGACAGACTAGAGAGGCGGTATTTTTATTTTCTCATAGCTCAATGGTTAGAGCGCAATCCTGATAAGATTGAGGCCAATGGTTCAAATCCATTTGAGGAAATTAGCACCCAAAGCGTCTGGCTGAAAACAAGCAGCGCGTTGGAAGTAAGCCGGGTTAAGTGAGTAAGTGTGAAGAGCGAGTGGCAGAAGGGGTAAATGCACCATACAGTTCAGAGCAGTTATAGAACTGGCTGGTCATAAATTGTAGGGTTCGATTCCCTACCTCGCTCATAGGTAGTTCTCCGCAAGGAATCATACGGTCAAGGCATTGTAATAGTCCATGATTAAGTTGCATGGTGAGCCAATGCGAAACGGGTAGCAGTAATTAACGAAGTGACCGTAGGCTACCGCTGCCTAATTTATAATTATGGTTAAGCCAGAAGTAATGGATGTAGTCTTGTGATAGGGAGTCTGGATATACCTATCGGGTACTGGCGCATCAACCTATGGGGTTAAAATGAGCAGATCGTTCAAGAAAAACATATACCGAAAATCAAGACGATTTGATGTAAACTGCCGGTGTCACGGCGGTTGTCCCTGGTGCAAAAACAACCGGCTCTATAATGACCGGAAAAACAGGGACGCTGCCGAGCAAGAGATTCAGCATTACAAAAAAGACAAACCCTGACTAATTTCAAAGGAAATTGGCCGGGGTTTGTCTTTTTGTTTAGTCATTACTCTACCAGTTGAATCTAAACAAAAAGCAACAAAGTCCCTAGTATAGCATTAAATCTGCCTTCACCCCAACCAATCATTAGGGAGATTGAGTGGGTAAATTATCCGTAACTAACGAGAGTTAGCGTAGTCAACCGTCACGATTCACCGATAGGCCGGAGGGATGGGCACTTGTCTTGAGCCTGGTGAGGGGAGTTGTAAACAAACTACCGGAAGGTAGCAGGATTGCATAGTGGCCGGAGTCCTGTTGAGTTTACAAGCCTGATGGCAGACCTCTTTTCGATGAAAAAGTCGGGAGATTGGCGTCAGCCATGCCGTATTCCATCTGGATACCTTAATTTGAAACTCGTTTCTATTACACCATTGATTCTGAAAAATCGAAGATTTTTCACTGTGAGATTTTGAAAAAATCTCACAGTAGTCTCAATAAAAATCTGAAACTTTGAGTAAAACAAAAACAATAAGCTCCTTAATCGAGCGTTAAAATATATTTATAATAAAAAGACAATTGCTTGATAGAGGGAAAATGGGATTTTTTAGTGAACTATCTAATCCTTATACGGCTAAATCTTCTTCAATTTATACCCATCCTACTCAACAAGAACAACAGCAGCAAAGAGAATTAGAGATCGAGAAATGGAAAAAATCAAGAATTTTGCAAGAAAGAGTTGCTAAATTTAAGATAGGGTATATTTATTTTGTCTTAGATGTTAAAAGCAATCTTGTTAAAATAGGATTTACTCAAGACATTTGGAGACGATTTTCAGAAATAAATCTGCACAACAAAAACGTTGTTTTATTGGGGTATACTACAGGCACGTTCAAGACAGAAAAAAGAATTCATAGGATGTTTAATAGTGCCAGAGTATATAGTGAATGGTTTAACTTTTCATCCACAATTAAATCATATATAGAACTATTTAGCTACAAAATTATAGTTAGAGATGAAGAAAAATCTCTGTACAGATAAACAACTTAGATTCCTAATTAGTCTTAGGCTACAAAAAGGGGAAGTTAATTACAAACACGCAGTTAAACAAGCTGGTTTGAAGCTAGATGATATGGGGTTATATGATGTTAAACAAGCCTCTTTGCTAATAGATTATCTAAAGTTCAAGCCTGATGAAAAAGTAGAATCTAAGAATGGGATTATTAGCAAAATCCAGAAAAATTTTAATAACAATGAAGTAAAAATACCCAAAGATACAAATCTTATTACTGAGATGGAAAAATCACTTAACCGGCTACTTGATAAAATCCATAAGGACCGACGATGAAATGGCTCAACAAATTAGCTTGTTCCTGGGACTTAAAATCCCCTTATCGAAGTATCTGGATAACCGGCTACTTCCTTATAACATGGTATGGGTGTTGGGAAACCTTGAATTTTAGCTTTTACAAAAGCGGGGAATACGAATGAACAGAGAAGAGTATCTAAAGAACCTATCCATGATAAGTCGGCTAGAACTGGAAATAGATAAAATAGATGAGATAATATTTAATGAGGCACTTCCTTTACTCAAAGAGTATTATCTATACATGGGATGGTTTAATGAAAAAATAGAACGCCAAATGGAAAACGTCGATCTTACTGAGCGTAATCCAAACAACGTTTCCTTTTTTGGTTCTGAAAGTTGGCGGTATGGTGGGTATGATGATTGGTCATTTACCATGCCAGTAGAGTTTTTGGTTAATCCTGACTATCGGAATGAATTAAAACAAGCTTATTTTCTAAAACAAGAAAAAGAAAGAGTGAATAGAGAAGAAAGCGCACAGAAAGCCAAAGAAGCAAAATTCAAGAAATATCTGGAACTGAAAGAAGAGTTTGAGGATAGTTAAAATGATTACAGCAAATCAAGTTAAAGAGGCCATGATTAAAGCTAACATCACTGAAGTAGATGACCATAAGTGCCACTTCTGTGGGTATATGACCAAATTTAGTCGGCATGGTGAAGTGCTGTTATTTGACCCCGGCTGTAATTGTATAGATTATAAAAAGGGTTGGGAAGTTCGTTCATGGCAATCCATAGCGGATTGGATTAACATGCAGGATAATGAAGAGGCGAGAAATAAAATTGCCGGGATGTTTGGGTTAGAGTTATGAATAAAAATAAAATTCTAACAGTATGTGGGATGTTACGATGAACCAATTAAACCCAACTTGTGTTATTCGCCGGGATGACCTGACCTTTATCCTGGCTGCCTTGATGTCCGCTCGGCCTGATCTACGTGAGGGCTTTTACCTGGTGAGCCAGGCTACTGGGGTGAGTGAGATGTTGTCACTCACACAGTCAGTATTACTAGCCAGTTACGAAAGACGTGAAAAAGGCATTTGTGCTAAGTGTGAGAAAACCCATGCAACGAAAGTTTTACCTGGATAATGAAACAGCTATAACTGTAGGACGGATGGCAGGGGTAGTTCTTGTAATATCAACCCTGTTTTATCTGCTATGGTGGACAACTATCCGGTTTGATAGAATAGAATCTATGGTTATTCGTTCTAAAGATTGGTCGAGAGAAGTGAAGGAATTAGAAGATTATCAAACATGGGAATGTACAACTCGACATCGCCAAACATGTACCGGCATAGGGGACAACCGTCAATGCAAAGATGATTCCTATCAAGATTGTGGGTGGGAAACTCATACTCGTTTAATCAATCGCTGGACTTCAGCCGGTATTTATCCCCAATCACCTTATTGGCCTTCTTATTCAATTGAGTTAGGCCATTATGAGCGTAAATGGGAAGTCTATACCATCCGTTTTTCGGATGATCGTAAGTTATATAACTTTCATCCAGGCAATGAAAATGACTACAATAATTATCTCCCCCGCCAGAAATGTACGGTTGGACTAAACTGGTGGGGTTTTGTACTTAAGGTAGCATGTCCAATTTCATAGAAGAAAGACCGTATGAGCCACTAGACATGACAACGGCTCTATGGCTTGAGATACCGACTTCTGTTGTACAGATAGACACACTTATCTTCTGTCAAAACCATTTGACTGTAGAAGGTTTGCTAAAGGCAGCTAAAGGTGAGGCAAGCTACTGTGGTGACACTTACCCTCATTTGGTAAGATTTAAGGGAAAGATATACATTGTAGATGGGCATCATCGGATCGTAGTTGCTGTAGTACGTGGGCAAAGCATAATTGAAGCCCGACTATTAGAGAGGTAAAAGTGACTCAAGAAGAACAACTCAAGTTTGTGAACAAACTTATTGACAGAATTAAGGCTGAAATCTCTAAAAGTCCAGAATCAGACTTTTTCTACCATCTACTCTGGTGGCTTAAACAGTGTTGGCGACACAAACCTCGCCGTACAAAGTGTGGGGTTTGTGATAAAATAATATGGACTCATGGTGAGCCAATGCTAACTGTGTGTTCAACAAAATGCGGTGACAAATTAGTTTTAGAAAGGATTTAGAAATGTTAGACAAAAAAGAATTAAAACAAAAAGTGCTGAATGGGTCGGTAGTTGGTGAGGTTGTAGTTCGTAAACCTTATGTCTGTGTAGAGGTTTCCTATGACTTCAACGGAGCAACCATCGTTGGCTACGGTTTCTCCAAATGGAACACAATGGATATGGGCATGGTTGCCAGAGCCAGCAAAATGGTTGATCGTTTGGACGGTAATGATAAGGATGATAATTACATGATGGCATCTGAGCTATTGGGTGCTGCCAAACGTATGCTTGAGAAACTTGATTGGTCTGAGCAGCGTGGTATTGAAATTGCAACAGGTCGTGCCAAAATGGATGTGGTTAAGCAGATTGTTGAACTAGACGAATTAAAGATTACCCATAAGAATTTGGGCAAAAGGTTAAAAATCCATGACCTACAAAGTAGTAGCTCTTAAAGTAAAACTGGATGAAATGCCCAGGATGTTCAAAGTGCTTCGGGAAGCACATGGGTTTGCAGTTCATCAGTTGGCTTTTAAGCTAGGCAAACGGCCTAATACCATTTACAGTTATGAGCGTGGGGATCGGAAAATCCCCACCGAAATAATTGAAAAGATGGCCGAACTGTATAACTTGGAAGTGTGTTATCAACTCAGGAGAAAAAAATGATAATCTATGTACCCGATTTTGCATGGAACACACCATCTTTGGCAAAACTAGAAGTTAGCGAAACACCTCGAAAATTTAAGTATGGGCAAATGGAAATACTTTTTGGAACTAATTTTCTTTATGGAACAGTATTAGATAAGTCCAGACCTCATTTTTCAACTCAAAAAGAAGCCTACAGTTGGCTAGTTAACAGATGTAATGAGTCGATTATGTCACATAGAAAAGCCATTGCTTTATTAGAAGCCGCTGTTTTAGAGATGGAGAATAGGGAAAATGCAGGATGAATTAGTAAAACTTATTGCCGACTTTCTGGTAGAAAAGAAGGAATCAAATGGTGGTTACGCTCCGGTTGAAACTGAGGAAGTCCATACACTTAATGTAATAATTACCAGACTACTTGAAGCCAAATACGAGCGTGATCCAGACGGTGCTTTGCCGATTGACTGGGTGTTAGTAGACCGGACCAGAGAATATCACCCGTTTTTACATTATTCATCTATGCGTTATGCACATAACCTGAAAACGTTAGGAGAGTTTATATATCAATTGAGAGATGCTGAAAAGAACCTGGCGATGGCTCAAAACGAAATGTCCACTCTTGTTAATTATATGGGAGTTCTGATACACCAAACAAGTGAGCTAAAAGAACTTACAGTTAATAAGCAACATGACTAACATAAAACATTTTCCACCTATCAGAAAAAAGCGCCTTCATGCCGATACTTCCTTTGTGCAGAAAGCCAATGAAGTTTTTAATTGTATCGAAAACATTAACAAGCTTCATGCTGAACACAAATTCTGTGACAAATGGGGCAACGAAATCAAAGTAGGTGACAGAGTGAAGTGGACTCTTAGTCCTTATCCTATAGGTACAATCAACCGGCTTGATAGGGATTACATTTACACTGAGTATGGCCGGTGGCATTGGAGCAGGGTAGAGGTTGTGGAATGAACGGCTGGCTATCACCAAGAGCAAGGTTCTTTCCCTGTAAGGTAGGTGAGCATGGAGATGAAATTAAAAAGCTCCCTACCAAGCCGGGGCAAACTTGGGTGGCTATTCATCCACAGGGAGCTTTTTCCGAAAGACCATTAACCAGGATGCAAATAAAATGGTTACAAAAGTCCCTGACTGTTATTAGAGATTTTCAATACAAAGAACTGGTGGAGTGGTTACTTGAAAAACAAGAGGAGCTTAGAAATGTGGGTAATGATAATTAAAAACCTGCCAATTCAAAATCCGCCGCCACGTTATAGTATCTTCTGGTCAATACCCTGGCCTTCTGAGGATGCGATGATACTTAATAGCCTGGAATTTGTTAAAAGCGAAATGAACCAAGACGATGAATTTCCACCAGCCGGTTTTTCCAGAAAACGAAAAAGACGTGAGTTTGACCCGACCATTAAGCAAACTGATCATGCTATTTATTCTTCAAATGATACTGTGTTTGGTTGTGCTACCCCTAACTGGTTTGGAGCAAGAGCTATTATGTATGGTGGGGAAAAGATTCGAGTTTTTCCTCATGAATTTGCAGTTCAGCCACCTGAGCAAATGAATTACTTCATCAATCAAGAAGAAGCTTTTAATCTTGTACCAGATAATGTAGCTGAGGAAAGAAGTGTAAATGCTATCCTTGATGGGGAGTTAAAACCTATCTATGAGGCAGCTTTACTTGAGGGAGCAAATCATAATCAGGCATTACTTGTTGCCCTTGAAAAAGATATTACTATACCGGATGCTGATTTCCCACCGATTGGCTATTACCTGTTGAAAGAAGAGTGGAGAGAATACTTACCATGACCCGATTCTTTCTCGACTTTGAAACTTTTTGGGATAGCAATTATTCCCTATCCGGCCCAAACGCTTTGCCAATTGATAACTATGTCATGGATGATCGTTTTCACATTCATGGTGTTGCTATTAAAAAAGACGATCAGCCAAGTCAATGGTATACTGGTGACATGGTTGAAAAAGCTATCAATCGGCTCAAGGCTTATCCTGATGCCACTTTAATAGCCCACAATATGTACTTCGATGGATTCATTCTCACCCAAAAGTTCGGCATTAAAGCATATCGCTGGCTATGTACCATGTGCATGGGGAAGGGCTTATTTGGTCCTGATATTTCCAACAGCCTTGATTCTGTTTCTTCCAGATTAGGCACAGGTGAAAAGGGCAATGCCCTGGTGGATACAAAAGGTAAGTTACATCTTAGCGAAGCTGAGTTAAAAAAGCTTGGCGAGTATGCTTGCAATGACAATGAAATATGTGCCGCTTCCTATGCCAAAATGATTCCAAATTATCCTGAAGGTGAGTTAAGGTTGATAGACCTGACCTTGAGGATGTTCATTGAGCCGAGACTTGAGCTAGACCATGAGCTACTGGAAAACTATTACAATTCCATTGTAGCCGATAAGATGAAGGTATTGGCTGATCTGCAATGGATTGTACCATATCTACCATCGAGTGGGCAGGTATCGTTTTTTGAGGAAGACCCCACCGAAAAAATCAAAAAGGCTTTAATGTCAGACCAGCAATTTGCTGAACTACTGACCAAACTAAACATAAAAGTTCCTACAAAAACAAGCAAAAAGACCGGCGAAAAAACAACAGCTTTTGCCAAAACAGATACCGGCTTCAAGAATGTGCTTAAGGGTGATGACCAAAGAGCCATTCAGCTTTTCACAGCCAAACAGGAACTTAGCAGTACTATTACTGAGACACGAAGCCAATCGCTACTCAATGTTGGCAAACGCTCTTTGCCGGTTCAATTGATATATTTCGGCACTCATTCAAGCCGATGGTCTGGTGGTGGGAAACGAAACCTTCAGAACTTGCCGAAAGTGGGGGATATTCGTAAAGCCATTATTGCCCCTAAAGGCTACAAACTGGGGATTGCTGATTCATCTCAGATCGAGGCCAGGTTGACCGCCTATGTTGCCAGTAAATTAGCCGGGGTTGAGTGTGAGCTACTTAAATGGTTCAAGCAAGGTTTAGACCCCTACTGTGAATTTGGTACGCGCTTCTTTGGTCGGACGATTACTAAAGAGGATAAGTTTGACCGGTTTGTTTCAAAACAATGTGTCCTCGGTCTAGGATTTCAGATGTCGGCAGCTAAGTTTGCTTTACATATGAAAAACCTGGCTGATAAGGATTTTGAACCTGAGTTCTGCCAAAACGCTGTATCGTTTTACCGCAATACTTTCCCTGAAATTCCATCTCTATGGTATCACATGCAAAGAATGTTACAGGTGGTTTTGGACAAAGGATTTATGGACTTTGGCTTTTGGGGTATTGATGAAAAAGGCATTTTGCTACCATCGGGGATGCATGTGCAGTATCATCAACTTCGTAAACTACCGGCAAACCCAAGCGAAGGAAGAAAATGGGATGAGTTTGAGTATTTTGGCTGGAAGGAAAAACGAAAACAATGGGTTAAAGTATATGGTGGTTTGGTAGCTGAGAACTTAATTCAAGCTCTGGACAGACAAATAGTAGCCGAACAAATGCTTGTTATAAACGAAAGATATAAAGTAGTACATAATGAGCATGATGGAATTATTTGCCTCATTCCTGATGCTGAAGCCGAAGAAGGGATTCAGTGGGTGCAAGAGGTTATGTCTACGCCGCCGAATTGGGCAATAGATTTTCCGGTTGCAGCCGAAAGCCATTTGAGTGACAGATATGATAAATAAATTACTGGGTTATGCTCTAAAAACAGTATGTAAAAAGTGTAACCATGCTTCTATTGGTGGTTTAACACTGTGCAAACTGTATTGTGAAAAATGTGGTTCAAGGCAAGTTACTATTATTCGCTCACAGGAGCATCCAGTTTATGGAGATAAGGTGTGCAGTTAAATGGAAATTCCATTTAGGATTATTCAATATATGTTTGTTATCTTTTTTGGTTCACTGATGATTATTATAATAGCTGCTTTATGTATTTCAGTTTACAGCATGTATCTAAACATAGGATGTTAAAATGATAATCAAAGAAGGCACTAAACTTACTATAACCCACAAGCGAAGCGGCACATGGAAAGCTATTGCTCTGAATGACTTCGATACTGACATGGAAACCTTCTGGCCGGTTGTACTGGATGAGGGTCAGATTGTCAAAGGGGTAAGCATTACACGCTCCTTACAGCCCTGGCGGGAAGGTGATGTAATGCCTTGCCGGGGTACACTTGTAGAAAAATATGAGCAAACAGGGTCTATTTTCGATGATGACCATCAAACTGATTCCGTTCAAATTCGAGACTAAAATGAACTTAATTGTAGATGCCAATAGTTTGATAACCAGGAGTTTTCATGCGTTTCCTGAGAACGAGGAAAAGACATGGGCTATTTACGGCTTTCTGAATATGCTCCTGGACATCGTTAAGAAGTACAATCCCAAGACCATCCATTTTTGCTTTGACGATAGAGATAATTGGCGTAAAGTCTTTTATCCCGAATATAAGTGCAACCGGAAGCCGAAGCCTGAGTTTCTACCTTATCAGATTGACCTCCTTAAAACTACTCTGAAGCGAGTTGGATTGTCTATCTATCAGCATCCGAGTGCTGAGGCCGATGATTTGATTGCAACCTTATGTAATGATTTACGGGGTGAGCATACCATATTATCGAGTGACAAAGACCTGATTCAACTGGTAGGTGTCGGCACAACTTATATTCGCTACACTGACCATTTCCGAAATCATGAAGTTTTGACGCTGGAAAAGGTTGAAGAAAAATATGGCTTTGGGCCGGATAAGATAAAAGAATACATGGCTTTGTTGGGGGATGTCAGTGACAACATCCCTGGTGTTAAAATGATCGGCCCAAAGAAAGCCAAAAAACTGATTCAAGCCTATGGCTCAGTCTACAAGATAGGAATTACTAAAGATAACGACCCCGATGCATGGACAGTTAGGAGGTTAATAGACAAAGCTGAACTATCATTAAAACTGGTTACTTTAAGTATTATTCCTCAATTAAAGCCCCAAAGCGGCGATTATACAGTTAGCCAGTTACATAAAGTAGCTGAGATTGTAAGAGGTTAAAGTGCCATTAAAAGAGTATTCTGATGACGAACTTAAAGCCGAACTTGATCGGCGTATCAAAAAAGATGAAATCAAGCTTCCTCAAGAGTTAGAGCAGAAGGATTGGTCTATGGTTGAATCTTTATGTCGGGGTTATTTAGATTCAATCAGAGAAAAAGGTTGGGTAGATGAAGATATGGCCCAATATATTTTTGAGGCAGCTATAGAAGCTGTTTATGGCAAAAAAGTGTTTGAATTTATAAACAAGAAAAGAGGTTAAAATGTACGCAAAATTCTGGTGTGATAAAGAAAAAGTTGATGGTATCATTTCGGTTGCCAAAGCTTATCTGGCTGTTTTAACCGAAAGAACCGAAACACTACGAAAAACCAATAATCTGACCGATGAAGAATCTGACCTATTCCGGCATCAAGCCAAGCAAGCTGATGAGGTATACAGGACCATTGAAGGTTTTGAATGGTCTGTAAAATCGGGTGACACTGACCAAACCGAAAATGAACAACTTGCGGCTATAAATGCCTGGATCAAGGAAGAACTGGTTAAGCATAGCCGAGGCATGCATGTAGGGGATTTGGTCAAATCTCTTAAAGCCTATTTCAAAGATGTCATTGATGAGAAAGAAAACGCCTACAAGGTTTTTGCTACCCTGGCCGATGACATGCGGGTAAAACTATTAGCTGTTCAATTCCTGTTAGAGCAAGCCGAGCATGGGGCTACTCATCGGGAAAAGAACTATCGAATCAACCAAATTAACCAGACCATAACCACCCTCATTGAAAACCTGGGTCGGGTAGATAAAAACAATCCTCGCGATTACTACTATCACATAAGCCGAAGCAATGTTGGCTCATGGGATTATGTTCAGACCCTAACTGAAATGCACCATCGCAAAACTGAACTGGAAAATCTGAAAAAAGAAGTCGAGCAATTGAGGTTGGATAACGCAGCTTTGGGTGATACCATTAGTGATCTTCAACAAAACAAACTGGAAGAAAAACCGGCTCAAAGAAGTTATGATAATGACAATATTCCGTTTTAATGGTGAATTATGAGATTTGCTCATTTCGGGGATGTCCATCTCGGCTATCATCAATATGGTCTGGATCAACGAGCGCAAGATATTGCCAATGCATTTTTGTGGGTTTGCAATAAGGTAAACGAAGAAAGGTGTGACTTTGCTATTTTAAGCGGCGATTTGTTTCATCACCGTTATGTTGATCCAGTATCACTGTCTGTAGCCTCTGAAGGTTTACGAATAATTAATTGCCCCATTTATATGATTAAGGGAAACCACGAGAAAATGAGGACAGCCTATGAAACCGACTGGATAGACTATTTGGTTAGTGAGAAACTGGTTATTCTGGCAGAACCAACCGGGGTATCGTTTTATATGGGGGAGCATTGTCGGCAAAAGGATAGGAGACATAACCACTATGTTACTGTTTTTGGGGTAGACTGGGTAGGTATGGCAACGGACCAAATAGTATCAAATCTTGTAATCCCATCAGGGTTTGCCGGTGACTTTTTCATCTTGATGCTCCATGCGGGGATGGAAGATGTTTTGCCTAAAAATCACCCTGGCATGCTGTCTTATGAAACAATTCGTAAGTTTATGGACCGGGTTGATTATGTAGCTCTTGGACACATTCACAAGCCTCATTTGGATGGCTGGATTTTTAACGGAGGGAGTTTGGAAACTATAGCCTCGGATGAGTATAAATGGCCGGATAGGGGTTTAATTGTAGTTGATGTAAATGAAGATAAGTCGTTCACCACCCAACTTCACGTTCCCCCAAGAAGGTCGTTTTTTACTCATACTCCGGTAAAAGATGGTATTCCTTTTGATCCGCGTATTTTGTTCAAGGATGCTGTAGTCATCGTCAATGGCACTCAAGCCGATGTTGATTTTATCAAAGCTAACAGTGATCCACTATACATAAAGCTAAATCTGGTTAAAGATGAAAAGCGGCATGTAGAAGTTCAACCATCCCTGAATAAAGTTACAATGGAGTTAGATGCAATCAAGCAATTAACAGACTTGCCCTCAGAAAAAGTATTAGATATGAAAGGATTAAAAGATGGCAAAGAAATATGGTCAACAGCCGATAAGCTTTATAGAGCTTAAACTAATGCAGGAAAAAGAAAAACTGATTGAAGCCCTCCAACCTTTTGCTTCCTTTGGGCCGGATGTAGCCGGACTACATGACAATCAGGCGTTTATGGGTGCGGCTCAGATAAAAGCCGGTCATTTCAAAAAAGCATACCAACTTCTACAGGAACTAAAATTAAATGTTAAAAAAACTAATCCTTGATAATTTCAAATCTCATGCTCATACTATTATTGACTTTACTCCCGGTTTGAACGTAATTGTTGGTGAAAATGGCTCAGGTAAATCATCCATCTTCCAGGCCATTGGGATTGGACTGTTTAACAGCATCCATGCTATGAAGAACCTGGTCAAGGATAAACAAAGTTTTGCTACTATTGAAATATGGTTTGAACATGGGGGGAAATGTTATAAGTCGATCCGAAGCTTCGGCTCATATTCTTCCTGGCAAATTTTTGAAGATTTTGACCTTGTAGCCGATGGTGAAAAAGCAGTTACGATAGTTTTATCCCAACTATTTGGTCTATCTGAACTGATGGATTTACCTACCTTCTTCAATGAATTACTTGGGGTAGGTCAATTTAATATGGTTGCTCCTTTTGCTCAAAGCCCAGGCCCTCGGAAGCAATTCTTTAATCGGGTTTTGGGGGTAGATGAATATGATTTGACTAACCAGAATCTTAGAGTCGGGGAGAGGTATGGTGAAGAAGCAATTCAAACCAATGAGGTTGAACTTGCTCGATTGCAAGTTGAGCAGGAATACTACCAAAAAGCTATGCTGGAAAAAGTTCAACTTGAAACGAAACGAGCCGATTTGTTATTGCAACTGAGCATTTTTGGAAAAACACAAAACGAGTTGGCTATCCAATTGGATGAGTTGGATCAGGAACAAACAAAATATAATACCCTAAAACTGGAACTGGAAAAACTGAATCGCGACAAGGAGTATCTGTCTGTTCAACTAAACGCCTCTATACAGCTACTTGAGTTTGCAGAAGCAGAATTTCAGGAAGTAGAAGACGCTATAAGCATCTTACCTAAACTGGAAGCTGAAGTTACTGTCATCAAACAGATTGAAAAGAAAAATTTCGAGAATCAGCATGCCTATGATATAGGCGAAGCTGAGTGTAACGCAAGGTTTGAGGAATTAAACGAGCGTAAAGAAAGACTTTACGCTATTGAAGAGTGTCCTATTTGTGGCACAAAAATATCCAACAGGAAAGCCAGAGAACTTCTTTCAGACATCGAGCAACAAATCATGGCTCTTGAATTTCCAAGCAATATTCAGGAGTATGCACCAGAATATCCGGTTAACCTGGAAGTAACCAGGGTAATGGCTAGAGGACTTAAGAAAGTAGAACAAAAATTAGCCAAGCGAAAAGAGGAAGTATCCGGTTTTCAGCAACAGCTAGACATAGTAGAGGCAGAAATCAAAGGGATTGTTTTGCCTGTATTTGATGAAGAAAGTTACAAAAAATTGGTCAATGACCATACTACCTGTAGCATAGAAGTAGCAAGAGCTAATTCGTTGCTGGATGACCTATATACTCGTTTGGATAAACTGGAAAAATTGCCTGATCCCGGCTTGGCTGTTGATTCATTATCCAACCGACTACAACAGCAAAAAAACACCCTGGAAACACTTAAATCCATTCGCTCAGTTTTTAAGCAGCTAGGGCCGGTTATGGCTGGACGGTTGCTTGAGCAAATAAACTATGAAGCAAAAATCATATTTTATGATCTTTTGGGTGAGCATTACAATGTTGAAGTATCCATTGATGCTGATTACGGTATTGAAACAAACATAGATGGTAACAGTGTTTCATTCTATTATTTATCGGGTGGGCAACAGGTTTGTTTGGCGTTAGCTATCCGGCTAGCTTTACTCAAAGCGGTATCAGGGCTGGATTTGATGTTAATAGATGAGCCATTCGACTCATTGGATAATCTCAGCAAAGAAGCGGTAGTAAAAGCGTTGTCCAATCTGGCAATCGAACAATTCATCATCATCACCCATGATGACAGCTTTGATGCTGATAATCTAATCAAACTGGAACTTAAGAATGGGATAAGTGAGTATCTACAATGAGTTTTTTACTTACTACTGATCGAAGAATACTCGATTACATTAAACATAGGTACGATCAAGCCCATGCCACTTCTTTGCCTTATGCGGACATCCAGCATTTTGCTGATAACGTCTATAATTATGATGTCTGTCAGTTTTTAAGGGAACTGCCTGACAAATCGGTAGACTTTATTTTCACTGATGAGCCATACGGTGTTGCTCCAACCCGGCTTAATCTGAAGGCTCGTACCGACATTACAACCGATTTTGAATGGGATAAGATTATTGAACTACCAGAAGTTTATAAAGACTTGCTTTATGGCATCAGTTCAGATGCTCCAAGACTTCCGGCACATCTTTTGAACGAATGGGTGTTTGAGGCAAGCAGGGTCTTAAAAGATACCGGCATGCTGGTTAATTTTGGGTCTATGGAGTTTGTAGCTACGTTCAGGGATGTAGTCAGATATGCCGGGATGACATGGAGAGCATCTATTCCCTGGTTAAAAACTAATACCGCTCCCCACTTCAGAAAAGCTAATTTCAGAAGTGGGCATGAGACAATATTCTTTGCTTCCAAAGGCAAGACCAAAGGGGTCTGGAATTTTATGGAGCAACAGGAGATGGTTAATTTTATCATTGACCAAACCTGTCCCAAATGTCATGCCAGTTTCCCAGTTATTCTCAGTAATAACTACGACACTCCAAATTGGTTTGAAAAAGTCCAGGATTGGACTTTTGAGATTTCTCCTATGACCAATAAAAAATCACCCCATCCGACTGAAAAGCCGGAATGGTTGATAACCAAATATATGGAGATAATGAGCAAACCGGGAGATGTTGTAGTAGACTGTTTCGCGGGAAGCGGAGTTATCCCATCTGTAGCAAAAAAACTAGGAAGGAGGTACATCGTCAATGATAAGGATGAATACTGGACTACATATATTCAAAAAAGGCTAAAGAACCAACAATTATCATTTTAATTGGAGAGCAATAGGAGCTAGAAATGAAAACATGTCCAGAATGTAATTTCCAATTTCAAAGACGTTCTAAAGAGTGCTGCCCCAATTGTAAGGTTAGATTGGTTTTATCAGGCAAAACACTTAGGATATTGGAGGATAAACAAACAGTTGACGAAATTTTACTGAAGATCAAAAGGCATGTGGAAAGAAGGGATGGGGTAGAACTGCCATTTACCCTAGCAGAACAAAGCAGGGAGCGAAATGTGGCTTATGATTTGATAAAGCGTACTAAGGTATTCTTAGCGGCTCAAAAAGAAAAAATCCCTATTAGCCCTAGAGATTTTCTTATGGGGATGCTCGATTATATTTTGAGCAACCTCTGGTGGTCGGAACATCTTAAATCTTTGCTTATGTTATACAACAAAATACCTGAATTTGCAAAGGAATACTTTAACAAATTAAAGAAAAGGTTCATTTCCCAAAACGCTGAAATAGAGCGAATGGTTACTACCCCGAAGGTGAGTATTGAGTATGTCCTATAATCCCCATTTGGGTGCTTTTAGTAACTCCTCTGAAAGCCGGTGGGGGAAACCTGAAGAAAACAATTCCAAAATCGTGCGTTATATGATGTGTGATGCATTTGATGGGGCAGTATACGGAGTACGATTGAACACAGGAGAAGTAAATTCAGTGGTTGCTTCAAAGAAACAACGCAAGACAACACTGATGGCAAATTGGCTACTAAATTTTGCCAGGCAATTGGAAGATAAATGGATTTGTATTGATACTCTGGAATCAGGGATGCCACCGGGGAGATATGCCGATGTTTTAATTTCTATCTTGGCTACAAAGATAATGATCATGCAATATTTTGGCAAAGATAGAAAAGAATGGCCCTCGTCCAGGGAAATAGTAACTCATCCTGAACTTGGCCCACAACTTCGCCTTAATCCTGAATTTTTCCTATATTCAACTCGTACTCAACTGCAACACAACGCTATTGAAGCTGCCAAGAAAGCGACCAGTACCTTACCTATTTCAATATTTGGCCCGGCTAAAGAACAGGGCCAAACCAGGGACTTAGATGCTTCACTTAAAAGATGGGAATTGTTAGCTAAGGGGGAATATCCCGGTTCGGAAGGTAAAAGACATGTCATTTTCTGTGTAGATAACATCCAGCAGTATAGGCAGTTTGCTGGAAACTCATACTACGGTTTAGAAATCATCACCAATGAGTTTTCATCGTTCATCGTCACGAATCCCGGTACAGTTGGATTCGCCGTATCTCAGCCTTCTATGACCTCCCAAAGGGGGGATGGTGAATTGGAAGCCAGAGGCGGCTCACGGTTGGCTGAAGAATGTAATTATGTCTTTAGCACAGAATATGACAAAGACAAGCACCCGCTATTTATGATAATCAAGACACTGTTTTCAAGACCAACTCCCCCACCGACCATCAGGCAGGAGATTGAGCCATTCAGTGGTGCATTTTTAAGACTTGCAACTCCAGTATATGCGGAGGAATAAAAATGGTTAAAAATAAGCAAGCTGTTATTTTGGATGTTACAGGTATTATACCAACTCCCCCCAAAGAAGTTAAATACGATTGGGCTGTTTACGAAAAGCAGGAAGATCGTGAACGTCTAAAAAGGATTGACTTTTCATTAGCCAATACGGAGTTTGATAAGATTGTGCCGGTTTCAGGATTTTGTCCTTGCCCCTCCTGTCAGGGTCACAATAGGCTATTGACCTGGCCGAAGCGATCCAAGCTTGTATTTGGAATCGAAGGGGCTTGTCCCTTTTCAGTGGGTATCCAAATGGTGCGAATTGCACTTCTCAAGAAACAAAATAGTGATGAAAACCTGATGGGCAACTTATTGAAAAAAGCAAGACAATATGATTTCAAAGTTGCTTAATAAAATAGGTGGGGATGATTGTCCTCACCAGAATACTCAAACCCTGCTAATTTTCGGCAATAAGAACTATTTTCGACCTGGTTTACATTATGCGTTTGAGATTCAGGTTTGCCGGATTTGTGGGAAAGTTATCGTCAAAGAATATCAAACAAGCGAATGGTATGAGGCAAAATGAAATTTGAAATTGAAGCAAGTAAACTGGTTTCAGCAAAAGACAAGATAAAAAAGGTTGTCCAAAATAGTGCGCTGGTTAAAAAATCAATATATCTTCAAGCTGGTGAGAATGGCTTGGTTATGTATGGCTATTCTGAAGGTTTCTACGGCGAAATACATGTTGAAGCTGAAGTAATAAAACCTGGGGTAATTGAATTGAACCACAATGCGCTGGACCTGTTTGATTTTACAGAGGGTAAAATTGAATTGGAGCTAGTTGATCCAATCCACATATCTTATAAAAACAAAATTTTGAACGGACAACTAAATATTACCACATCTGAGCCAGACTTTCAGATTGCGACTAAGCCGGTAAATTGGATCAAATTGCCCCCGACTTATCTTGGTGTGCTGTACTGCAATACCAAAGATGATCGAAATCTTGAAAATGTATTTTTCTTCCAGGACACAATAGCTTGTACATCCCGATACACATTTGCGGGTTACAAGCACCCTCAAGAGATTACCAGTGAAGCATTTACTGTGCCGATTCGTTTCTTTGACCTTATTGATAAAACCTCAGAAACAGAATTGGCTCTGGATTTAAGAAAGGTTTGGATCAGGCAGGGGGAGTTTCTGGTATCAGCAGGAACAATAGAATACACAAATCCGGTTGTGACTGAGTTTGGCTATTATGAATTTAAACCACTCGCCAAATTTGAAATTACCATTGAAGAAGCTGAACGGATTTGTGGATATATTCAAACATTATCTGACGATGGTTTTGCCAGTCTTGTTTTGCACAAAAACAAATTGTTTGTTGTTCCTACCGGAAACTCAATTGGGCCGGGAACAATGGAAATAGAGTGCAAATCATCGGAAGGTGAAATAAACTTTGGCTTGAAAGCGGCTTCATTTCTGCCAGCAATAAAACATGTGGACTATGGTATTTGTCGGGTATATCTGGCTAACCCCACGAAAGATGTGTTTTCTCTGGTAGTAGTCGGAAGCAGAACACGTCATTTATTTAATGAAGTACCTCATGCCAGGTACAATGGAGAAGCATCAGTATAAAAACTGGGGTATTATTTCTATTGACTTAATGTTAAAGTAAGAGTAGACTGGAAAGATGCTAAGTTACAAGAAAGTTGCCTCTATGCCTATGTCCTTGTGGGAGAAAGTCAAGGCTGGTCAAGACATCGGTCTTGACACTTCCAAAGACGTAATTTGCCCGGATTGTTGGGGACAAAATATTTACACTAAACTAGCCTGGACCGGTTCGGTATTTGTTTGCTCCACACATGGCAAGCTAAGTTCAGTTATGCCGGAATGGGTTATAGAAACAACCTCTCAATATCGCGGTTACTATGAAACAAAACTTATAGAAAGGTTAAAAATGAACAACCAACTTATTAAAAAGCCTGAATCAAACCTTCTGGCCGAAAAGGCGCAACTCACCCGTATGCAGGGGGTGGTCCGTTCAGCCCTAATGGGCATAGGTACAGACCTCGGCAAACTTACTGAGGACATCATTACTGTAGTTGCGCATGGCGCTTTGATACATGGCCTCAATCCGGCTACAGGAGAAATCTTTCCATACATTGAAAAAGATGAAAAAGGGAATATCTCCAAGTTTACACTTGGCATTAACTACAAAGGTCTTGCCCGAAGCGCAAGGCGACAAGCACAATTCAATATTCCCCATTCGGAAATCCGGCGATTAGACGCTGAAGAAATTCGGCAAAAACAGCTTAACATTACGCCCAATTGGGCGTGGTTTAGAGACAAATCTAAACCTCAATTTGTAGAGCATCCCCCTGAAAAATGCATTGCAGTTGAAGTCCCCCTGTACCGGCTTGACATTTATGAAAAGCTATTAGAGTTGGCTGAACGCGCTGTAAAGGTAGGAGCGAAGCCTATTCCGGTTACTCCTCAGTCAGTAGGTCTTGGTGTGTGGAGGCCAGGAGATTCCATTCCGTCCGGCAGAACCGCCGAATGGAGAGCCGAACTTCGTGGTATTAAAGACGCTATCACAAAGGCTTATGACCTTTCTTTCGATTTTGTGTCGATGTATGTGGATCGAGCCGATGAATATGTTGAAAGAAATACGGGCCTGATAATTGAAGCTGAACCACAAGATCAGTATCCATTCACCGTAGATGACGTTTTAACTGAGGAACTTCCCTTCAGTGATCCGCTTTTGCCAACTTACCCCGGCGAATTGCTAAATGACAAACGCCAGAAAGTCTTGACCAAACAATTAGCCTCGTTTGTACCAAATCCTGAAGGAATAGTTCAACAGGTTTTTGGGGATATTGGATTATCCGATGTAACCGACATAATGGCTAAAAATATCGTTGAGTTAGCTAAACGGCAAGCTATGTTAAAAGAGGGAAGGTTGACCAGTGAGGATGTTGGTTATCCTGGCCTCTCAGTAGATGTTGTTTCTGCCGCCTTAGAGCAAGATTGTTTGGGGATGTCAAAGTTAGGCCGAAAATGGATGGATGCTGAAAGTCTCAAAGAGGTTAAGGAATGAACTTTATTCCCGAACAATCAGAGGTATCTAAACAGGAAGTCCCTTTTTTCGATGATGTAGTTGCTGAAGAGGGGTGGCAAGGCCATACTACCAGTAAAAGTATTGCTACCCTTAAGACAGAAGTGATAGTAGCTTTGAATCGTTTGGGTGGTACAGTTATGGTTTTCCAGAGGGGAATATTTGTAATCGGGCAGCACAAGCGAGAGGGATTTCAGGTTCACTACCAGGTTGATCGTAATGGGGTTATAAACAGAGGTAGGTTGGATGTAGCTGCATTGCCGGTACGTGAGGATTACCGTCTAAACCGTTCTCTTAACAAGCGCAAAGAAAAATCCTTGAAAATGGCACTTTACATGCTTAGAAGCGCATTGGAGGGAACATGGTTTTTGCAACAGTTGTCCCCAGGTTATGCACCGTTAATGCCCTGGATGCTCACTGAACAAGGCAAGACTGTTACTCAATTGTGGAGTGAGCATGTTTTTACCCAAAATCTTTTACCAACTGGTGACTTTGTTGAAGGAGAAATCATAAAAAATGACTAATTTAGCAGAAATTCCAATCGGCCTTGCTCAACTTCGTGAAGCTGAAGCAATGGCAATCGAGGGGGCAAGTAACATCATCGCCGGAGAGAATATGGTGAGTATCGCGGTTCATCGTATTGCCACTCAAAAGCTATACCTTGAAATAAAAGATGAAAAGGGCTTACCTATTTACACTCGATTTGAGCATTACTTGCCGGAACTCATTCAGAAGATGGGCATTGGCCGGAGCAAAATCTTCAATCTATTGACCATCACCAGGATTGCAACTGGCCCTACTTTGAACCTCAGTTATGAGCAATTCGCTGAACTAGGTGGTGCAACTGCTTTTGGCGCATTAAGAGATATAGTTGAATATGACCAAAAGACCGGCGAAATAAAGGGGTTCAAAAACGATGTTAAAATTCCTGATGATACTCCGGTAGGTAAGTTCATCATAGAACACATGGAGCAAATTGCACCGGGGGTAACAGATGAGTTGAACCTGTCACCGGGAGATTACAAGCTTCAGCTTGAAGCCGGGTTAGGTGGAGGTACTTTTACCGTTATTCAATGGTTTACGGCTGAAACAACGGGTAAGCCGGGGATTAGAGTGAAGTATATTGTTGAAAAAACCCAAAGGGGGGATGTTCAAAACCCCATTGAGGGATTCTTAGATGAAGGGAACATTCCCCAGGAGGTTTTGGAAGATTTTAATAAGCGGTTAAAAGTGGTTGGCCGATTCAAGTTTGAAGGTGATTGAAATGAGATTTTCGTTACTCTTTGGGCTAATATACATTGGTAGTCAAATCGCTGAATTGACCGCAAAAGAATTGAAGTACGGTACTGGTTTTACATATTTTGTGGCCTTTACGTTGGTCTTAATGCTTTTGTTTGATGTTATTGAACTATACATAAAAGGAGTTAAAAAATGACTGTTACAAACCATAAACCATTTGCAGAAATTTTAGGTGAGGTTATGGCTAAGTCCAAAGACAAATCTGATCGGGTTATTCCGGCCAAAGAGTTTGTAGGTGGACTGAAACGAATGGGCGATGTATGGGGAATAGAAACGGAAAATTCCGGCACATTCACCATGACCAAACCGGCGCTGGTTCAATTGGTCAAAGACCGGCTTGGTGGTATGCCAGCCCTCTTCAATGATCGTGATGTGTCTGAACGCACAGTCCAAAATTATATGATGGATAAGGTTTTGGCGGGGCAAGTGGATAAGCCATTGGCCTTGCGCGTTACAGGAACACAAATTGATGGTGTTCTATCTGACCATTATGCCTTTTTTGATAACACGCGGCTAATGTTGACGCTGGCCGGGTTTGTGCGTGATGGTTTACTACCGGAACAGCTTTATGCTCATCGTTACTATGTAGGGCCGGGGGCGCGTGATCTGCATTTGCGTCTCATTAGCCCCGAAAACTGGAACTTCAAGAATGGGGATCAATACTATGGTTCAGTTCTGTTTTCCAACAACGAATTGGGTCTTGCCTCTTTGAAAGTTGCCCCGGCTATTGCACGAGTGGCCTGTTTTAACTATCTAGTAGCTGAAAACACCATTCAGGCTAATCACACGTTCGGCAGTGTTGAAGAATTAGACAAGACCATTCTTCAGGGTGTTCAGCATATCCAACGTTACGCCGCCTCAATGTTCGAGCGAATTCAGCATAGCCATGCAGTTCAGTTTGATCGGCCTGAAACTGTGTTCACGATGGTTGCCAGAGAAATGCATTTGCCGCAGTACGTTGAAGAAAAAGCACGTGCCTGGTGGGTTCAAGAAGGCGAGGAAAATTCATTGTGGGCTATCGTTCAGGCAGTTGTGAACGGCACTCAGGAATTAACCCCAAATAAAGGGAAGAAAGTTCGATGGGATGACCGGAACGCTTTTGAACACAATGTCTGGATGTGGAGCGAGAACATCCTTACTCGTCACCAAGAGGGGCAAGACATTAACAAGGTGTTCAGTTCAGCCGAACTTGTTCAGAAAAGTAAAGTGCTGGAAATCTTGCGGGGCAATCAGCAATGGCAACCAGCGCGTGAATTGGTTGCGACACTTGAGCCAGTAGCTTGGACCGAGAACTAACTCTCAAAAAAAATAATCGAGAAAAATGTTTTATTGTGTTGAGGGTTGATTCTAAAGGGGGTGGAATTACTTCCACCCCCTGATTCATAGTTTCGGGGAGAGCAAGCCGAAACTTAGAAACCACTAGCGTTACTTCCTATTTACTACCAATTACCAGGTCAGCTAAGGCATCAGAAATCTGGCTTTCATTTATAGCCATTTTTACCCGCTCCAATGCTTTACGGCGAGAATAATTTAGATCAGCGAAGCTATTTCGCATCCAATTCCATTGCGCTTCCCATATTGAGAGCATCTTAAATGCTGTCATTCCGGGATCACTCGTTTCCGCATAGGCCCGTGCTTCTTGGTACGCTCGGTAATATCGTTGGGGGTCTGGTTCTTCTGGCCTACCGTCAGATCGCCATTCTCCGACCAACAAACCTATATCCGCTATATTAGCGATAAAAAATAGCTCATTTGTCAATATATTCAGTTCTATTACTTTATTATTTACGGTCCTATTGATCTCAATAATAGCTCGTTTTTTTAGTTCCTCTGTAGGCGTATGCCCACGTTCAGCAGCATCAAGAAGCTCCTCTGTTGTTGGCTGTCTTTCTGTAATTTCCCCAGTCGAGCAATTGATCTCAGCAAATATACTCATGCTCTTACTCCATAAAGACTAAACGATGATCCAGTCTCAAAATTTGTGGCTACCTCAGCTAACAATAAAATACTTGTTATGGCAGCCGTATTTCTCCACACTCCGCCACGACTTTGCACGAAGCTTGTGGTGGTCGTACCATCAGAATAGTTAAATCCAAACTGTGTAGTAACACTTTTCCATAGAGCATCCCTATAACGAGGAATCGTGATCCACACTGGGCTAAAAGCATTTGCTGTAGAATTTGCCGCATCAATAATTGCTGTTGCCAATCCCGATGCAGCCATATTAGAGCCAGACGTGACGGTTCCGTCTGCTCTGCCATTAAGAAATACAAATGAGTATCCGGTTGACGAGCCGTTAAACCGGAGCATAACTGCATCATTTGTCGATGCTCTTGTCGATCTCGCTTTTCCAATTACCACTAAGTGTCCGTAAGTGCTAGGGATGCTACTAAACGTGACAGTACCATCACTGCCCAGAGTATTTGTAGCAATAAGTTCCATTGCTACATCTGCCACTAGTGGAAACGCCGCTGCGTGCAATCCGTCTAGCAAATCTGCATTAAGGTTTGCTATCAACGTAGTGCTGGTTATGCCCAAAGCAGCAGTACCAGTTGCTACGTTGGAGATTAGACGCGATGCAGTAATGTTTTTCCCCGTTCCGGTTAAATGACCACTTGCGTCCGTAGCCCAAGCTGCCGCTCCGCCGTCACTCTCCCATAGTTTGCTAACCGCAGCCTTGTCTAATCCAGACACTACTGATGATCCTACAAAAACAATATTGCCAGAGGCATTAATGTACCATCCTGAAACCGTGCCGGAAACAATACTAATACCGCCACCAAGCAACCTACAGCCGCTTAATTTTACAGTTGCTCCTGCGTCATCAATTCTAATGTCCGCTGTCGTGCCATTGATAACAACTTCTGGCCCTATCTCCACTGTTGCCGCGCCAACAATCTGCAACCCGTACATGGTTGTGCCAGACGATACGGTTATTCTTGTGGCATTTCTAATAATAACTGTTCCCCCCATCAAGTACAGCCCATAAGCAACAGTTGGCGTACCGGATGTCTTGTCAACAAGACATCCGTCTATGATAGCTGATGACGTACACAAAACCCCGCCCACTAGAACACCACCAGCCGTATGATTAAATGTAAGATTTTTGAGTGTAACACCACCAGCATCTATATAAGCTGCCGGGCTTGAGCTAGAACTTTCAATGATGGTTTGCTCTGGATTAAGGCTCACAACAGAACCAGCTATATCTACAGTTAAGGCGGCATGCGTTCCCTGGCCTACCTTTATAATATCGCCGCTAGCCATGACATTTGCAGCGTCTTGTAAGGTAGCATATTCAGTTGCGTTTATTCCAGCTTTTCCAGCATTGGGCCAGCCTAAACGATCCAAATCTTCCCATACTGCCCCATTGTATCGTCTCAGCCCAGGTAAGCCTGTAAGGGTATTAGTGCCGTCATCCATGTAAACATCTTCTGCTATTGCTACTGATGGTGGGGTGCTTCTTGCTGTAAGTCGTAAAGGGGCAAACGACGCATTGTCCTCGGCAACAAGACTGCCTTTAATATATACTTGCCCATCCGAACCGATATATTGTCCGATGAACGTTCCTCCTAGTGTAGCGCCATCGAATGCCCCCCCGCCTCCAAGCACAGGAAGCACAAGCAGTACCGTAGCTCCGCTACCGGCATAAACAATTCCATCGTTAGTACCACCAATAATAACTACTGTAGTAGCTGCGGCAGTAGTTATAACACCAGCCCCGCCAGCATTGACATTTGTAAGTGTTGCTGCTGTTGGAATAAATGCACCACTACCTGCAATTGTCAGATTACTAACATGACATGACGATACTTGTAACTGAGTCGAGATACTTATAAAGCATGTACCTGGGCCAGAACCGATAATGCTAACACCCCCCGGTATTGCCAAATCTCCTATACTATGAGTACCCTCACCCAAACGTATTAAGTCCCCGGAAACTGCTACTGCTGATGCTGCTGCAAGTGTATCATATTCAACGTCACCAATGTTTACCTTTCCTGGCTTGGGCCACACATTACCTCCCCCACTCTCGACAGCATCGAATAACGCAAATCTAGCATCTGTTATATCTGTTTCAAAAAGTTGGGTAGCGTTGTGGCGTAACCTGACCAAAAAAGATGGATGGAACGATGTTGGCAACGATCCGGGTAAATGAGGATAAGTAATAGCACTAAATATTTCTTCTGAGCCAGTATACCCCTCAATCTGTTCTGTAGCAGTATTAAACCCAACTACCAACAGACGAACCTTATTTGTTCCAGTTGCCAGATAGGGGGTTGTGTTGAATGTAGTTTCCCCCACCACGTGAAATTCACTATTTTTAATGTAGTAGAATGGGGATATTTTTATTAAAACAGTCCCAGGAATAACTATCCCCCGCATAAGTGAAAACATTCTTGGATGGACAGTCAAGGCATCTGAAGGTGGAACAGCGTTACGCCATTCATGCGATTTTGCATGATCTGGCATAAAAATATTGAAAATCTTATCTCCACACTTATAACTTATTTGAGTCATCGTTTGGAAATCCTTTTGAGGGTTGTCATGTATTTTTCAAAGCTTGATTTATTTTCGGCGGGAATAAGCTTGCATGTACCGGAATCAAGACTTATTTCTACTGCTGCCAACATAAAAGAATAGAACCCACTTCTTTTATCCTCAAATAGTTTAGTTTCAGCGGCTCTTAGAGTTGGAATCTGAATAATACCCCCACTAACTATTTCTTCAATAGGAACTATTCCTCCACTGGGTAATTGGATGTAGTCTCCCACTGAAAAATCAGTAGTAATCTTTGGCTGTTTGTTCTCGTTCAATGCCAATTGCAAGGCTTGTTCAGCTTGTGGTTGGGAAATATCTGAGTCAAATTCAATGACATTCTTTTTATAAAGCCCACCCAGTGTTTCAATTTCCGAAGTAGCATTGAAAATGTTACTTCTAGTTTCCTGACCATAAGTGTTAGTAAACTTGCCATATACCTTTTGAAACGATTCTACTAAATCTCCTGTAACAGATATTTCATCAGCATTGTTTATTTTATATCTTACATTAAACAAATCCTGTACTTCAAGAAACATGCGGTTCGTATCGTCACAAAGCACCCCCCATGCAATTGGGTCAAGGGTTGTGTCGCCATACTGACAAACCTCATTCATAATCTCGTTGAGAGGTTCATCCGCGTCAAAAGCTGCTTGAGGTAATTCATAGCCAATAGATTCTATGTAAGAAGTATCACTATTAAAACCAAAATAAGTGGTCATATGAGCAGCTACAACCAAAGCAACTGTTTTAGCTTCAATGATTGGATCAGCCGACATTATTAAAATATCATAAAGTCGGAAATATATTGTGCCATCTTCGGCTGTGTTTAATCCGGCTGTAGTTACCTCAAAACGGATTTCGACAAAATTCCCACTTGAGACACTATCCAAATCTACATCAATTGTGCCGTTGCCTGAAACAACAAATTGCTGTAGTACATTTTCAGAAGCATCTAAAATCTTAATTCGACCCGGCCAGTTATTGAGTAAACTTATTTTGTATGTTCCTCTGAGTCGTTTGGCTGTTTCTCCAAATTCAAATCTATAGCGGATGTAATAATAATCCTCTGCATTGAAATCTACTCCGCGACGAGGAACTATTTCAATACCATCATAGGAAATTTCCTCTTCCTCCGGCGCACCCTCATTAACTATCTCAGTCCAATTCAAAGAATGGTCAAACTTATCAGGTCTATAACTGCCTCTTGAGGTACAGGCAGTTAGCCAGCGATTTACACGAGCATCAGATAAAATGAAGTTAAGAATGTCAAACGATAGTAACGTAGCCTTGCCTACAGCGTATACGTTAAATGAATCACTGTTTTGTTCTTCAATTTTAGTTATAACCCCATTAAATAAAAAAACTTTCAAACCTTTAGTTAGCCTGATTTCATATCCAAATCCAATGTCATTGTAATCTACCCCATACTTGCGCCGTAAACTAAAACTAAGAAACCCAAAACCAGAGCCTTCATCACTATAATGATTACTAAATGTAATATCACTAGCATCTACAATATCGTGCTGCTGACTTAAAATGTCTATGCTGGTTAAAGTAATATTGTTAGTTAAACCCATTCTAATGCCACCACATTACAAACTGTATTTTTATAATAAGTAGCGGCGTAAGTAGCGCCATACGTTTGCCTGTAAGTTTCGGTTTCATCGAGGCAATAGCTCAGATCATGGGTCAAATCGGTGAAATTGAATGTACTGCCGTTGTAAGAACCTTTAACAACGTGAGGGAAATTACCCACATGTGTACCAAAAACGACATCGGTAAAATCATAATCCGCGTAGGTTATAATGAATCCATCTGACCATACACCATAAAGTTGGTAAGAACCAACTTCAATAACCTTGCTTTGGGTAAAAACATTTTCACCCCAATAAAATCTAGCAGTTTCTCCGTTTATATCAGGAAACGGTTCACTTCGACCATAAATACCACTTGTTGATCCCCCCACAAACCCAAAAATAAAGCCACCGCCATCAGTCATTCTAATAACGTGGGTTATGGCACTTGTGCCTACTGCTTCAGGAGTACCCCATGTTCCTCCACTTAGTAGTACAAAATCACCATCTAAATCCCCCGGTTGTTCGGTAAAACCAATTGAATAGGCAGGAAATATTTCTGTGCCACCTTGATTATGATTTCCTGGTGTTGATATTGTCCCACCTAATGAATTGGTATATTTCCAAACTCCCGCATTAGCAAACCAAATAAAAATATCAACTAAACTTAAAACATCCCCTTCACGATGTAGCCATGCGTCGGCTGGTGTCCATTCATCTTCCCCACTATCATAAAACGTGCTGTGAGTTATATTAAGCGAGGTAGGATTCCATTGAAACCACCGATAACCTTGTCGTGGTTCATCCCCTCCTATCTTAAAGGCATCATCCGAAAAAATCAGTTTATCTGTTGGAGTAACATTGTAACTAAGACGATTCTTAGATACAGCAAAATCATCATTGATTTGAGGGGGGGTATCTGAAACTGATGCTGTAGCCCACAATGTTCCATTTGAACTATAGAAAGCCCAGTCAAAAAGAAATGAACTTTGATTGCTTGCTGCCAATACTAGATAAGATGAAGTTGCTAGCAAAACAAATCGACCACTCGGATTAGTAAATGTTTCAATTTCTGTCCAGGATGTGCCTGAGCCGTTGTATTTGAATATTCTCAAATCATCGGTGGCATCCTCTGTAAATACTACAGCATATAAACTACCATTAAACCATTGAATACATGAACCAGATAATCCCCCAGGAAATGAAGCTCCTAAAAGAGGGGTTGTTCCAGTCCATGAACTGGTGTTAGAAATCTGAGTAACCGTATCTTCACTGGTATCATACTTAAATACATTGTACTCTAACTCACCACCATACTGAACAAAAAATAAGTCATTCCCATTGGATGCGACTGATAGTAAGTCAAAATTGGATAATGTTTGAAGCTCCGACCAAGTCGCCATTATCGTTTATTCCTGACTGATTCCACTTTCCTTGAACCACCGTTTTCCAGGCTGACTTTCATTGAGCCACACCAGTCATCTCCCCAACTTTGTTCTACTGCTACCCAATTTAAGCCTTCATCAACAGTTTTCATGATATGGGTTAAACCTAATGATTGGGGATTGCTTGCTCTGCCATAAAACCAGACAGTGTTTGTGTCTACCTGAGAAATAGGTGAGAGGGTTTCAAAATAATTTGCTGCTTCCCATTCTGAAGCGGCTCCCATACTATATTCGGCTGAAATAGTTGGAGTAGGATCGTTGTTTATCTTTAGCACCCGTAATAAATTATCCCCCCAGGTGGATACCCATATTAAGTTTCCACCATTACCGTTGGTACACATCCAGATAGGTTTTCTTTGAGTTACACCATTATAAGTAGTTAGTTCTGTCCATGCCCAATTGACCCCATCATCCTGAGTTCGGACTAAAAAAGTCCGTTTCTGGACAAATTCTTCAGCCAATATATAGAATGTATTTTGCCTGAAGGGATCAGATATAATTTGCTTAAAATTGATTTGGCTTATACTTACTCCGGTGGGGGGAGTAGGAGTTTTTATATTCCATGAACTACGACCCGCGTTTTCACTACGCAAAACAGTAGCCAAACTGGTTCGCCATAAAATAATATTATCCTCTGACAGAGTTTTTTTCCTGTACCACCATAAGTCTTTGCACCCGTGAGATAGCCTGGTATCCGATAAACCTGTGTTTCGATTTTCCCAGTTTGAGCTATCAGGGGGCAAATAAAATACTCCATTTATGGCATCAAACTCAAATAATCCCCCAAACACCACATTACCGGCAAAATCTCCTAAAGATGTGTCTCCCCCTTCATCTACACCACAATTAGCTAAAGTCGGATCAGGAGTGAATGTTTCGATGTCTACACATTCACAATCTTCAAAATAGTTATCAGGATAGACACTTGAACCAGGAGAAGTAATAACATCCGTATATCCTCCACTTGTTCCTACAGTGGAGGATAATTTTGTTCTGAGGCACTTTAGTTCTTCTTGAACTAACTGCCAATCCCTATTGGTAATCTCCATTAGCTTTAGTCTCTAAATGGGTAAGTAGTACGATAGATGATATTAGTTTCCACCTCTACCTGATCTGTTGGCAAATGGGTTCCATTAAGTCTTTCAAATAAAACATATAACCGGGTATCTTTGGTAGCCAGTAAAGACAACGTGCCATAAACACTGTTTGCGTATCTTGTAATAGCATCACTATCATTCAAAACTAAGGATTTGCGAATATAGTCTAACCCTGTTTCTAAAAGTAATGATTCCCCATAAGTAGCCCCGACGTTTCTGCCGGTATCTATATCTACTTGCATTATTGACTCATCACTGTACATGATCTGTACAAAATCAACGTCTAGTGTAGCTGAACCGGAGGGAAGCATAAACTCAATTGCCAATTGAAGGGGGGTAGTAAAATCGGAACTGAGAGCAATAGGGGGGAAGTTAAATTCCCCGGCGTACAAAATATGCCATATATTTGCAAGTTCAGGTGAGTATTGGTTTCTTGAAACCCACACGGCTGTGCTATTCAAATAAACTGCCAATCTACATTTGAAAGAAGTAGATGAGGCTCGAATGACAGGTAAAATTGTAATCAGACCTTCATACTGGGTGTTAGACGGTAAATCAAATACAATTCTATTCCAATCCGCATCGGAAGCAGATAGTCTCTGATAACCACCACCACTTCGAGCCGCATCAACCTGAATCCCCCATGAACCAACTAATTCGGCTGCATCCTCAGCTTCAAATGAAGATACTAATGTTCCTAGTGTAGAGTACAAAGAGCTTCGACTGCATATGTAGAACTTATTTAGAGTTTGTCCAGCTACAAGATTAGTTAGTTTGGTTTGGAGCAAAGCTGGAACATCACCCCTAATATCTAATAAATCCAAATGGTTATTTACACTGTTGCTCAAAGTGGTTTGAGACGGAGTTATAGCCTGGAATATTCGGCTATGCCCAAAAGGATGGGTCATAAGTTCTACATCGAAGATCATAGCATGAATATTATGCTCTCTTTTTATGTCATCCCACCTGTTTAGTTTTTTACTTGAAACCTTTGGAATGATTGACATTTCATAGGTAAAGTAGGTGGTAGTGGTTGCTTCATCCGGCAGATATTCCAATAAACCACCTTTGGGGTTAGTTATAGTATTAGCCAGTTTTTCACTATTCCGAAGCATTTCATCCCTGGTTGTGCCAAAAACAATACATTGAAATTCTACCGGGGTTAGCTTTTCTTTAACATTGATAGCTTTGCCACCATACCGGGTATCACTATATAGAACATCTCTTCGCTCAGATTCGTTAAAATTCAACGTGTCTAGTAGAACATAAAATCCGGTCAAAGAAGATCGAAAAGATGTTCCAAATTGAATATCTGTTGGAGTTGAGTAAACGATGGTTAAAACAGCAGGAAAACCAGAGTCTTGCGACCCTAGAAATCTTGAACTTGTTCCGCTATTGTTGAGTACAATCAATTGAAGTGTGTTCAGACCATTAAACTCATCAACTAATTCTTGAACTACATTTACCAATGAAGGGCTTTCCACAAACTGGTTTGTAGTCCATGTTCCCGGTGTCCACGCTGTAAAGTTTGTAGAAAGGGTACGACCCGTTAAATCGGTATAGGACGACGGCGCAACAGGTGCATTAGATTTTTCACCATGAATTTTTATATTCAAATCACTGCTAGAATCACCTCCGCTATAAAACCCAACTGAAGCAGATAAAATTGTAACTCCGGCAGGAACATTTATATTTGGAAATCTAAACCATGAAGTAACACTATTACCACCTGTAATACCAACTGTTACTGCACCAGTTGTGGAAAAGGAAGGGGTTGAAAAACCAAAACCATCATCTCCTGAAGCATTTACTGTTGATTCCATAGTGGCAGCATCAACTATATTCGGTAGAAGTTTGAACGTAGTCGTCATACGATTTGCGCCCTCATTTCACTTGCCATAACCATTCGTTCTATTTGTTCCAGAATGGTTGCTGCATCCCTAGCATTTTTAACATTGGGAAAAGCATTAGCGAAAGCACCAGCTTGAAACAAATAAGATTTTTGGCTTGATGTTGAACTTCTAATATCTGTCGATTGGGAGGATAATCTTTCTTTGAAAGCGTTTACTATTGAAGCTGGCAATGCCATTTCTTGTTTTAAGCTTTTAATACTTGCAGTTGGATTAGCTAAGTATCCTCGAATAGCCTCTGCCATCTTAGCAGGTATAACCATTTCATCTTTATGAAGTTTAGCCGTATGCGCTCTCATGATTCGTGGTGTACCCATAGCATAACTGGCATTAACCTTACCGTATGTAGAAATCGTCCCTTTCTCTTTAAGTAGTTTGAAGAACCGCTTCCAACTGGCAGCAATACCACCCTGTTCAGCAATGCTCGGTCCATCACTTCCTTTACCATAATTACCAAATCCGCTGCCAAGTGGTTCACTCAGACGTGAATGAGACATAGCTTCCTGTATGCTTTTCTGAGTTTCCCCGATTGTTTTGATCGTATCCATTGAAGCTTGACTTATTGAATCATGCGCCTGATTAACTGTTTGTACCATCGTATCAGTCTGAGTTTTGATATTAGTAGTCATATTTTGCCAGATGGTTGAAAGACTGGTAGCTGTAGCCTGAACCAAACTAACAATTGAACCAAGTTGAGGATTCAAAGCTCCAATAGCTATCATTAAGGGTGTTACTAAATATTCTGTCCAGTTAGGTAAAACAGACAATGGTCCTTTTTCAGCCGGGGAGTGAGGCCAGTATGAAGAAACTGTAGCAGCAATATCACTGACAGTTTGTTCAAGTCCTTCTGTAGCGGATTCCATGCCAGTTTTTATACTATCAACCATACCTGAGCCAGCTTCAATTAGTTCCTCTTTAATCGAAGTGAACATATCTGCAATTTTGCCGCCCAAGTCTAATTCTTCTAATTTTTCTGGTAAATACTCAAAAACTGAAACAATAGCGTCAACTGTTTCAGGTACAATGGAGTTTCCTACTAACGTATCATACAGCCACCTAAAACCACTTACAATGGGTGATAAAATGAATAACCAGTCCGTATTCATTATACCATCACGGAAGAAACCAATAAGTTGTTGAACCGTTTCATTCCCAAGTGGGTTTAGACTATCGGAGAGTCCTTTACCAATTCCATTAGCTATTCTTTGTCCGATTTCCCCAAATCTATCCCCAGTAAAAGCTGAAATAAATCCTGATATAGCTGATCCTGCTATAGTATTAAACGCTCTGTAAAACGTGGCAGTAGAACTTACAATGGAAGTAGCAAATTCATTAACTACTACGTTAGCTCCAACGTCTAATCCAAGTGCAGCTTTGATACCATCTATCAAAGCTTGCCCGACTGTTTTACCAACTTCGTTAAAGCTGGATTTTCCTTCCCCTTGTGACCAACTTAGAAACCCCTCACTAATTCGATTAAAGAAATCAGACATGTCAGATAATGGACCACCTTCAGCAGTTAAATCAGCCCATAACCCACCGGCCCATTTCATCAGATTTTCTCTAACGTTGCCTAATCCACCACTTTCTTCCCCAAATATAGCAGTAGATATTTCCTCCCAAATGCCATCAAAAGCGTCATGAAAAGTGTTGGTAAACTCCTCCCAGGTAGATGTACCGAGTGAACTAAACTCACTCAGAATATCATCCATCATCTTTTGTAGTTCACCACCTACCCCATCAGCAAATGAGGCAAGAATATCTTGTGGTTGATCAACCGGAATATCAGTTAATTTCTTTAGCTCATCTTGCAAAGACCTTAACTTTTCTATTTCTTTGTCAACTGGAAAGCCAAGATCAAGAAGTTGGTCGATATAGCCTTCCTGAAGTTTTACCAGAGCTTCCCGATATTCTTTCTCTGTGATTAGCCCCTTTTGATATTTGATTTCCAGAATTTGTCGTTCTTTGGCTATTTGTTCATTAAGAGCCTTTAATTGCTCTTGTTCCTCGACTTCCTTGATTCGTTTTTCCAGGTTCTTTGCGTTTTCAATTAAGGCTTTTGCTCCTGCTTCATCCCCCTGAGCTAAAAGTTTTTCCGCTTCGGATTTGTTAAGATCGGCTAATTGACTAAGATACTCTGCCTCAGTTATTAAACCAATTTTCTTTTTCTTTTCAAGAAATTCTCTATCCTGCTTAAATATCTCAGCATCGACTTTTTTAGCTTGTTCAACTTGGTCTTTAGCTGCTCCTTTATCCCCGGCTTGTAAAAACACATCGGCATATTGGCGGCGTAAAGAAGCAACTCCATCAAGATATTCTTTTTCAGTGATTAGGCCGATTTCTTTTCGCTTCTTAAGCAGAGTTAATTCATCATTCATCCGCTTCTTGGGGTCATCTGTACTACCATCACTAGTTGTTCCACTCGAAGAAGAAGCCTGGTTAATTTGCTCTTGTAATTTTAATTCCTCTTCCTTCAGTTGTACAGCAGCTTGAGCCGCATCTAACTTATCTTGTAGCTCTTTGGGAATAAACCCGGCTTTTTCAGCATCAGCATATTCTTTAGATACTTGTTTTAACTCTAACGTTAATCGCACATATTCGGTTAAAGCGGTATTACCAGAGCCTATTTGCTTAGTTAGTTTTCCCCACAATTCCTCATTTATTTGACCTGTTTTGTTAATTCCACCTATGATCTCTAATACATTTTGTCGGATAGCCTTGAATTTATCTAATCCAAGACTACCCAATGCAGTTTGAATAGATGAGGTAATGGGAGTAAGAAAGTCCATATCAGCCGACTTAAATCCACTGGTGAATACCTCAACTAGTCCTTTACCCCATTTATCTATAGTTGACAATGGTCCTTGTTCTGGTGGAGAACCCGGTTTAAGGAAACTGGAAATTATACTGGCGACACTTTGAACTGCACTCTTAATAAGAGTTCGAGCAGCAGTAGCAATACCTGAAGCAATTTGTTTTATCAGGTCAAATCCCCATTTGAACCACTCTCGTCCTGATCCCTTCAGCCAATTCCCAATTGATTTAATAGCATCTTGGGCATATTTTAAGAGTAGTCCCCATGCCTTCGGCCATTCCCCTTTGACAAGAGCCAGGATAACCATCAAAGCTGGCTTGACAACACTCATAACAGTACCAGCTAATTCCTTCATTCGGTTGGTAGCTTGTTCTATTCGTTTTCCAGTTTCGTCAACCCCACTCTGAATACCGGTAATATTCTCCCACAAAGATTTAATAGAATTGCCAAGTTCCTGACCAATTAGCATAACGAAAGGTTCGGCAGCGTTGCCGATTTGTTCAAACATATTACGTATGTCATCCAAAACATCCGTCAAAGCGTCAAAAATAGGGCTACCTAAACCGGTTAGTAGTTTTGTAATTGTATCGTTCAGGTTTGAGATAATACCGGATAAAGTTTTGGATCGAGCCGCCGAAGCTCCGGCAAAAATAGTGTTTTGTTTCAAATACCCGTTCAAAATATCTAACGCTTCAATGGGTGTCTGCTTCAAGCTGCCTTGAGCATCAAACGCCCATTGTTTCCATTCGTATCCTGCGGCTTGTAGTTCCTCCCTGGATTTACCCAAGACCTTATTGGCCTCTATCATTATTCCGGTAGATTTATCCAGCCATACCCCCACTTGCTGGACTGGGATACCGAAATCCCGAATCATATCAATCCCAATACCTTTTGAACCCGCTTTTAACCTCTGGATAGCAAAGATTAACTGTTCCATTGGTTTGTTCATAGCTGAAGCAGCATCAGCCATTGGTTCAAGCCATTTTCGTGGATCAAGACCACCCGTTACTAAGCGTTGAAACGATTCTTGCCCCGAAGCCAGTTCAAATGGTGTTTTGGCAATAATTCCTCTAATAAATTCATCAATACCCCGTAGAGATTTTTTTATGGTTTCAGGATCAAAGCCGGTTAGCATTTGTTTGAGTGTGGTATTGAAATCCTGAACCTGTTTATTTGCTTTTAGAAATTCCTGGGGTAAGGTGGCAAAAAATTGACCAATTTGGTCGATAATTGTGCCGATAATACTGCTCATCATTTTGAATGGGGCTAGTATGGTATTGATAGGAATGGTTAAAGGCAAGGTTAGAAACTTGGTGAGTTGCCCAATAACATTACTAAGCGGAACACCAAGAGCTACACCCAATGCAGTTTTAAGAACATCCCCTAAGAATGTGGCAGATTTAGCTGCACCATCAAGTGATGCTTTTACCAGATTACCTTTTTTAGCAGCTTCCTCAAATGATCCACCTAGTTGAAATGCTTTTTCACCGGTTTCGGCAACTTCTTTTTTAGTTTGCCGGAATGGAGTAAGAAGGTTATTAACCCCACGTTTTAGTTTATCAAATATAGAACCACCCTGATCTACTGCTTTTAAGTTACTGGAAATCTCTTCCAGGGAGCGTCTATTTTCATCAACTGCCCCCCGCATTTGTTGAAGACGTTGAATGGTTTTACTACTAACCGGGTCAAGTTTATAAACCGTCTTTAGAGTTTGTTCCAGATTATCGAATTGACGGTTTAAGTCTTCCACCCCATCAATATAAGCTCTAATATCAGCCCCAAATTTAGGGCCGGTTGCGCCTCTAGCAATAGCACTTTGCAAGATTTTGAACTTATTGACAGAGTTGGTTATTTGGGTGTTTAATCCGGCAAATTCAGTCTCGGCAACTTTCTCATCTTTGCCTAATCGCCGTAATGAGTTGCCCATTTGCCGCAACTCACTATTTGATGTAACCAAATTAGAAGCTAATCTCTGAGCCTCAGCTTGCAAAGCATTAGTTGCTCGACTGAATGAAGTAGTATGCTTAACAGCCATATCAAGCAGTTCACCCAGTTTGCCGGTAGGTTCAGTAGTGCCGTAAATGACTCTGCGCAAGGCTACAAAAACATTCCCGCCTTGCGCACCGAAGAGATTTACTCCGGCAAGAACGTCGTTAAAATCTCTTCTTATGTTTTGAGTAACTTTACTAACTTCCTGTCCGGCTGAGATGATGCCGGATAAGGATCGTAAATCTCCCTGTTGGAAGATTTGTTTTACCCCGGTTAAAGCCTCACTTGTCCCACTAGCTATCCCCAATGCTCCTTTAGAACGTAATGCAGCCCTACGTGCTTCGATTTGTTCAAAACGTTGTTCTTCCAGAGCAATTCGCTGTTGTGATTCAACTTCTTTTTGTCGGCCTTTAAGAAGTTTTTCCTGTTCCTTAATAGTTTCTTTTAGTTCATCTGTTATTTTTCTCTGATTAGTGGCTTGTTCAACTTGTGCCAGGTTTATGTTATTGGCATGCTCGGCTACTTTCTTCATTGAGCCTAATTGCTGCTTATAGATAGCCTCGACATCTTTGATTGTCTTGCCTTCCTCAGCCAAAGAATCAATTATTTGTTGTCGTTTGGCTTTAGTCTCATCTAATTTGCGATTCAGAGCATCAACAGAGGAAGTTGGCAAGCCAGGAGTAGCAATGGCTTTTTGAAGCTGCCCGATTTGAACATCTAACTTTTCAAATGTAGCTAACGTGCTTTCGGTTTGTTTTATTTCAGCCCGAAGTTCACTAAACCGCTTTTTAAGCAAAATAACAGCCGGTTCAGCTTTATTGGGTAACTTGGAAAAAGTGGAAGTAATAACAGCCTCTAGCTTTTCCAGATCAGTAGAGGCCGATTTTATGTATTTGGAGAACTTGTCTCCAAAGAGGTCTTTATTTCTTAAATTGAGGGTCTTAAAAGTAGAGTTAAGATTGTTGAGATTTTTATTGACATCAACAAAAATCTTGCCAGAGTTTTTCAGACCATTCTGAAGTTCCTTGAGATTTTTTATTGATTCTTGAATGTTTTTAAGACTGATGTCTATATCAGTCTTAAAAACTTCATAATTTCGTTCAGCCATTAGTTAGGCAGCATTTCCGGCTTCATAGGAAGCACAATGGCAACTTTACCTAGCTCTGTCTGTTCTCCATGCATATCGAAAAGCATAACCATACTTCCCTGTTCATCAAAGTAATTTTTGTTCTGATCCACAAATACAATAGGGCGATGAAGTGCTTTTGATACCATATAAGCTTTTCTGTATTTTTCTTCCAGATCACCAATGGGAGGTAAGAATGGGGTTAGATTCTTAACCGTTTCTTCCAGGGGTAGGATTGGTTCAGTTCCGGCTTTGTCGGGGCTAGACCATACCCAATTCTTTACATCGAGTTGTGAGTTTACCCACCAGTGAAATCTTTCCAGTTCTTCGGCATCCAAACTCTCCGTAAACAAACAGATATAATTACCCCAGTCAATGTCATCCCTAAGAGTGGTCCAGGGAATATTAAAATGTTTACAAATCAGCCTATCACTATGAAAAGCGGCGAAATCCGAAGCTAGTTCTGTTCCTCCTCGGTATCGTCGCCGCCCCTCAATTTTTTTAGGCTTTCTTCGACCTCTGGCCGTTTGACTTGTTGGGTACGATAAGGAATAGCATCCTTAAACGCACCTACAATATCAAAAATCGTGAGATTATTAAGAACTGTCTCCCCTTCATCATCATCAAGATCAAGAACGATGGATGCAATTTTCAGCCATTCATCATCTTCAGCAAATTTGTTGATTAGAACAGCATCATCCATTTCCTCAGATAGTCCAGCCACAAAGGAAATGATTTTACCATCTTTCTTACGGCCTTCTGACCCTACATGAGGCTTTAGAAGTAGAGTTACTTCCCGTTCCTCACCAGGGGCGATAGTGATTTTGTTTATAACCGGAATTTTGTCTTTGTAAGTCGGCTTACCTTTAACTACAGTAGTCATTTATTTGCTCTCCAATGTATTGTAATTTTTTACTTATCCGAATGTTTTCACACTTGTCAAGTTTATAGGTCAGAAGGCATAAATGGAACCAACTTGCCTTCCGTTAGCCAACGATTCCACAGGACGCCCCATGAAGGTAACGTCCATAGTATTGATCGTTTTTGCAGCCAAAGCTGCCCAGTTGAAGCCACTAGTAGAGATAACGTCCCAAATAGATAAAATCAGAGCAGTTAAGCCAAGTTCAATATCCTGACCGGCTGGCAGAAAACAGGCCAGGTTGGTTACGTCAAGCTGTAACGGTTGAGAAGTGATATTGCAAAGTGTACCGAAAGTCAGGAAGAACTCATTATTGGGAGCCGAAGCAAGTTCATAAGACTGAGCATGGTGCAACAGCATTTTGATGAAGGTGGGGTTAAATTGAGTAGCTCCAAAAGTGATCTCACACACTTCCCCAGTAACGTAGTAAATAGAAGGAAGACGCTCGTTAGCCGCATCGAACGGCTCAACGGTTGCACCAATGTTAGCCCCAACTGTAGCTACTTTACCAACATCCAGGGCTTGCTCATTAACGATACCAATAGAGGTATTATAAGCTGTATAAACCTCGCTCGTAGTTTCAAGTGCCCCCCACAATTCAGCTAAACCAAGACGAATACGAGCTTGAGCCTGAACCAAAAAACCAGCTAGTTTTTCGGGTGGGGCTGTTGAACCAAACGCGCCAGTAGCCATAATTTATAATCCTTTCTAATCTTCAGGTTTCAATTTAAGTTGCCGTTGGTTGGGTGCTGACCGGTAAACTATATTGGGTCGAAGCACCATTTGTTTCTTAGCAGGACACCAGGCCGGATATTCTCTTTCAACTAATATATCAGCATCATTCAGTGGTATCCAGCTACCATACATTGAAATAACGAGGCTTTTCCCCGTAATCGGTCCAATTTCTCTTATTGTTCCGACTGCTTGAGAGCAAGCCACATGTTCCCATTCCATTTTAACATTCTTCTAAATCAAATTTTATTTCACTTATAAGATAAGCCGCAAAGCTTTCGGCTTCCGGCCAGTAAATCTCACTGTTTTCACAGGTAATGTCAGTATCCGAAAAAAGTCTAAATCTGGACAAATTATCAGTAAAGTAAGTTTGCTCATTATATTTTTTTTCCAGCAAATCTATTATTCGATCCGTAATGAGATTAAAATCATCATTCATTGCCTCATATAACTCAGTTTCACCCGCAACTGCTCCAACATAATCCAGTATTGAAACAGTAAGTCGATAAAACCAGGTTTTTGGAATATCAAATAAGTCATTGGCCGGGTCTAGCTTCTTGCGAAATTCTTTGTTGTCTACGTGAATGGCTACAAAATAGTAACCTGTCGGTGGAGTTAAAGTTGAACGAGTTATATGTGAAAATGTACGCTGAACACCATAATGGTTGATGCCAGATAAAAGTTCAGATTCATTGTCTCTGAAAAAGTTTTGAATAACTCGTTTGGCCGAAACTTCACTCATTCAACTTTTCTCTCTCTTCGGCTAACTGAAGCAAACCATCTCCTACAGTTACCGTATCTATCAAATCTGTAGCAATTCTATCCAGCATTTCAGATACCTTTTCATCTGTCTTTGCAAGCTGTTTAGAGAATATTTTTAATTCATCAGCCCACCTCTCAAGTTTGGTAATGGTAGCTCTCAGGTCATTACGCCGCTTAAGTGTTAGAATTCGATTAGATATGTTTTGATGCTGGATTCTTAAATAATGTGACCATGCAGCTATAACTGAAATAACTACAATTGAGATTAAAATAACCGCTTTTCGACTAGGTTCTATAGGTAAAGCATATGCTATAAAAAGCATAACAATTAGGGTGTTTAAGGTTGGAATAACAAAAGTTGTACCATTTAATTCAAGAGTAAAAACAAGTAAAGCAACTAAAGGTAAAACAGCATATCCTACAAACTCACCCAAGTTAAATAACGTGTAAAGCAAACAACCACCTACTATCAACCCAACTGAAATAACGTGTTTAATCGTGAACAGTTCTCTAATCATTTCCGGTTAATTTCCTAATTTCCTCTTCTTCAGCTTCTATTTTATTTTGTAATTCGAGTGGTATGTCCACCGAACCGTATTTTGCTGCTTGTTGTCTTAAAATGGTCAAGTTTCGTTTATGGGTAGCCATAAGATTTCTTCTGACTTTTATTTCATCTTGTAAATCTTCTATAACCTCCGTTATTTTCTGATGGTTTTTCTCGGTTAATAGCAGGAGCAAAATATCATCAGTTCGCTCCATATGCTGCCTGACCTCTATAATTTGTTGCCGAATTTGCCTGTTTTGTTTTTCTATTCGGCGTATTTCTTTTAAGGTACTCTCGAAGCCGGTTAAAAGTCCACTTACTTTGTCATTTGTATCAAAAGCTATTTTTACTCTGGCTTGTTCGGCAGTTCGATTTCTCTGAAGTTCACTAATGCTTTTTTCAGCTAAATCGTTTTGTCGTTTTAATTCAAGAACCTTTTGATACTCAACTTCTACCTGTCGATGAAGGGCTTCAAGTATTTCTTTGTTTTCATCCATCCAACGCTTTGCTGATCTTGTCTATTCCGATTTTTTTAGATGCAGTTCTAATCGCTTTATTAAACATGGATCGGTATCTTTGATTAAACATTTCCAGCACTATTAAACCATAATCCATGTGACCGGGATGCTCTACTATCAATGGAAAAAAGTGACCTGGCTGATCTGACCATTTTCTTACCAATGGAGGATGCCAGGGTAATGGTTTTCCCGATTGAAAAGCCAATCTACCCTTTGAACTATAAATCGGATAATTGAACGATTTTGGTTGTCCAAAAAAATAACCCGCGTGTTCTGCTATGTTTTCAAAAACTACACGTAGAGCCATTACCCCACGTTGTTTACGAATTCTGAATTTTTGTCCTATGGCTAAAGATGGAGAACCTGGATGAAGTCTTTCAGTGGGGGTCTGGTCATACAAATCATCTATTCTGTGGTCATCTGCTTTAGTAATTGCACCCTTGCGTAAAGGATAATTTTTACTCTCAAGCCAATGAACAATGTGAGCATTAAATTTCTGAGCCGGGGGGGTTATCTCTTCTCTTAGGGTTTTTAATCCCTTTCTACCATCCTGTATTTCCTCTAAAATTTTAATCAAAACGGGAAATTTATTTTTTGTCATAAGTAACCCGTTACAGGAGAGTAGGATAATTGCTGCAAAGTACCATCAACCCCGGTTAAATCAAGCCAATTAAACGAGTTTTGCTTAAAACTTTCCATAAGTCTATTTTCAAGCAAAGTATAATCCCAAAAGTACATGCGTCTACTTCTATCTGAATTACCAGATTCAGACAATTGTCTTGAAAAATCAGCCTTTGGTGGAGTAGGTTCGGTAATGGCTTTTTCAGCGGGTGTACCAAGATAGAACTTAGCTCTTAAGCGAAGTTGAGTGTTATTCGTTTGTTTATCCCATATTCTATTTAACTCAGCCTGGTACAAGTCCCTAAAAACGTTACCACTTGAGCCGCTTCTTCCTGGGCCACTTGCGGGTGCTGGTAGTAACGCGGGCGAAATTAATGAAATTGTTCCCACACATGTAGCAAGTTGAAGATAAGCGGTTTGGTGGATAGGCCATGCTTCCCCTGCTAAATCCTGAAGAGGAATAACATATCCGGCCTGGGATAACTGCATATCAATGGATGCGGATACCCACAAAATGAATTGATCTACAGTATCTTTTGGTACACGAGAAACATCACTGAAGTTAGTAGCACCTAGCAAAAGATTCTTCTGCATAAGTGCTACTAACTCTGAAGTAACGTAGGGGGCTACTACAGCCATTCGCTCTCCTATTTTATTTTACATAACATCAAGAACCGCAAGACCTTCAGGTTGCTGAAGTAAGGGCCAGCAAACATTGGAGATGGTCATTTCCCGGTCATGCGGTTCTTTCTCTTCACGATGAACATGAACCACGTCACCAGAAACGAAGTCCCCAGTTTGATTCTCATGCGGGGCTTGAGCCATTGTACCAATTTTCTCACCTTGTGGCACAACTATAACCCGACCAACCGGCAGGAATCGTACCGATTTGATGTTCTCAGACCCATCAGCCAGCGGATTTGCAAAGTCGATATAAGTCCACTTTGCGTCATACAACTCGATCTTGAATCCAAACGAATCCTTTACCTTCTCTTTGAGAATAGGCAGGGAAGCAGCCGCTTCCCAACCGCCGACAGTTGAGAAGGTTCGTCCTAGTAACCAGTTTTGCATCACTGGCAAACGAACAATGCGGGAAAGAACCAACCGAGACATCAGGAGGGTAGCATTATCAGGATTTACACCTTTGGTGTCTTCCATCAAACTACCAAGTACTTCCATATCAACCAATGGATTCGCGCTTGGATCAGACCACAAAAAACCAGCGCCTACATCTCCGTTTACACCAGTTAGGTCAGCAACGGTTCTTGGAGCAGGGGTAACACCATCAGATTCTACCCGGTCACGATGGTATTGAAAAGCATCAGTGAAAGGCCAGCGCATAGTCATAGCCTGCCCCGCGTTCCATTCTGGCATCGGCAAAGCAATAGGCATACCATCAGCACCCAACGGAGGCCACTGAAGTATGCCCATCATTGCCTTGATAGCAAAATACTCTTTCATTGACGCAATTTGGTCGTCAATGAAAGCAAGATATTTGTTCATCTTGGCAATGACGCGGTTCATTGCTCCTTCAACCATATAGGGAATTGGACCACCGGCTTTGTAGATATTGATTGTGCCGGGATCACGAAGCTTTTGAACCATATCGGAATCAATGGTTTTAGCTGCTCGAATCCACAGCAAATTAGCGAAATGGGTTTTGAACCCAATATCATCCCCAGGCATGGCTTTACCACGACTTGAATAAATGCCTGCCAATCGGTTTTCTCTACGAATGGATTCCCAAGCTACAATTTGTTCCGGCACGTTTTGGACAGGGAAGAATCGTTGCCCAATGTATTTAGGTCGTTCATCCCCAAAATCCTGCCGTTCCGCAATAAGACCCATCAAGTACATTGGGTCAAGGAAATTCAGAGGGTTTGTAAATTCAGTCATTGGTTATTTCTCCTTAAACCCAATCTACATCAGATAGTGCAGTTTTAACAGCCGCCGAAATAACGCCTTTGGTTTGACCCAAAACATAGCAATTCCGTTGGCGAACCTGACCGTGATACAATAAACCCACACCTTCAGCTTGTAAGGTAGCGTTCAAACGAATGTCCAACAACCCAACCGCTGTATCCGAACCAGTACCATATGAACCATCAGCGTTATACGGCACAGCCCGAACTACATCACCATAGGTCACATCAGTGGACATAACCGCTACAGCAACTACCAGGCCGGGATCAATGTATCGGTTTCCTCGCGCATCCACCGGAAAATAAGTTTCCTCAAACCAGTATGAACCATGATAGTCATACAGGCCATGAGGCATTTTGATTTCGCCGGGAACGGCGTTAAAGAACGAATGGTCATTTTGATTAAATGGCATTTTACATCACCGACCAAAAGCTAGAAGCATCCTTTTTACCCGTTTCAAACAAAGAACCATTAGTTCCTGCTTCCAGGGTACGAGTCTGCTCCGGTACAGTTTCACTTTTGACTTTGACTTGACCGGGAATAGTTTTGAGCAAATGAGCTAATCCAGAACGGAAATAATTGGCGATTGCAGCCGGATTGGTCATATCTTCCAGTTTAATGGTTTCGTTTTCAAGTGGGTTTCCCAACATCAAATCATGAACCAAGTTCAATAAAACTGCCGAATGACCCATACCGTTACTATCGGTGTAGGTACGTGCTTCGGCAATGACAGCTTTCACCCGGTCTTCTGCCCCTTGCTTCTCAAGGGCCAGGATACGCTGGTTAGCTGCTTCAAGCTTCAACTGAAGTTCAGTAGAAGCTTGAAGCAGCTAAC